TAAGTCCACAATATGTAGGATTTGGTAAACTGTGCAAAAATGCCAATGCTGTCACACAAGTTAAGAATGTAATTATGTGTTATTCAGAACCAATTGATCAAATTGCAGTGTTGTGTCGTGATTTAATGAATGCGCATAAAGATAATCCGGAGAATGAAGTATACAAATTAGCTAATGAAACAGCTGCTGTTGTTGAACAAGTTCAAAGGATTATTTTTGAAACAAAAAAAGATATTGATGATATTCGATTAACATTATTACGTCAAGCATTTGCACCATTTTTCAACGAAAATGAAACAATTGAATTAACTATTGTTGGTAATGAAAAACGTATTGTAACTCTTACTGAAATTCTTGAAGAATCAATGGGTGACATCAGTTGGTTTGATCGTATGCTAAATTCTGCACAGGAAACCAATGATTTATTCATTCAAGTTGTTGATCGCTTTATTCAAAAACAAAAAGAATTCATTCGTGGCAAAGCCATTGAATTTGACCATCGTATTGTAGCACTAGATAAAAAATATCGTGCTATGACAGGTAGTAGTGATACTTCTTTTATGCATGTGTTTTCACCAAATGGTAAAAAAACTGGTTATTATATCAGTGACAGGGATTATGTTGCATATAACGCTGCATATAATCGTGAATATACACGTTTACAAGATTTACATAAAGACAAACCAAACGCTAAAGAACTAATTGAAGAAGGTATAAAACAATGGGAAGCCGAAAATACAGAAGATTTTGTTATTGTACGCAAATTAACGAATAAATCTAAAAAAAATCAAACTGAACCTCCCAAAAGAATATATCGTGTTCCACGAAAAGATCTTTATTCTTCCAACGCTATAAACAATTTGAATGCTGCACAAAAAATGTATTATGATGAATTTATGGCTTTGCGTGAAGAATTGTGTTGGTTATTACCACAAGGCGCTACAGAACCACATTTAGCCATTCAAATGCGCATGCGTAGTATCGGTGAAGCTGTTGTTACAAGTCAAACGGGTCTTATGAATGGTTTGTTACATGGTTTTAAAACAATTGGTAGTCGTTACTTTAGTAACGCATTAGATTATGACGAATATGGTAACACTACTAATAAACCTTTATGGGAGCGTATACAAACCAAACTAAACAGTCGTGAAGAATCCGCAGTCAGTGTTAATACTTTTGATAAAACGCCGTATAAACGCATTCCTATGTATTTTGTAAAAAAACTTGCTGATAAAGATATGGAAGATTTGTCAATTGATTCAACAACGGCTTTACGAGAATTTAACATTATGGCTCAAAACTATAGCGGTATGCATCGAATGGTTGATGTTATTGATTTAATCAAAGAACAAAATAAAGCTCGTAAAATTTATAAAGGTTCTTTGAAAAAACGTGTTAATGAAATCATTAAACGTAAAAATTACGAAAGTGCTATGCCTCAAGAATATTATACACAAGCCACAAACATATTCAAACGTGTTGAAGCATTAATTGATATGCAGTTTTACAGTATATTGAAAAACCAAGGTGTACACTTGACTGATAGTTTAACAACTGCTAAGTTGTGTGACGATTTAATTAAATATACATCTTTCAGTATTTTGGGTTACAATGGATTTTCAGCATTAAATAACTTTTTTAATGGTAAATACCAGATGTTTATTGAAACGACGTCTGGTGAATACTTTAACTGGAAAGATTATTTAAAAGCTGCAAAACAATATTGGACAGAATTATTACCTAAATTTATTGCTCAATATCATACCCCATATAATAATTCAGAACTTGCTTTGTGGTTTGAATTGACAAATACTGGACAAAATTGGAAAAATAAAATTCGCGAACAGCAATCAAATAAAGGTAAATTACGTCAATTAGCTGGAGAATTTGATTCTGGATTTATGTTGGAAATGGGTGAAACAAATATGCAAGCTGTTACAATGTTATCGTTTATAAATCATTATAAATTATATAAAAACCCAGTTCAATACGATAATAATGGAAAAATAATAAACACTGAGTTTGTTACATTAAAAGATGCTGTAAAACGTGTTCCAACAATTGTAAATGGTGTTGAAGTGGACGCTCACTTAGAGTTAAAATCCGAATATCAGGGCTGGTTTACCGAACAAGGAGATAAATTTGATTTATCTATTGGGTCTGGTACAATGATGAATATTAGTTGGTTAATTGGTAAGTTAAATGATGAAATGCACGGTATTTTTAACATTGAAAATTCACCGGAAGCTCAAATGTATTCAATTGGTAGATTGGCGTTAGTATATCGTAAACATATTGTTCCTCAATTCCAAAAACGTTGGAAAACTTTAGGAAAAGGTTATGGCAAATACAGTTTTGTAACACATCAACAAGAAGAAGGATATTATGTTACATCGTTAAGAACTGCATTTTCTATTATTTGTAATAAACACGCAATTAGTCAATCTAAAGAACAAAATTTACTTACAGCGTTATTAAGTTTCAATGATTGGAGTACGGCTATGACACTTGCATACAAAGCTTTAACACCACATCAAAGAGCCAATTTAAGACGTACACGTATGGAGGCTGGATTAATGGCTGCAATAACGTTACTTTCTATTTTTGTATTTGGTGGATTTGATGATGATGATAACGACGAATGGGCAATGCGTCATGCATATTATCAAATGCGCAGATTACAACTTGAGGCGTTTACATATATTCGACCAGTATCAAATGGTATGCAAATACTTATTTCACCAACCGCTGTATTATCACCATTACAACATTTTGGAGATTTCTTTAGAAACATTCCTAACTATGATCAAATACTTAAATCTGGTCCATACAAGGGACATAGTCGACTATATGCTGCAACAATGAGAATGTTGCCTGTATATTCACAAATTAAAGATTTCGTGCAAATTGATCAGGATAATCACAGGTTCAATTTCTTCCAAAAAAGTATGGTGGAAAATTTAATAGAAAAACTTGAGGAAGATAACGAAGAATAAAAAAAAGGGGAACACCGAAGTGCTCCCCTTTTTAATTATATTTATATATAAAATTTTATTTATTAAATGAATTTTCGCTCATAATAAGGTCCGAACTGGTTGTATGTTTATATCTCATTCCATTCGGGAAATATGTTTCAACCTCTTCGTATTTTCCGGTGTGACCGCTCACAAGTGCAACAATGCAATGCCCGTCATTGAACTGGAAAATCGGATCATTATCTTGTGGTTCACAGGTTTTTCGGTCAAAACACAGAATGCGCACTTTCCTACCATCACGAGTACATACAGGAAAACCCTTCTTTGCTTTTTTAATATTAAATTCTTCCATAACTTTTTAGTTTTAACTACAATGCTTTCCAATACTTTTTGTGTATAACTTCTCCGTCAACATCTCCCCATTTACATGGTTTAATACATTTATAAAAGCAAACGTTCATTAAGAGTTCATCAATCACATCTGGATATTCTTTACATGTAATTTGAGTTGCCTTATTTAAGCGTTTAGCTTGCCATTTTTGAACTAATTTTGTCAACCCTATACATTTATTTAAATCAGCTAAACCGTGCCAAATACAGCCAAATTTGCTCTTTTTACCAGGTATTAAATGATGATCTATGTGCCAAATAAAAGATTCAAATTTTGTAGGATATACTGCTTTATAACCAAATAAAATTTGCAATAAACTACCATCCCACATTTGAAAGAAATCATCTCTGTAAGTACCAAACTTTTCTTTACCACAAACACCACATTTAGCCCATTTCCGAATACGGTATTCAAATACTTCAATTGCTTTGTAAAATTGGTTCCCATATTTTTTGAACCACTCGTCTCCCCATATATGCATATTTTTATTTATTTTCGTTACACCACTGTAAAGTCGTTTCCAGTAATTCTGGAAGATTATTACCATAAAAATCTTTGATCTCTATCCAATGTCCACCAGAATATCGCATCAATTGAATTTGATAATCGTCTACGACATCTATCATTTTGTCTTTTGGAATTAATTTCGATATTCCTACAGAATATGGTACTTCCTTTAAAAATTCTTCTACTGTCATAATTTTGTATAATTAAAATGTTTTAATGTAAATGGAATTTGTAATCCGACGTCTTTATTTTTATTAATGACGTTATTAATAATTACATACATCCACGGGTGTTCATTTAATTGTTGAAATAATTTACAATTGCTTCTATCGTCAATATAACGAACCAAAGTATTATTATAGCTAATATGTATATATTCCGGTGTCCACATTAATGTATAACGATTTATTTCACTTGTTGGATTTATAAGAATATCAGTAGAACATCCACACGGACCTATTTGAAGATGATCATTTGTTCCATAATGAACATTTGTTTCTATGGCATAACCCGCTCTTGGTGGAAATCGATGAGGTTGTACATTTAATGTTTTATATCCACCAAAAATATTCGGATAACCTTCAAATATATCAATTTCAGGTGGCCATGTTTTTTCGTTAGTTAACCAAAAAGATGAAAATAAATTTCTTCCTTTTGGCAAAATACAATCTAACGTATATATACCATATGTAAACGGCTCTTCAGAACGAATTAGGCCACAAGCATATTTACAATTATACGTTTTATTATCCCATCTTTTTACATTACAAGGAGATTTAAATACAGTAAGTAAAACATCATCTCCTGTTTTTAATACTGAATCTTTACCATAATATCTATATGGTATATCAGGATGCATTTTATCTCCACCAGGCATATCCTGACACCAATTATACCCCATCCAATTAAGAATGGGGTATTTAGTTGTCCAATCTATAATATCATTCATATTCTCTTATTAACTTTTTTAATTATTAGATATACTTACGATTATTTCTCTCTTATATTTTTCATACCCCTCTTTATAGCATAGATTATATCTTCAATCAAACTTATCTTACCCACTATAAAATACTCTCTGTCAAAAGGATCTGGATCACTTTTAAGTATCTTGACTGCCTTTTCAAGGTCACTCTTATGTATGACTATCTTATCACCATAGACCTTACAATTACCTATTGAAGGTATGTATTCCTTAACTATGTTCATACCAGTTTGTGTATTCGTGGATATACTAATTTACTTCATACATACCTTCAGGTGCTTCCAAAGCAAGTCCTTTTTCAATCAGACCACGGTAGTCGAAGTGGTGGGCATTTAGCCAATCAAATAAATCATAAGCATCCGTTACTGGATACTGTGAACTACAAAGAAATTTATATTGTAAATCACAATATTCACATTTTTCTTTCTCCGTCATACTGGACATTGGACGGAGATAGGGTTTAATTTCAACTTTATCAAAATCCCATCCGTTCACAGAATCTTTACCACTTATATTCTTACCAATTGTCTCTACTATCTGAACAATGGGTGATTGATATCCAATTTTTACTTTTACACCATACGGCAACTTTGCACAAAGGTCTTTTAACAATAATTGTTTTTCTTCTTGTGTCATAACTATTCTTCCGTTACTTTTTTGAAATCGTTTTTTAGTACGTTTATACACATAAATATTGTAGATATATTGTCTTCCTGAGTTTCTTTTATTTCAATAAATCCGTCACGTTTCATTATTTCAATAAGCTGCATAAACAATGCATCATATATCATTTCTTTTATTTCCTTAAATGTTACGTTTGGATTGTATTTATACCGAATTGAAACTTTTTTTACTTTATCAGCAAACTCTTTTGCTGCCCATTTAGCACCTTCCTCAAAACAATTACATTGTAAACCGAAAGTTACTGACGAATCGTTGCAATATCTTTTGTAAGCTGCTTCTTTTATTTGTTCTTCTCTTGTCATAACATAACATTTACTTTTGTTATATGTCTGCGATAACTATCTTCATTGTTATTATACTTTGCGCAATATTGTTCGGCTTTTTCAATATCAAAGAATACCTCTTCCACGTAGTCATCATGTTCCTCACAACTTGTTACAACGTAAGCAACGCTATGCTGTTTATCTTTCCATTCTGCCATTTGCATCGCGGCGCTATAAGCTGCTAATTCTTCGTCATTCGGGAAATAACGGCTTGTCGAATACTGCTCACTAATCTCATTTGCTTTTTCTTCGTTTGTCATTCCTCGCCTCCTTTCTCATGTTTATATATATTTTTGAACTGTTCGATAAATTCTTCTCTGTCGATATTGTGAACCGAAGCTGTATAGATGTAAGCATCAGTAACTACCGTTATAAGATTGTCTTTTAGCCATTCACACGCCTTGTCAATCATCTGTTTTGTCATTCCTTGCCTCCTTCCTTAATGCCGTACAACGGCTTCAATTTTTCAATCAGAGGGCGGAAGTTGCGCAGGAACTCGTCACGCAGCTCTGCGGTTTTGAAATACAAAATTTCACCAACAGTCGTCCTGTCTCCCATGACAATATCTTTTTCGTCAAGATTTATAATATATTTAGTTTGATGATAATCAAACCAATTCGGCACCCAGTTGCCGTTGTATGCGTTTCGCAGCTGGATAAGCTGGCACAGCGCGAGGACAGCCTCGGCGGTAGCTCGGTCAGGGAGTAAATTTTTGTCTTGATTTACTAACTTAAATTTTCTTTCGATACCGGAAACTTCTATGCAAGAATCACTTGTAATAAACGCTTCTTTTTCTTTTCTTGGGTAATTTTCGCAGAACTCCTCCCACGATTTCGGGAGAAGTTTTTCTTTTGGTTTTAAGTGAATAACAACTGTGTTTTCACCTGTATTTATTTCACTGATTATACGATCTTTTAATATATCATTTAAATTATCCATTTTCAATCTAATTTGTTAAAACTATTTAATTATATTGCATAAAGTATTGTTGGATTATTTTTATGTACTTCAATGTTCGGACATAAAGTTTTAAATCGTTGTAAGTTAAACGGTGTTGTAATAACATGTTGACCGTTTTTAGTAGGAATCCAAGCTACAAATTTTTCTACATTCAAAGGTTCACATTCTTCATTTATAAAATCGATTATTCCTTTGATTGCTGATTTATCATATCCTTGATTGTCATCTATATCAATAACCCACGTTTTATTGCGTGTTGCACCCATTTGGCCGCAGACAGTATTGAATATTGCCTGCGGCTTATTATAGTTATCATCACATACACGTTGTGCAAATTCTCTTACACACTGACAAGTAACTTTCTTAAAACTTCTAACATTCAGGTTGATGTAAGCTCTGGCGTTATAATATTCACAAAAATGAATTATATGTGGTTTAAGACGTTCTAATTGTTCTATTGAGTGTATATAAAAACTTTGTACAACTTCATTGTTTCTACCCAAGTCTTCATTTTCTTTTTTACGTCTGATGATTTGCAAAAAATAAAAATCATCTTCAGTTTGAAAATCAAGTAAAGGTTTTATAACATCAAAGTTGTTTATCATATTTTTGTTTATTTATATATGTCATCTACATTCAGACCTTTGCGATACATTAATTCTCTCAAATATTGTACATTTGTTTTGCATAAAAATCCGTATCCACGTTCATAATTATAATTAATAGCGTTGATTAGATGTTCATCTGACATATCTTTTAACAATATGTAATAATGTTTTTTTGTTTCTTCATTAAACGCTATCCTCCCGTATCCTTTTCGAATTTCTTCAAATGGACTATCTGTGTACAAGCATAAACTTTTCATCGGAGTTTTGTTTATCGACATTCTTACATATTCGTTTCCTCCGTCAATAAAATATTCTTCTTTTGTAATTTTATCACGATGTCCTACAAAATCATGTACGTGTTTACTATGTAGTATAGTACCATCTGGGGTTTGCCATTTATTTACTAAAATTTCTCTTTCCATAAACTAATTTTATTTTTGTTTCAATAAATATTGATTAGATACATTTTTAAAACTTATATATGGATTATTTCTATTACGATAAACAATACCTTCACGTTTAACGTTATTTAATTTACTTTGACCGTCTGCCATTTCTTTGAATTTATGCATATCTATTTCTTTTGTAAATTGAAAAATACCAAGATATGGTACACATGGAATATGAAACATACTACAAATAGTGTTCATGTTAACCCAAGTGCGTTTATCACATTTTCCGTTTTTAATCGTAATTAAGTTAAATGCTGCAAAGTCTATACCTTGTTTTTTATATGGATTTTTCTGAATGTTTTCTCCATATGTTTCGCCTTGCAATATTACTTTATCACAATCGTAAAGTTCAATAATTCTTTGTAAAGCGTGTTGAATATTATATTTCATTGCAATTTCCCAATACACATTCACATCAAAGAAACTTTTCTGTTCCGGAGTATGTTGCCTTACGTTTCTAGAACATACAATTAATTCATATTTAGGCTTGTCAAATATTCTTTCTTTTGTTTTTTCCATAGCAAATGTAGTAGAAGTACCATCGACTTTTTCGGTCATTTCCCATACAGTATCGTAATCTTCAAGATATTGAGGAAGATTTTCAATACGTTCTTCGTCTGTTTTTTGAATCCAACTGGGAAATTGTAAAGGTTTATCTGATTTTTTACCAAATATAGCAAACATAAGTTTGCGAAACCATGCATATCGCATAAGACGTTTAACAAATTTATTTGAGAAAACTTTCTTATGTCTTCGTTTCATATTATCATATTTGGTATATGGATTAGTTGTCTTGCGCTTTTGATCTTCCGGATCTGAATATGTCACACCAAGTTGTGAAGTTACATCGCCACCTTCATAAAAATTATCCACTACAGAAAGATTACCAAAATTACTTATTGGCATAGCAATACCTTGTGATACAATACTATTGCCATATTCATCTTTGAATTTATTAAGTTTCATAGTTTTAATTTTAAAGTCTTTCTTTCTAAGAAACTCAAATTCTTCCTTTTCCGGTACTTTGGAATCGATTTCAATGTAAACGCACAAATCATTTACTTGAAATTCACCTTTTTTGGCAATACATTGCCAGCCTAAAACTCCAACAAGTTCAATATTATCTGCACCTTCAATAGGTTTAATCCACGCAATTTTTTCAATATGCGCCAAAGCTCTTTGTTTATTCATAATTTTAATATTTAAAAGTTTAAACTATTTCAAACGGTACAAAAACATCGTAACCGTTATCATCTTCAAAATGATTAATTGTTTCCGTAAATGTAGATCCAAATTTTGTTCTTTGATATTCAAATTTTTCACCATTCCATTTTGCAACATTAGCGTTTCTACAAATACCTGTATATGATTTACCCACAATCAAATCGTTTTTTGCAATAGGTTTTGGATTAGAATTTTTTGGATACAAATTAGAGTACACCCGGATATTCCATTGCAATTCTTCATTTGTCATATTTTTAGATTTAAATGAACGTTCATAAAAAAGGGGATTGTAAACACAATCCCCACGTCCTTGCAAAAAAGCAAGGTATCTATAGGAGTTAAATTACCGATGACCTCCCCAACATCCACTGACACATACGATTCAGTATCCTCTCAATCAGCATATTTGCCTTATACCTACCAATTACTTGGCGTCGGATTCTAGGTACGTTCCCAACTACTAGCTAGCACTTCATTGGACTTTTATGTTGAGCTACGAAGATTCGAACTTCGATTCCCAGAACCAAAATCTGGTGTCTTGCCATTAGACGATAGCTCAAAATTGGGGGAATATATAATTCCCCCTAAAAATTAACAACGCTTATCTTCCGGCAAAATTTCAATTAACTTTGAAAAATCAACTAACATAATGGAACTTATAATATCTGAAATCAAATCTCTTGTTTGAGATTGTACTCTTTCATCTACATTATTCAAACGAGTTTCCGCAATAAATTGTACAATAGGTGTATCTATAATAGTAGATAACAGCTTATCAAAATTCATTTCACACGGTGAAAACTTGTTTTGTTTTAACAAATATAAAACATATTGTTCACCTATTGTCAATTCTTCAGGTTTTTTTATTTTTCTTTTAGGTTTGCATTTACATTCTTCTTTTTGTTCTTTGTCTTGTCCAATTGTAATATGAACTGTCATATCTGTATCGGCAAACATTTCATTAATAATATCGGAAAGCTTTTCCATTGCCTCCTCAAAGTTAATTTTTTCTTGTCTTTTGTTGTTAAATTCTTCCATATAAAACGTATTAAATTAATAAATTTATTTGTATGCAAAGATACAAAAATTTTTAATACGTTCGGTCAAAAATGTGATTTTTTTTATTTTTTTTATTACTTTCTCATTTTTTCCAATAATTTTATTTGATCATTAATATACCAGATAGCCTTTTTCAAATCCTCAATTTGTTTATCTATCGGATTTCTTCCACAGTCATTTTTCAGTCCATTTCTCCATAAATATTTAATAGCATTGCCGATATCAAAATTATAATGTCTTGTAACTTCAATACATTCTATTCCGGACGGATGACTTGTATAATGTGATGGATGATTTACGTTATCATTCAAAACATTCTTTATTTTATGTTTATTACTCATACCAAATTAACATTATATCAGTAGTGTTTTCTGGTGAATTTTGTTGCATATATTGCATTATCGATTGAATTTCTCCTGCTGTATAATTGACATCTTTACAATCCAAAATTATATCGTCTTTATCTAATCGTCTAACGTAATTCAACATTTTATTAAAACTACCTTTGTCGATCTCAATATAATTTGAATTTTCTATTGGATAACCATCAAAATAAATATCATCTTCTTTGTTATGACAAGTTTTATTAAATAAATCATTCAAAAATTTATTTACTTCTGATTTACAGCTACGAAAATATTCGATATCCGAATACGTAACATTGCGAAATTCTGTTGCAAAATGTAAACTTTCCATTATACTAATTTTTTAGATAAAAAAGACGAACACGTTAACGCTTGTTCAGGACTTATTTCAAAGTAACAACAATATGTATCTTCGTGTGTTTCTTTTTCAATTTTTAAATCTTGTTCATATAACCAATAACGGTAACATTCGTCTTTTTTGGGACATTCTGATTGTTTACAATGTGTATAATCATGTACACTAAAGTCCCACATTTTATAGATATTTTGTTAATTTTTGATGCAATAAGTTCGGTAAATCATCTAATGCACCAATTTTATTATTTGGAGTAGAATAAGCATATCCCTTTTCAGCAAATTTTGTATTGGGATAACCATAAGCTATAATAATTTGATTTTCCAAATATTCATCTTTATTGTCAAATTTATGCAAACCGTACGCTCTATAAATATTTGGTTGTTGAGGAATAACCTTCTTGGTAATTTTATCAAATTTACCAAGTATTCGTGGAAATACACTATCTGTCAATACTTCAACTTCCACATCATTTATTTTTATAGTATATTTTTCCATATTTTGATAATTTTTGAATGTTTTATTTGTTTATTTTGTTTTCTGATTTTAGTTATCAACAGATTTAATTGTCTCACCTTGGAATAATATTTTTCTATTTGAGAATCTGTGGGTTTTGGAAGTTCTTCGAATGTATTGGTAAGACCATCAAAATACAATGGACAAATACCATTCTGCTCTCCTTCACGATTGATGATTACTTCCATAAAACGAATGTGATTTCTGAATTTTGTTATATCATATCCAAGATAATTTGGGATTTCATGTCTAAATGGACTGAATAAACCAAGCATTAAATCGCAATCTCTACTGATTGTTTTTGAATCACCTAATCCGTTTGCGGTAGGTCTGAGTTTCTTCATTTTAAAGTTCTCTGTTGATTCTACATCAGCTGCTTGTTGAACAACTTCCACTGTTGTAATATTATATCTATTTCTTAATTTTACAAAATATGCAGACATTAAATCCATAGTTGCTTTTAGAGACAATCCTGATTCACTGTTTAACAAACCCATATGATCAACAATCGGTATAAAATATAAATCCGGATCATTTGGTTCATATCTGTCAAAAGCATCTAAAGTTTCCATTTGACCGGTTGCTTTATCGAGAATTGTGATTTTCTTTTTAAATACTTTTCCATTTTCCAAACAAAAACTTTCGACTGCTTTGTTAATACCAGTTGGATTACGTTCAGTTCTAAATTCAACAGCTTCATAATAAAAATCCATTATTGATTTATATGGATCTTGTTCTAATAATTTAAGTATATTTTCATTCAATGGTTTATCCGGTTTTGTAGATTTCAAATCTTTTGTACCGATTCTTATTCTTTGTTCAGGATGTTCAGCATTATATGAATACTTATACAATAAATGAGATATAAACCTTAAAGTTATATTTTCTTCAGTTTCTTCTAAAGGAAAATACATAATTTTCAAACGAATTTGATCTTGGTGTGTATAAGCATAAAATAATGCATGATATATAAATATAAAATTGGTCAATTGAGTTTTTCCAATTTTAGTATTTGCCGTCACAATTATGTTTTTTCCATGTTCAATACCAACAAAGTCTTCATTAAACCGTGGAAACGGGGAAGGTATACAATTAACCTTCCCCGATAACACATTGTTTTGTAACGTGGCTAATTTATCAAGTAACGAACGATATTTATTGTTCATTTACGGTTTTAGTTTCAGTTAATGTTTGCTCATCCATTTTACCAAAACCTTTTGTACCTCTTTCTGTTTCTGATAAATTTTCTACTTCGTGAATATATACATCTGGTAATTTTACAACAATCATTTGTGCCACTTTATCACTTACATCGTATGGTCTTGGTTTTAAGTTTTTGAACAAAAATGAAAATATACTACGATTTCTTTGTAATATATCGTAATGTTCTCCATCTCCTTTGAATCGTAACATAATTTCACCACGATAATCTGAATCAACTACACCTACGCAATTTTTAAGTGATAATGTTTTTTTGTATATACCACTCTTTGGAAATAACAAACCAACACAACCTACTGGAATTTCTACAGCTAATCCTGTATGATAACAATAAGTGTCAGTTTCTTCATCATATTCTACATTTATTGCTGTTAAATCCATTCCAGCAGAATGTTCTGTAATATATGTAGGTATTACAGCACGTTCATTCAATTTCTTAAAGTTAAGATCTAATTTGGGTGTAGTGAATTTTATAAGACCGTTTAACTGTGCTTTTAAAGTAACAACTGTAAGCTTTAAGAGATCTAATTCAGATTGTAACTCATCATACTTTGTAGGTACTTTCTTTGGAACTGGAACTTTTTTATTGGATGTAAATAACGGTTCTGTTGTCTCAACAACAACTTCTTTTTCTTTTAATCGTTTTTTTGACATTTTTAATTCTTTAAGTTAATTTATATATGTATTGAATCATGTACTGTTTTTAACGCATTTTCTGTATTGTTGATATATTGGATTAATAATTCTTCTCTACGTCTTACTGTTTCTTGTATAAAATGTTCCTTAAATATATTTATTGCTCTACAACTAAATGGTAAAATATAATGATATTTATGATTTACTACAGTAACTTGACTTGGATTTTCAACATTACCTATAATCAACATATTGAACGGTTTTGCGTTAATATAGTATTCTTCACGTTTAGGGTGTAAAAGCAACTCAACATCTTTGTTTTTAAGTAGCTTTAACATTGTCATTATAACATAACGTTCAGATCTATTTATAGCAACAAACTCATTTGGATTCAAGATTTTCTTGATTTTCAGTATTATCTTTTTCATTTTGTTTAAGTTTATCAGACAAATATTGTTTATAATACCCTTGTTTTTGTTCTTCTGTCATATTGTTTATAAAATTTTGAAACAATTCTTCTTTTTGATATTTTTTATGCCATGTCCAAAACAAGTTATGTTTTAACCATAATATAAAATTTTTATCCTTCATTTAGTATTGATTCAATTTGGTTAGCTATAACAATTGCATCTTCATGCGCAGAACTTGCAGTTCTTAATTTAATAAAACGATCCCAACCAGTATTGTCAACACCTTCAAAACCACAAAGTATTACCGTAGTTGCAACATCTAATGGTAATACACCACGAGCATATTGTTTTGATACACCACTACTTACTAACTCACAATACGCATTTTGCGCATTATTCAAAGCTTTTGTATAATTATCAATTTGTTGTTTAGTTGCACGAGTTATCCATTTTGGAAACACAACTTTCATATCGGACATATTGCAAAATCTTGTAGATTGCATCAAGCCACTTAATGTAGTATGAGTTCTTAATTCATCTGCAATAGCTCTACCACATATTATCTTAAATGTTCTACGTTTTATGTGATGTTCTGTAGGTTCTGAAATATAATTAAGGAGATATTCCATATTATTTTCAACAATATATCTGTAATTAGTGGTTAAATAGACAGTGTCATCAATTTGTGTAAACATACAATATGAATTTAAAAAATCAAAAATCGAAACTTCGTCTATAATACTTTCATCCTTGAATGTCAAATATACTGTGCCGAATTCAAGACCACGCATGTGGTTTGCTTTTATCAGTTTATCAACAAATTCTCTTTGTTTTTCTATGGAATGTGCTTGTGTTCTGCCATAACATATACCAGTACACAAATCAATTTGTTCAAGCATTCCATCAAAACCAGGTTTCTGTTTTATTTCAATTACTTCATTATCGATAAATTCCATATTATATAAGTATTAGTATCTTGGATGATTTTGATTATAATAAGAAACCCAATCTACAATAGATTCTTGTTCTGCAAACATTTCACGATATCTATTTGAAGAATCCCTAATAACATAAAATTCAATCGGATCCCCACTGTCTTTATCAATAATAGATTCTTTATCATAAAATGAAGGATAACCCTCAAGTCTTTCAACATTTTGATAAACGAGATCAGAAACTTCATAAATTTCCATTTCAATCTTGTTAATTTTATCATCAGAAATCAATGCTGGAAAACTCGAATAAGGTATCATTTTAAACGGTATTTCCAATTGTTCTGTACGAAGATAATGTGATTCATCATTATCTAATAAAATATGGTTATACATACCTTTTCTCAAGGAACCATAAACTCCAATCTTTTTCATAATTTTAATTGTTGGTTTATAACTATTTTAAATCGGCTACCCAATTATTATTGTTGTTTATTTCTTCACCGTCACTTAACATTTGAATATATGACAGCAAATCAGAAACATATTCCGTTGCACCATCTAATACTGTACGTTTAATAATGAAATATTTCAAAGTTCGCATGAAATCATAGTCTCCTGCAAAAGATTCAACATATTTTTTTGTAGCTTCTAATACCTCTTCTTGATCAATCTCATACCCAAAGTGTTTCTTTAATAATTTGAATCTATCTTTGATTATAGAAGGATGATCTCTCCAAGGATTATTTGTTCCAGGCTTTAATCCCTTTGGAAATATCTCACGTAATTGTATATAAAATGGATATAACGGATCTGATTTTAAATCTGAGCGTTTAAGCTCTTGTGCTACTACTTCGGTTTGTGTAAGCTCCGAATTCATTTTTATAATTTTAAGTTATTACATTTGACTAAATGTAAGTAAGTCTGAACTAAACTCTTCAACATCATCTATAGTTTTTCTAGATATAATAAAATACTCCAAATCTTTTTGATAAGGTATGTGACTTTTAAAATAATTACGAATACTGGCATCAATCAATTCTTTTGTAACAGTAACTCCAGTAAGTTCTTCAAGTTCACATAACTTTCCAGCTATCAATTTTGTACCCCACATTAAATCTGGTTGATATTGTTCATTCAGATAATCTGCAAGTTCATTCAGACGTTTATCTGTAGGATCAAAATTTTTAACGTTTTTTAGCTTTGGTGTAATATATCTATCAAATAATTCATCTATTGTCATTAACGTTTAAAATAAAGTTAATTGTTTATATACAAAATCACCAATTATTTTGTTGATTTCATATAAGTAATAATCATAGTTCAAATCTTTTGGGATATTTGTCTCGACAAGTTTATTTAAAATATGTACTCCACTTTTAGTGTTCATGTTGATTAAACGTTTTTCAACACTATCCCACTTAAGTAAGTATGGTTCTGTAGTTGAATAATAAAATCTATTTATATGTACTAACTTTTTATTGCCATGGTACACATCAAATTGTTTTCCTACTTTTTGATAAGTTAAAAATTTTCTTAAATCGGTACATGATTTCAAATATTCTCTTGGCGAAACATTTTCAAGAAAATAAGACATTATAGCTTCTGGTATTATACGTGGAGGCATACCTTTACCAATTGTAATATCGGTTAAGAACATACCTTTCTTTTTGATTAAATCTGGATTTTTTGACTCAGAATAACCTTTTGCAGTACCAAAGTAATCATTTATCGCATATTGATAAAACGCCTCAAATTCGTCCGTTTCCAGCTCTAATTTGGTCTGTTTTTCCCATGCTTTTAATTCATCATTTAAAGCATCGAGTTTATCTTTCTTAATAACATATAATACACCATCTGTATTAAGTTGTTTTAATCTAGCACCTAATTTTAATAAGCGTTCACATAACATTAATAATAACATTTGACCATTCATACGAATTTGCATAACTGTAAACGGAGAATATATCCAACTGAATTGTTGTTGCAAATTACCTGAAACACCATTAAGTGCTAATTTTAATGTTTCATTCTTGATTTTCTGTTTATTTCGCTTTGCTTCAAGTCTTTCAGTACGAATATTAGAATATGTTTCAAGAAATTCATTTCCTAAATGTGGCGGAATAAATTTATAACTTATTATTAATGAAGGATATAGTGAAGCCACATCTGAATCTAGACATACTTCGTCTTCGTGTGGAATGATAATTTCAGGATCATTTCGACTATGAATACCACCAACACCAACAGATATTTCCATATCATTCAATAAAAAATGTTTTTCATAACCTTTTCTACCTGGAGATACAATTTGTTGTTTTAATTCTTCCAACATTTCCTTTAAAACTGGGTGTTGAAATTCCACAAATGGCAAAATCACATCTTTCAAAGCAATATAGTCACACGGACTTCTTAAATCTTTAATATCTTGCCAAGTTTTACCTGTTTTTTCAAGATATTTTACTTTAAGAATTTCCATACCAATCGTCATACCATCTTTTGACAATACATCTACACTATATTCTTTTTCAATACCTAATCTCAAATCAATTAAATCTCTTGAACGATTCAACAATTCTTCAGTACTGTCAACATCATTGATATTGTATGAAATCATTTCATCAAATTTATCCAAAGGTAATGGTTTATCAAAATCTCCGTTATACTCCTCTACATTTGGATATTCCATTGTTACTTGAGTTTCCTTTAACCCAACCCTTAGTTTTGATGAAAATCTCATTGTAAGAAGATCTATGGAATAAAAATAGTTTTTATATTTCCATTTTTTCCATTTTTCCATATTATCTTCACTTACAATACAATGACTAAGATTATATATACTTCGCGTTATTTCCTTCCAGGTTTTTCTTATCATTACGTATCTGTAATCTATTATATAATTAATGATTACATCATCATAATGCTTGTTGTTATATCCACAAAAGATTTTATCATCAAAAAGGAGCTGACTAATTTCATAGTCAGCATCCTTTAAATGAAATAGCTTACAGATACTTAAAAGATCATTTCTACGTTCCGATATTTCCAATTTAATGTATTCTTTTGTTTCAGTATTTTTTACAACTATATGTAAAACATTTGGAAATACTTCTATATCATATACGTAAACTGGTTTTTCTTTTACAATCATAATCTTTTAAAATCTATACATATATTTAATTTTTTTAACAGACCAGTGCCAATTATACCAACAACTTGCTGATCTGTTTCAGAACTTAAATAATTGAATGTATCTGTATCTTGTAAGAGTGTGAATTGTTCATTCAAACTGCCATCCGGTTGTATATGTAACGGTATATCCAGAACTTTGTTCAAAGTCATAGTTCCGTTTACAGACATAACATCATCACCAAATAAAACATGTTGATTGTATTGTGGATATACAGATTCAATGAATTTTTCACTAATGAAGTTCGCATTTGCACCAGTATCTACCAACAATAGAACTGGTTTATCAAAATATTGACCAAATACACGGTTACATTGAACATAAATCATATCTGTTTCTTTAAACAGATGTCGTGTATTTTGATTCAAATATTTTGTGTTTGATATATTATTTCTATAATTTAAGTATAACAAATAGCTGCAAACAACAACTATTATAACGCAACATATTATTGCGGGTAAACTTATCATTCATAACGTTTTAAAATTAGTAAATTACATTTAGAATAATGACATTCACTACAATGCTCACACCCACCTTCATTAATCAAAGGTGCGCCGCATTCAGGACAAACTTTTGATTTATCCACTTCAGGTTCCATATAAGATCCTAAAACACGACACACGGTGGAAGAAAATGAAGATACTATCGGATTCACTTTCTTTGCAGTTTTTATAATATACTTAATAGGTACGTTATGTCTTAACATCATTGAGCACAAAATGGTCAATGCGCGTTCTTCAAGTTTGTCGGCTGCCAATTGTAAGTTAGCGATTGTAAAGAATTCACTTCTAAATGAATATTGTCCTTTTTTAACTTTAATAATTTCACCATCACAAGTTTTGATTTGTGAATCTTTTGGCATTTCAAAAGCAAAGATTTCATAAGGTTTGTTTTGTAAAAATCCTACAATAACAGCATAACTTAATCCTTTAGCTTTATTAACAGTAAGCTTTGCTTTTAAAGATTTTGGTCTTTTAGGAGCATCGTTTGTTGACAAATTTTGTATTGGATTTTGATTTTCTGTAAATAATATAGGATCTCTACTACCATCACGATAAATAGTTACACCTTTCAAACCAGATTTCCATGCATACAAATACAATTGCTCAATTTCTTCAACAGTGGTTTCTTTAGGCAAATTCACAGTTGCGCTTATGGCGCTATCGACATATCTTTGGGCAACGGCTTGTACATCAATTCTGGCTTTATAATCAATATCTTGTGCGGAAACAAAATAATATGGCAAATTATCAACTGCATCTTTTGGGTGTAATTTCAAATATAATTCCACAATTTCTGGATATACTGTATATACTGTTTCTTCGCCGTTTAATGAAACTGTTCTTCTTTTATATTCAAAAGCAAACACCGGTTCAATACCCATGGATGATGCACCAATTAAATTACTTATGGAGCCAGTTGGTGCAACTGTTAACATAGAGCAGTTACGTAAATGTTTTACAACAGGTTGTAATTCATTCGTTCCAAAAGCATTTTGCACAATAGCTGTACTACCATAGACATTTTTCTCATTAAACATTGGAAAACTGCCATATCTTTTGCCAAATTCCTGATTTAATTTAAAACATTCTTGGAACAGAAATTTCATTATATCATTTGTCAAATCCAAAGAATGTTCGCTACCATAAGGAGTTTGAAACATAATAAACAATTCTGCCAAACCCGTAATACCAATGCCAATATTTCTCCAATTTTTAGCTGCTTCACGTTGTTCTGGTAATGCATGTTTGTCAATACCTTCGTCAACAATATCGTTCATTGCTTTATAAATATGTGGCAAATCCCTTTGCAAAGATGTATAATCAAACTTGGTATTTGCTGTAAATGGATCAATTACATATTTAGCTAAATTAATAGCAGATAAATTACAAGCTCCTCCTTTGATCAGCGGTTGTTCTCCCTACTGATTATCAATCAGTTAGACTATATCTTATCCCTCAACATTACTTGGTGGGGTTACTGCGCTTTTTAAATATTCTTGAAAATTCCAAAAATCATCACTCATCCACTTTTGTTTGTTGTTATATCCTAAATATAATTTGTACAACATGGATGGAACAATATATGGTTGTATTAACGTAATAAAAGTTTCATAACTTTCTGTACAAATACGAATTCTATAACATTCACTACGTTTGTTAACAGATGTTTTAATATTAAATCTATTCTGTAGAAAGTTTTGTATTTTTTGAATATCTTCAAGTTTATATCTATCGGTGCAAATATCTAAACGACGATTATAAACGTTACCTTTATTTTTACCAACCAAACAAATGTAACCATCAGACATATACCAATTTGCTAATCCAATTGGAGTTAACCAATTGAGCATTTTAGTGTAAATAGTTCGATGTCTATAATCGTCATAAAAATAATGATACAATTTATTAAAATAAGGATGAGAAATAATAACAAATTGCCAACACTTTTGATGTCGAACGTTATATCTATCTATCATTTCTGGAAATTCATTAATGTAATATCGAAAACACGTATTGTTTTTAATGACATATTCAATATAGTTAATAAAATCGTGATTAATAGATTTGATTCTAAATGAACGTTTGTTCGTACCTTTATCAATTGTACCATCACCTAAGATAAGCCCCGTTAAAAAACTTCTTAACTCTGAGGCATTAATGCGTTTAAAATTTTCTAAACTTTGCATAATTATAATATTTAAATTAGTCGTTGAACCTTCTGTCTATCGACAGCTTGGCTGCTGATTGGTTTAATAACTTTCCAGCAATTCACAGTAAATTATTTTCATAGGATTACTCCTAAGCCGTGCAAAGAAGGTTACACGGATTTGTACATTCAATCACATAATTCGGATCAAATTCATTCAAATTATACTTGTTAATACGATCCATAAACAATACACCAGGTTCTGCATATTTATGAGCATATTCACAAAGCAACTTAAAAAGTTTAATTGGAACTACATTATATTCAATTTCATATTGATCATCAGTACCATATTGTTGTTTAATATGCAAGACAAGTTCTTTATCGGTTTTGTAAGATTCTTCAACCATTTGCATAAATTTATCGTCAATTTCCAATGATAAATTAGCATTATTGATTTTATGTAAATCGGATTTGATTTTAATGAAAGTTTCAGCTTCAGCGTGACAAATATCTAAAGACATTAACAACGCACCACGTCTTGCTCCACCTTGTGAAATATTGGCAGCCACATTGTCGAAAATTTCCATAAACGGCACAATACCGTCAGATTGATAACGATTACTAACAACAGTACCTTTTGGTCGTATTAGAGTTAAAGATACACCTTGTCCACCTTGTGCTTTAAAAGTTAAAGCAATGTTTTTAGCTGTATCCATGATATCATTTAAAGAATCTTTAACTCTACCTGATGTATAACAATTACTCAAACTACCAGTTAAACCTCGATTTGACAATGTTCTACCGCCAAAAATAAATTTCTTTTGTTCAATTAATCTACGTATATATTTATCATTTCCAGATATTCGGTTAAGCCATTCGTCGAACGTTTCATCGTTATTTTTATATTTACGTTCATAAATTGTTTTTGATAATTCCGTTTTGAAAAATTCGCTTTCTTTCATATATTAAGTATTTAAATTAATATGGTACCTGTTCTGTGCCACTACTTGCTGATGTTGAAACTGTTGCGCTTGAATCTGAAGTTGTTATAACACCAGTCGGTATAAGATCATAATTCACAAAGTCATCACCAATACTTGCTAACATTTCATTAAAATAAGAAGGTATAAAATCTGGTATTTTATATTTTAATTTTGGTTTTGACGTTGCTATTGTTTGAATAATTATATCTTCATTTGAATTTGAAAAAATCGGTACGGATATAAAGTTTTTCTCCTTATTTTTCTTATTCTGCATAAGTTGTAAATAAATATCTCTGCTATACGTAAACTGCCCATTACGAATATGCCACTGCATTTGTTGTACAATATCTTTATAATTGCAAACAAATTTTTCATTACTAATTTGTAATTGACCAGCTTCATTGTAAATTACTGGAAATGAAAATAATGTTGGAGACAAAGTATCTTTATTTATAACCAGGAACTTAAACGGTTTGATTTTCCATTCAACATCTTTTTCTTCGTCTGAATCAGATTCATAAAAATCTACATTTTGTAAAGCGTATCTCAAAAGATCAGTATATAGTTCAGCTTGTCTATAATATTTAAACTTATAAAATGAATTTTTTATAAACTCATGTTCTGGATACGAAACACACTTTAAATCAAAAGGATGTATTTCATGCTTTATCGGATCAACATAAATTATATCAAACAAACATTTGGTAACATGGTCATTAAGATATACTTGATAAAATACAGTTTTGTTATTTGCAAATATATCTCTTGTGATTTCAGATGTTTTTAACACTTCAATACAATTTGTAGCTTCTTCAAACTGTTTTGAAGTAATGAATGTTTTTCCATAATTAGCAAGTCTTTCTTCTATTACAGGAAACAATTCTTTTGCTTTATCCAATCGTCCAGAAACGTTCTTGGTCATATTTGAACAAAATCCACACTTGTCTAAAATAATAAGCAAAGATTCGTCACTAAGATCATCTACTCTTATTATATTATCAACACAAAAATTGACTAATTTCAATTCCGATGGAGTTAGAGTTTTTTCATCTTCAACTATATAATATTTATTCAAGAAAGAACTACTCTCTGTTAATAAAGTGTCCACAATACTTCCAAAAAGCATTGCTTCTGTTTGTGAAATTTGATATTCTGGTCTTAATGTACTTGGGCCATTGGTTTCGAAATTTACAATTTTTGTATGACCTATCAATTTAGATTTATGATAATCTTCAATTGCAAATGTATCAGTTAATTGTTGTTTTCTAAAGAATTCGAAAATATTCATTATTTTAAAATTTCAAATTTAATAATATTGTATGTTTCTTCAATTTGTGATTGATTATGTGGTTCAAAAAACCAACATTGTTTTTTCATTTTCATCGGCATTGTATCTATAATACGAAGAAACAATTTTTTCTTCAAAGGGTAGACATCATTCGGTCTACCCTTTGTTTCAATAAAAACCAAAGTACTTGGTGTTTCAAGTACAAAGTCTGGAGTATACGTAATAGGACGAATTTTAGAAGTGTTTAATTTTAAAACTTTTTTTCCTTTCCTGCTTGATGGAGTATAGATTTTGGTATTTGGTTTAAATCCGTCAACTATTGTGTATTTAATAGGCTCATATTGTAATTTGACACCCTTGTTTAAAAAATATTTATAACAATACATCTCCAAACGAGATTTGAATTGTATATTATCATAAAAACAAGGTTTTGCGTTTTTAACTTTTTTATTGTTGGTCAATTGGATTAGTTTTAATGTAAAGATCGTGAAATTGTGTTTTAAGACCTATAAAGTCTTTAACACAACTTTGTAATTTAGTAATAGTACGTATATTGTTGAGAAACATTGAAAGTTGTCTATGTATTACAGAACTGTCAAAAGCAGTTGTAATACAAGAATACAAATTGATACATTGTTCAACATCTGATCTTCCAAAGAAATCTTTGCAAAACAAATCAGTTTCAAATAGATTCTTATCCTTTATATTATTTGCGTTGAATATTAATTCTGCGGTTTTTAATATAGCTGTTAATAAATATAACCAGTTGATAATATAATGAATGTTATAACTTGGTTTTAAAAATCGGAATTCAATTGTTTTGTTTCGATTATAGAATAAAGCGTTAACGAAGTTTACAGCACTATATCTAGAATTAATATGCCACTTTTGACGTCCTTCCAGATCATTTGGATGAGGTTGTGTCAAATTAACATCCTTTTGCGTTTTATCTAAAGTAAGTCCGTTTGAAATGTCAAAATACCAATCTGCAATACTTTCGTATGCAATTAGAGGATTACAATAATTTTTACCGTTATCTTTGTAAAAATCGGTATGAAATGTATATTTCGGTAATAATTCCATTAATTCATTTTGTACATTATAAAATACCTTATATACCAAATAATAATATTTGATATCGTGAGGTAATCTTCCAAAATGTATATGCATTGAACAGGTTTTATCAAAAGTTGTATATGTTTTAAGACATTCTACTTGCTTTTTCAATAAACCTATGTTTTTATTATTCAACGGTACAGTAGCATATTCTACACCACCTATTGAACCGTCTCTTAACGGAACTAATCTTAAATCAAGACACATATCTTCTGGTATTACACCACAACACGTTTCAAATTCAATTCCAAATGTGTATTTAAGTTGTTTTGCTATTCTACTGGATTCTTCATCTGGTACAGGTGGTGTAAATTTTATTTTTTGTGTAGATACATTATATGTTTCTGTAATCAAACGATACGGAAACCTCGACACTGGTACTTTGGCATCCGTTGCTTCAAATATATCAAACTTTGTATCATCACCCAGAAGATAATAATATGTACTGTTTATACCAAAATTCAAATAATACAAATAATTTGTATCAAAAATTTCTTTTAAAGCGTATCCTCTATATACGGAAGTTGATATTCCTCTTTTTACATATTTTATATTTACATATATTACGTGTTTCAATTCTTCAGTTGTTCTAAAAACAATTCTTTCAAATTGAAAATCTCGCAAATTTTGATCTGTTTGCTTAAAAGATACAAGAACTTCTAACTCCATGATTTCAAAAGATTAATAAGTTTAGAATGATTTTTATTACATTTCTTTGAGTATGCACTATAAAATTTATTTATACTGCCATTTGTATCCATTCGACTGATGAGATGACCATCTTTGAAAGTCAGTATTTGATTTGTATTTTCACAAAAAGGAACTAATAATTTACCACTATATAACATATTCAAACCTGCACCATAATATCTGACATATAAATTGTTTGTCTCATCGTTATATGGCCAATCTGAAAACGCATATACAATTTCTGGAAAATATTGTGCCATTTCTCCAAAATCCATACATTCTGTATTTTCATTGCAAAAATCAATGATAGTCCGTAAAGCAGGTTCACCAAATACTGGAATACCGTTGAATAAATACAATTTGTAATTATATCCAACTAAAGATGTATCTGAAAATTGACCTTTATCATTTACATAGTATATACCAGTCAAAGGTACATCAGAATCATCGCTAAAATACTTTAAAGATTTACAATATAAATCACCTTTACGAGTTACATTAGGAAGTAACAATTGTGTTTGTTTCTTATCATCATCTGCTTTTGAATTTATAGAACCACCATAATAATCATAACAATCATCAAAATAATAATCATCATAATCCCCATATGGATACATTCTTTGTTCTCCATAATAATGATATAAACTTTGCGGAGTAATTGAAACTGTAGTTTCTTTTTGTGTACAATTAGTTCTATCAACTTCTTGAACTTTGATTAATGTATCGTTTTCGTTAATTAGCGTTACAATATTTGTTGGAAACGTGTATACTGGTGTTTTGTTTACATAAGCCAAAATAGATAAGTTTGAAGTTGTAGAACTAAACCATAAACCATCATCTTCTCTTACATAATACAAAGGTCTTTCTTCTTCTGCTTCTTTGGAATAAACAGTTGATTTTGATTTACCTTTGAATACATAAACTGCAGGTTTGCGTTTTGGTGTTCTATAGTCTACCATCATAAAAGCACCGGTACCAATATACTCGGCAAACACATCAAAACCATGAATATATATGATTTGTGCCATTAACTGACTATCAGTAAACTCTTTGCTTTTTTCGGGAGCCATGCTGAGATATTTAGTAGCAAGTTCTTCATGATTCACAATGGTTCCATTATGCATCAATACAAAATCTACCTCTCCATTCTCGTTTTTTATTACAACAGGTTGTAGTTTTTCATCTGAAATTCCTCCTACAGAAGCTTTTCTATCATGACCAATTAATATTTCAGCTTCATGATATTTTTTCAACAATTTTGATTCTTTATAGAAAGACTCAAAATATTTATCTTTTGCTGCACCATATTCTACTTCTCCATCAATAAAAATACCACAGCCGTGACCACCTCTGGAATCATTTTCGACACCAAGTCCTAAAAAAGTCTGTAAGTCAATTTGTCTTTTTTTATAAGCTATAAATCCAAATAATCCACACATATTATAATAAATTTGTGATTTTAAATGTTTCAATTAATTGTTTTGCTTTATCCGTATTGCTTTTATTAATAGTAGACATTACCTCAATTGGTTCTGGGAGCGGAGCATTGTCTTCAAATGCTTTTATGGCTCTTTCTAATTGTCTGTACATTAAAGCTATAAGATCTGGACCGTTAAGAAAATAACTCGAAAGAACTCTCCATTCTACACCATAAGGTTGTAATCTGAAAGCTCCGGCTTTTCCATATAACTTTCTACGTCTGATATCTCTGTCTAATAATACAGAAGGAATACCCATATACAAATCCATATAGCGTATAAGTTTTATACAATCTTCTAATGAAGGATTGTCAAAACCAACATGCCAATGAAATCCAGCACTTCGTAAAGTAACATCCTTAATTTCCGGTTTTACATTTTGTTGTTTAGTGTAACAATTATAATCCGGATCACATCCAAACAACATAGCTTGCGGGTGACTCAACTCTTCAACTGGAAGATGTGCTGAAGCTTGACATTTTGTTTTTAAATTAACGTTTGTTGATTTGACCAAATCGTCAATATATTTACGCATTGACAATAAATTGTCTATAAATTCATGTTCTTTTTCAAAACTTACAGCTGGAATGTTGAATTCTACAAGTACATTATCCGTTTGAAGTGCAAATCCATCTGGTAAATCAGATGGATGAAACGGATCTTCTTTTGATCCAGGTATAATACCAATTGCAGATTTAAACTGTTTCGTTTCAGTATCAAACAAAAACATTTCTGGATCTGAACCTATGGTGATATGTTTAAGTTTCATATAAATTTAATTTAAACTATTTGTTATTATTATATATAACTGTCTTTAAAAAACCAATATAAGTTTCTATTTGTTTTGCTGTTTCGTCAGTACATACCGTAGGTTTTAAAAGTTTTTCCAAACTTATATTATACTGATCGTCATAAAACATAAAAGGAGATGGTAATCCATAATTCAATGCAATTTCGTTATACTCAGTTATATTAGCAGATCTAGATATTACACTCACATTGGTTTTATTAATAATTGCTGAAAATAAATCATTGTATCGAAATGTTCCTGGGCCGATAAGTTCATTTTCAGATCTAACAGAACGAGAAAAATCAGAAAATGAATCTGCGTTCAAAAAACTTTTTAAACTATGTAAATTATTTAAATAAACATATCCAATTAGAGAATCAGTTGGACTATATGTATTAAAATAATCAAACAAAACCAATAATGCAACTGCGTCTAAATCACACCACGTATCGGTAGCAGTTCGTGTTAATTGAAATACAATATCGTTTGTTATTTTGTTTGATAATGTAAACAAACGTCTATAAATATTCAATATGAAAAACAATTCATGCGGTAAAATATCAGAACTTTCAATGTCTAATTCGTAATTTAATTGTCCATACTCATTCTGATTCTTTAAAAAAGATTTACGACGTGGATAAAGCATAACCGAATGTTCAATATGGTATTGAGTTCGCAAAATATTTCGTATATTACGAACCAACGTTGTAATTTGATTGCATGTATACATTGACCATACAGAATCAAAATCATAACTTCGAAGTCGATCGAACCAACCTTCTGCATCTGTAGCAGGATTCGTTTCACAATCAAAGAACGTTGCGATACGCACTGATCTTATTGGTATGTTTAATTGTGAATGAAAATGATGTGTAATATCACCATAACACGACTGTGCACCTAATCTCTCAACAATTTCTCTAACTAACGTATTGTTGTTATTCTCTTTAAAATATAAATTCCAATTGTGAAATTGACCCATTGAAATTACAACACGTTCGTTGTTTTGATAATTTATTTCATACATTTTAGAAACTTTTTAGTGGGTTTAAAATAATTAGTTATAACATTATTATAAGCTGTTTCCAATATTGTATAGTTAACATTTTTCCTATCTATAATATTTTTGGTTGTAAACAAAGGTTGGTCAAAACATTGCCAAGTGCTAGTATTAGGATATCTATTTATTTCATTTGTATTTATAATCTTGTTTTTACAATTTACATAATGTTTCAAATCTATAACACACATTGCAGATAAATTGCACAACTTAGATTCTTTCAAATATTGTTTATTGTTTTTGAAAACAGTTTTGTTTGTAAATTTCGTCAAATATGATTTACCAATATATCCATTTCTCAATATCTTTTGATCAAATGGTAATAAATTTGGAAAAGAATCACAAAACATAGCAATATTTACAAATGATAAACCGTGCCATTTTTTACGTGTTAATTCTTTACTTAACCAGTACTCACGTTTACTAGTTAATTGTAAAAATCTACGATACATTTGTAAAACCAGAAATATTTCGTACATATAACAATTTTCAAATTCAAATTCTATACAACTGTTACAGTGATAAATTGTGTCACTATATCGGTTTCGAAATGTTCTGTCACATTCGTTAATACGAATTGTATATTTAAAATCAATATACGGTTTTACATGTTTGTAAATATAAGAAAATTCTCTTTTGCACTGACTTTCTGATTCAAATACAGTATAATTTAAGAGTTTTTTACCACCCAATGTGGTTAGTATTTCAGGGTCGTGATTAAAAAACAAAGTGACTACAGCTTTCTCCATTTTATCATATTTAAGCTGTAAATTTTGTGTAAAATTTCCAAAACATATATCCATATAACCAGTATTATAAAAAACTTTTTCGTTTTTTACGATTGCATATGCTTTGAACATTTCGCCATATATGATTTGGGATTTATAAATTTTTTTCATTTGTTGTTTAGTAATTTATAAAAATATCTAACAAATAATTTTCTACCATATTTTTTGTAGAAATCAGAAGGATCTTTTACTTCATATTCTTTATTTATACATATATTATACAACTGATATTTGTCACATAGCATATTTGCTCTGTTTTGACCTGTATTTACAGGTTTATCATAATCATTATCGTATAATATATATATGTTGTCAAATCTCAATTTGAGCTGATTTATAACTTGCCTTTTTGGTATTGCGATTTCAGATTGTAAACAACAACTTGGTATACCTAAATTAGACCATAAACATAAAGCATCTTTTAAAGATGAAGTTATTATCAGCTTTTCTCCCTTTTCTGGAAGTTGCGTCCATAAATTCCACACAGAACTGTTACCATCAGACATCCATTTATATGTTTTATTATAAGGTTGATAAATTTTCAACGACTGTATATTATCCTTAAATTCTACATATACATATGCGTATTTGTCTGCTGGAATACAATTCTTCAATCCATTTTTGTTCAATATGATATCAGATATGGCAAAAATTCTTCCGAATCTTAACCATTCTTGTGATATACCATATTCATTCCAAAACTGCAAATCATAATCTTTAAAACTACGTGTTTTCACCTCTAATTTCAAAGGTGAACGTTTGTAAGTTTGTTTTTTGATTGCTTTTTTCGGAGTATGAATATAAATATGACACATATCATACCAAATACGTTCCAATACTTGTGAAAAATTTAAATGAAAATATTCCATTAACAAATCAAATATGCCATACCGTTGTTGTGTACCAAAATCATAACATCGTACGTGATTATGTTTGTTTACATAGATTGAAAACGATGGATTTTTATCTTCTCTTAATGGACTTGAGATTAGTGTAGGTAATTTATAAATATTAAAATAGTAAGCAAGGATATCCTCCTCGCTTACTATTTTAAGTATATCAGAAAGTTCTATTGGAACTTTACCGATGGAAATATTAGAAAGGCATATCATCTTGTCCTGTAAATTCTGAAGGAATAGGAATTTCTTCAGTAGTTGGCATTGGACCAGTCTCTGGTGTAAAAGTGGTTTTATTAACAGTCCATTCATGTAAAACGTCTGTTGAAAATTGTGTATTGGCATACATACCACTTTCTTTCAGACGATTCAACTCTTTGTCAAATCTGCTAAGATTACCATTTGAATGACGCAGGAATATTCTGTTACAAATATCACTGTAATGACGATTATCTTCTGTAGTACGTATTCCAAACAATACTTTTACACGATATTCAGCGCATTGCTTTATGAGATCTTGTAATTCTTTAAGATTTCCATTAACAAGTTCTTTCCAGTCAAGAATAATCTTGCACTTTTCAAGTTCATCTTGATTTTTAGGAACCCAGGAATGCATTTCATTATTCCAAGAAGTAGACAACGGAATGTTAAGCCATTCTTTCAAGAAAGCAACCAAATCAGCTTCACCTTCATGACACACACGATATTTACCAATAACGCGGCATCCTTCCGGTTTTTCACCACTTTCAAATTGTGCTTTTGTCACCCAAGCGGTTTCACCATAATCATCAATTACTTGGACTTTAGTTTCATCTTTACTCTTACGAGGTTTTTCGGAAATAAGAAATCTGATTCTACCGGTGGTATCAATATTCAAATTAGCCCATTGCGGATCGGTCTTTACATGAAATTCCAATCGGTATGCTCTACCTTTTGGAGTTTCAACATTATATTCGGGTTCTTGATATTCTCTTTCATACAAAGCTTCCAATTCTTTTTTGGTTGGATTCAACGCAGTTACCGTCACAGCTGCTATGCCAATATATCTTTTAAAAGATGCAATACTTTCTTCGGGTTTTTCACCTACGTTCAGTGTCAAAAATAACTTGTTTACTTTTTTTGCCATAATTTAATTGTTTTTAATTAATATTTTCTAAAAATATTTGTGACAAATCTACTGTCACATTGTTGTTTTCATCGCTTTCGGCCACTTTAAAACACTTACCCCTTAAGTGTAACGGTCGTGCTTCACGAATTGTTGAATCACCACCTTCAAATGACATAAATGTTTTGTTTCCTTCACGATAGATATAACCTATCGCATCCGCTTCACCACAAATAATATCTCCTAATTTACCAGCCAAATCAACTGACATTTCAGACATTTCCTTACCGTTTTTCTGTATTTGTCTGTCTTTTACATGAGCAACCAATATGAGAGTTTCACAGACACGTTTAAACATGTCTATGGAACTTTTAACTGCATTGCGCAAATATAAATAGCCACTTCCTGATGGAAGTGTTCTTACATCAGCTTTTGGATCAATTATACGGTTACCTTTTGCATCCAAAACAAAATTATTGTTTGGATCTCTTAAATAACCGAAATTTGCACCCATAGGCGTTTTACGATACAATTGTGCAGCATAACTCAAACACATTTCTTCAAGTCTTGTAGCATTATCAATTGTAATATACTTATATGGAAACTTTTTGAGTTCAGCTGCCTTTTTGTACAAAGCATTCCATATATCAAACAGCGTTTCAATATTGCGTGCTTGAACAGACATTACTTCTAATGCTCGATAACCATCTTCCAAATCAATAATCAAATTGTCATCTAGGGCTGCCATTAAAGTGCTTTTACCAGATTTAGGTTGACCAAACAAGATCATTAACTTGGGGTTGTAGTTTTGAACTTTTCTTCGTTCGGTGGGCAATTCTATCATTCTAATTTAATTTAATATTAAAAATCTTCTTCATTCCAATCATCATCATAATTTTCATCATCATCTTCATCATCATTTCTATAAAATGACGAATCAAATTTTATAAATTCACAAATTGAATTTTTAATGCTGCATTGACCATAACTTAATCCGGATTTATTTCCAAATGGACATTGCATAAATTGTTTGCAACAAGATTGTTTACTTTTTTCCGTTTGAGTTATAGTTTTCAATTCAGATTCCTGTGTATTTTTCACAAGATTTATGGCATTAGTTTCTTCTTCAGATAACTCTATTTCAGATTCTGTTTCAGTTTCAAATTCAACATCTTGTATACGTTCAAAACTTTCATAAATGTTAGCATTCATATCATCTGCAATTTTTTGTAATTCTACAACATATTTTTCAGCAGAATCTTCACCTAAAGCAGATCCTGAATTAGTTTCCAATATAATGAAATCTGGATTGTTTCTTCTTCCTGCAACTTTTACATCCACAGAACAAATGTCTAAACCGACAGATCTTCTTGCCTTCTGTGCAGCTTCAACAATTGTTTCCCAATTATCAGGTCTGGCAAAATCTTCATTGTCTTCGTTTATCCATACTGAATTTTCATGATGTCTATGCCATCTCACTTGTGCATCATTTCGTAACATTTTACGATGAGCAAGGAAACAACCAAATTTATCCACATGTAACCTGTATTCACGAACGTATGAGAACCAATGTTCAACGATATAATTATTTATATTTATATCATCTCTATTACAGAAATCAAAAAGATCTTCATCGTGTTCCCAGAAAAATATACCATTACCACGTGAAGAATTTTTGTGTTTTACGATATATGGGCTTCCAATTCCATATTCTACAGTAAGATCTTCCGTCATTTCTTCTATGGTATCATACTGCTTTAATTGACACCACGGTGCAGTTGGAACATTCCATTCATTAAAACACTTTTTCATAACAATCTTGTCGCCAGATTTGCGACAAGCTTCTTCTTTATTTATTTCAATGATTCCCGCAGCTAATTCACGTGAGGTAAATATTTGCGTAGTTGGAGTATAACTACCAGCACGATAAACTCCACGTTTTCTCGATGTTATTCGACGATATAACTGCCTTGCAGATCTATTTCTGCTTCTTATTCTAATAAACATGATCTTCTTCTTTAAATTTGTAAAAAGTTATTTTTATATCAGTGTTACTAAATGCTGTGCATATCATGGCGTATATTATACTCCAATTAGCATGAGCTTGACCACATCCTATTTCATAGGGTATTGCTACACTTGTAATGTCATTAGCTATACACCATAATACTAATCTATTTATAGCCAAATCAAATGCATCGTATGAAGTATAACGCTTACTTGCGTTATATCCGAATGTGTATTGTCCAAATAAATTACATACATAACGGTTCTTAATTCCGCCAATACGTACTATTTGAAATGTACCCAACAATGTCTTACGATTTGCTGCATTACACATTCTAGAATATTCTTCATATACTTTGGGATAGGTGTCGCGAATTGTTTTCGCAACACCTGATCCCATAACTCCCATGCAATTAACTTGGTGTATAATTAACTCTTCTGAAGAGTCAATTATATTTTTGTTAACATACGATACCACCATTATAACAATACTTTATTATATTGTTTAGTGATGTACTGCAACACTCTTTGCTTTTTATGCTCCAGTTCATCACTCGTGTAACCAGAACAATTGATTCTTTCTTCAACAAGAACAAAACACTTGTTCTTCTTTTGAAAAATCAAATCTACATTCAATTTTTCATCTAAGGATTTATACCTCACAGTCTTATTTAATCTGTTCAATGTAATTCTTGCTTTTGGTGTGCCTTTCATAATTTTAATATTTAATTGTTTAACTGTTTAAATTCTTCATTCTCAGAGATATAATCATCTCTTTTTATAACTCGTTCACCCTCAAAGAAATTCATTTCTTTGTAAAGTTCAGTGGAGTTAGTACTTGTTTTTTTTACTTCAAGTTTCTTTTCTTTTTCATTTGGTCTGACTAATAAAAATACTTTTGACATAACTAAATTTCTAAAATTGTATTTTTCATATTTTTTTAATTAAATTTAATACATTCAGATACGTATTCGCCGTCTTTACCAATCCAATATTTGGTTCCTTTTGGAATATATGCTGCGATTGCTATTTCACCAAGATTAGCTAAAACACGACGTGTGGGTTTATAAGAATAAATTCCATTTTTTATAAGTGCAAACCTTGTTTGATCAACAAACTTATCTGCAAACAATCCATGAACAATTTCATTTTGTTCAATCGATTTCCACATATAGGGTGTTACTAACTTACCATTACTACACATATATAATACTTTCAAACACGGTATATTACGTTTAGCAACTTTTGCTTTCCCGTTTAAATGTCTGATACGTTTTACTGTTAAACACATAATTTTTGTAATTTCGATTTAATAATATAATATATATATGAATATATAAAAGTAGTATATTTAATATTATTATAAGAAAGATATAATGAAAATAATAATAAAAAAAGAAGACTTCTTTCTTTGTTTCTTTTGGTTCTTTTCTTTATTTCTTTCTTCATAAAAATCGTTTAAACGGGCCTATTTCAAGCGATCTATCGTGTAGATGATAAATTATATTCAAACTAAATTATCACTTGAATTTGACCGGTTTAAACGCAATCTCGCGTATTACATAATAGTAACTTGGATTAACCAATCCTTCATTACATTTGTTCAATTTGTCATACAACTTTTTCATACGTTCATAAGTGCCCTTGGCAATTATCTCATATGATGTAGCAATGACAAACTGTTTTTCAGTACGTATGAGACACCACTCACGCATACCATTTCTCAATTTTGTTAAATAGTTTTACGATTTCGGCACCACGTGGCACGTAATCGGCCACAAGGTCACAAAGAATTTCATCAGCTTCGATATGAGCTTCCTCAATATCTCTGCTGTCAGCTAAGTCTCTTAATTTCTTTATAATTTCTTCCATATTTATTGAATTTTAATTGTTCTATTTTGTGTTTTACACGGAAAAATCTCTACTGAGTGCGAGCGGCATTATCTCATGCACCTCTTTATGGCAAACCGGATGTTCAATTTGCCAGACCGGTCAATTGTAGAGTAAAACTCCCGTGCCCTCAACATCTTGGGATTATTGTTGAGTTTATTTAAATTTCACTACTTCTTATTTTGAATTTCTTCAAATAAGAACTTTTCGACATTATCGAGATACTGAAGATTCTTCTGAACAGCATCAAGTTCAGCCTCACAGCCTACAAGAGCTTCCAAGACATCAGGAGTTTCCTTTTCTTTAAGTGACTCAATGATGGCAATACGCTTGTCTGCGATTTGCATCATGTCAGTTTCAGCATTCAATCTTGCAGCCTGGATACTGTTTTTAACACGATTGACTTTGTTTTTCATCTTTTGTTCTTCAATTTTCTCGCTGAGAATTGCAATAATTCTAATCATAATTTTAATTTTTTTAATTTGTGAATTTTAATTTATATTCTGGTGTCGATTTCTTCGACACCATTTTTGTTTCAGAATCAACTTTTGTTTGTATACAATCGTCTATAAATGGATCAACTAGTTTGATTCCTTCCAGAAAAGGTGATTGTGGAGGTATTATATTACGTGCAGGCATCAACATACTTGATGCAAAATTGTAAGGTAATATATTTCCACTGGCTGTCTTTAAATTATACAGCATACCATCGTCGGGTTCACTCCCTGCTTCTGAATGGCTATCAAAAACGTAATGGACAATGTATGTATTACCACAATACGGTAACATCTCTTTTACAAATCCAAATCTGTAACAATTGGAGTCTTTAACGTTTTCTCTAAATATAACTCTGACATAGTCACCTACTTTAAAAATTGGTTTTTGTGAAGTTGTTTCTGTAGAAATTTTTCCTTCAGTTTTTAATGACTCCTTCATTTGTTCTTCACACATTTCCATAAGTTTATTTATTATTTTAGAAATGCCAGTAGAATCTGGACAATATATTGCTGGAAATATTCCGGATGATATATCACATCCTGAAACATCTCTACAAAATTGTATTTTATCCTTAATATTTAAATCATTAAGAATTTGATCATTATGGCCTATCCAAGCATCGTTTGTCAAATACCAACGAATCACTGTCGATATATCATCTTTTACAACACGATAATTATAATTTTTACCTGGTAATTTAAATGCAATTTTATCTCCATGATTATAGCACATTGTTGTACCGTTGAGTTTATTGTATTCGTCACATTTTTCCAATAAAGCGTCTATAACTTTATTTATTTCTGTTTCATCTGGATATACTATTTCTGGAAAAGATACACTTTTATCATCCGTTGCATATTTTGAAATATCTTTAACAAACTTAAATTTGTCAACAATATTAAGTTTGTAGAAAATAATTGAATTACTAGCCGTTACTATCGATAAATACCAACGATTATCAAAAACTTTTACAACAGTATATTCAAAAGATTCTTTTCCAACTTTAAATACAACTTTGTCATCTTTCTTGTACATATTCCAATTTATTATCATTTGTTATTACAAAATCAGAATCCATAATATCTTCGACCGTTACACCCTCAAGAGATATCTCGTATGGATCATCCCAATAGTATAGAATTATATTACGATCTGCATCATAATATAACATTTCGTCGTAGTAAAAATATTCCTCATAGTATTCTTCTGAAGAAATATTTTTCTGAGTAGAGCACGAACACATAGCTACAGCAAATGCAAATGTTGCTGTAAATATAATTGCTAATAAAATCCATTGAAACAACAAAGCGAGTGCGTCCCAAAGATTTTTATTCATATTAGATGTCATTCTCGACCTCCTTTCCAAACGAATTTGATGATATCTATTAAGAAATAAAGTACCATTGTAAGTGCTAATGCTGTACCTAATGTTATTAATTCGGGACAGTGCTTAGTTTCACATATTGTTATGACTGCACAATATGTAACAACAAAACAACTGAAACATCCTAATGTAATTACAGTTAGTGTAAAAATAACTTTTTCCATTTCCATTTTGTTTAATTTAAAAATTTGACAATTGTGCTACCGACTGGACTTGAACCAGTGACCTGTTGCTTATAAGGCAACTGCTACTAACCAACTGAGCTACGATAGCATTGTCACAGTATAGAAGGGAAATATACTGTGACTTTTTATTAACCAAAACTAAAAGATATATTGCCTAATCAACAACGACTACTCGTTTACCGCCCACATTAGTCACCATATAGGTTGTGGACAGTATTGGACTCAAACCAATGAAGCAATATATTTTTGCTATAAATTAGTTGATCCTACCCGGTCACCTTCTTTCAGCAGACCTCCACATCTAACTGTACTTCAAGACTTATGGCTGTCCCTTCACAATGTCCATCTCAAGCATTGCCCCACGATTAGCCATCTTACGGGGGCCTTCTTGAACCTCGGATCAACTAATTTATTTTTTGTACCACAGGCGGGACTTGAACCCGCACGCCCTTGCGGGCAAGGGATTTTCCTGCCACACTATGTTACCATAGCATAAATTAACCTTGACTAACGCCGTGAGGGTTTTTAAGCCACACACGCCCGATTTCCACGGGTATTTACAATTTTTGCCAGTTAATTTATTTGTGGTCTGGACTGTCTCTTTACCATATTGAAATTCTCGCGAGAAGATAATATATCACATAGTACTAAGCTATTCTCGACATACACATTAAATCAAATAATGCAATTATCGTAGATTTTCTTATGCTTATTATCATCCAATTCCAACTTAGGTATCTCCCGTTCTTCTAAACGTTTTATATGACATACATTCGGGGATATAACAATCTATTTGCTCTAAAAACTTTTTTGCCATATTAGTTCCACACCGAATAGAATATTTACCTTTGTTATATTTTAAGGTAAAATTAACATCTAATCTTTCTTTCATAAACTTAATAGCATTCATTGCTTCTTCTTTAGAAGAATACATAGATATTACAAGTTCATAAGCATGGATTTTTCCATTTGTTTTCTTAGCATATAAACTACCATCATCCATATACCAAAAAGCAATTCCTTGATTATTGATTTTTCTTAAATATCTTAAACTAATATACTTTTTATGGTTTTTATATAACCATTTAAAGCAGAAGTTTAAATATTTATGTACTACACATAACCTTATAGAAGGATATCCTTCATTAAGATATTCAGAAAAATTTATTTTATTACCGAATGCGGTTTCAAGAAATTTTCTTTTATAGTGAAAATAATCTCTTTGTTTTTGAGAATGAATAATTGATAACTCTGTTGTATAAGAATTTTGTTTTCTTCTTAAATATGAATCACCAATCATCATACCTCTAATTGCTGCTTTTTCTTCTTTTGTCATTTCTAATACATTTTAGTACAGTTAATAAATAAACGTTTATAGTCTCTACACGATTATAAACATTCCTCTAAGTGATTGAATCCTTACTGATATTACTTTCAGTTTGTTTATTTTCGCTCGGTATAGTCCTTGTACATTATTGTTTAGCACCTTGTAACTCCATCCGACGACCCATAGATTTTGAGCTAATACAAGTTTCGCTCTAATCCGCCGCCTTGTGAGCAAAGGATTTCCACCGAATTTAGGAGATTCTACATAGGGATTTCTCGCCTATGCACTCAAATTTAAAATTAAGTCCCTCTTGTCTACCAATTCCAACACTGTGGCATCGATACATTATGTTTATATTGTTGCTACCTGGCGATGTACGACCAACAATACAACATAATGCATTATAAAGCTAATTCATCTAAACATATATTATGCTTCTTGGTAGTGTAGCAACCACCGCAGATGATTTTCACATGAACCATCGAAAATGTTTATTTATCGTCTCATTTAATAACTTTAATAATTTTGATATACATTTTCTCTATTTTATAAAAGGATTATCGACTAGTACAATAAACCAGGTCCAAGAAATTGTATAGTTGATAATCCTTGATTAATACGTAGGTTTGAGTATACCAAGTTATGCCTCGGTATACTCACAAATTATTTTATCAACATCAATAGAATAGAAAAAGTTACGAAGTATATCTTCGTTAACTCCATCTCTTAAAAGATTAATACATTTATTTTGTAAGAATTTCAAACTTCTTCCAGTGTTTATAGGGGGATCACAGAACACCTGAATAATATCTTTAAAACAAATAGATTTTGTGCATATGTCGTAGTACATACCAATCCAATATTTATTACCCTTTGGTATTGTGACACGATATACACAAGCAAATGTATATGTATTAGCCATATTAGATATCTTGCTAATACACAATTGAGCGTTATCTATTGCGTTTTTTACAGTAGAAAACAGATGTATCGCTTTATTAATACAATAAACCTCATTATTTATTAGTATTTGAGGAGTATTTTGAAAGCGCCTACATTTTAACTCCGTAGTTACATCAACTGGAATATGCATGTATGGAGTATAAAACTCTTTTCGTGAACAACTATACAATAATACTTTATAACCAAAAACATCTTGTCTTGCTATTTTTGGTTTTAAATTTTTATGTTTTTTTATATCAATAAATAAGCACATATTGATTAATTTTATTCTAAAATATCTTTTCTAATTTCAAGACGTTTGTATTTCATAACATATGGATCATCTGATTTCAATGTCATATCAGCTACACGTTTAATTCTAGCTAATACATCATATGATGGATCTTGATCCAATACATCTATGCTGTCTGAAAATAGGCTTTTAATCCCAATTAAGAAATACATATCTATTTTTTATTTATGAACAAATTCTTTACATTGCACACCGTGGGAACCATTTACGACATAATGTCGTTTAATGTTTTTACCCCATGTACGAGCAGCGCAAATATGACTACCAAATATTGTATTTGGTTCTAGTTCAAAGAACTTACAATTTCTACATCTGTGTGCAGAATCGAACTCTTTTTGACGTAATGCCTTTTCTTCAGTATTACGTCTTTTAAGTTCTTTACGCAATTCTTCTGTAGAGTATTCTGCTAACCTAGATTGTTGGAATGTTGACCAATCACTATTTTCTTTAGATGGAAATAATACACACTCTGCAGTTGGAATATTTCCTACCACAGTATATTTTCCATCTATTGTGAATTGATATTCACGCAATGGATCTAATATATGTGTTACTACAATTCCGTTTGCAGATACCTTTCTTAGGAAACAATCTCCCAATATAGGAGAATATAATTTTGTCCCAGCGGGACATTTTTTTAATATTTTTGAGATATCCATAATTTTAATTTTTGTGTTTTACGCCTAAAACTTATAGTACAACAAATCAATTGTTTACCTTACCACACTCAGTTTATAATAACAAGATGTTTTATTATCATAAGATCACAAGCTTAATTTGTTATAGTCTCTATAAGAAACTGGCGTCCTCAACATCTTGGAAATCCTCTGTTTTACGCAGTTACCCCACAACTCCACAAGGATATTTTATATTGAGTTTTTTATTGTGTCCTCTGTATTTATACGGGCTTGGAACCGTTCATCAAATGACGAGCCACATTACACAATCCTCTGGTCGCGATGCAAGACACGTCTGTCTCACCCAGAGGATAATTTTCGTTATCAATGCTTGCAGAACATTGATAACTTACAATGCTTATCACAACTATTGCTGCAAATCAATAGTGTTATCAGCATGTAACCTGTCGTCACAGGATTATGGAATTTTCTATACCAGTACATAGGCCACAGATAATTTTAAATGTCTAGAAAATCATATTACTTGGCATCAGAGAATTAAACAATACGTGCATCAGCTACTGTAGCCTAACTGATGGATTATTGCCAAATTCCCTGATGTTGCAGAGAGTTTTACCGACTCCATTCATTATCGGCTTAATAATGAGAGCAGGTTAACGATGGGAGCAAGCTCACAAGGTCAATACAAAATGAAAGTAACTTAATGAGGATTTTGTAGGACAATCCACAACCTTTTAATAAAATTAATATCCCCAAAATTGCTAATACTTTTACGTTAGCAATTTTAATTGGGGATAATTGCTGGGAAGTGAGAGAGATGGTGAGTTATTATCATCTCTCTCATTCTCAACAACTTAAACAATTATTTATTGTTACCTTGGGTGCGACCCAAACCACCTCTGTAATTTGACGAGCTTGGGTTTTCACCAGCACTCAAAGGTCATACGACACGTCAAATTCCACCTCACAATAAATAATTGCTTAGCCTCTGTTGTTAACACCACCAAGACGAGACTAATTTAATCTAAGTGGATAATAAAGCGTGAACTAGGTCAACTACAAAGTTAAAAAAATTAATCTAGCTCTGCAGTTAACCCAAAAAAGGGGAACAGGCTATTCAGCCTGCTCCTCAATGGGATTGTAAATACAAGTGAATGTATTTACTTCGTATTCCTCACCGTCTGCATTTTTGCCCTCAAAATGTGTCAATGTAACATACTTTTTGTACTCCGTATTCGGAATATTACTATTAACTAAACACACAAAAGCATTGAAAGTTTTTTCGGTGCACTTCACTTTAAACGCGCCCTCTTTTGTAGCTAATTGATAGCTAATACCAGCTGGGACGTTTTGCCCGTTTTTAGTTGTAAACGCTGCGTAAGGTCTGGAAATGATAGATACAATTTTTTCAATTTCCGACTCATCGCAAACGTCCGTGAAATGGTTGAATTTTTTTGCTGCGCTAATGAAATCTACTAATTTCATAATTGTTAATTTAATTGGTTTGTACTAATGTTTTTTTCACGCTTAATGTATGGGGATAGCACCCACACACCAAGACACCTCCCGGATGTCGCTACATTATTCTCTTCTCCCTAACAACCACAAAGTTTTCAAAAAAAAAAATAAAAAATTTTAAAAATTAAAAAATTTTTCGTATCTTTGCAACTCAATAATTAAAATCTAAAGTTATGAACAAAAACGATTTGAATAGATTAAATTATTTGCTTTGTAAACCAGCAAATGCACTAACCAGCGAAGAATTTCGCACTGTGGTGGATTTTTATATATCTCAAAACGATTTACCGCATGTAAAAAGACTTTTGGGATCTATAAAAACAAAATTTGATGAAAGTAGAATTGGTACAAAGACTGGTAGGTTGTAAATAATATTTTAGTATCTTTGCAACTTGATAATTTAAATTCAAACATATGCGTAAAGAAGATTATTTAAAGTTAAGCAAGGAACGTCTTGCTGAATTGCTTGCAGAACGTGATTTATCAGATCAGCTTGCTGCATTCGGTCCATATCCTGAAACTTGGCATGTACCGTGTTATGCTCCAAATGGTATTTGTACAAACCCACATAAAGATTGTATAAATTGTCCTAAAGATTGGGGTAGACCATTTACAATTACATGTGATAGCACGGCTGGTTTTCGATGTAGTGAGCAATGATATGGACAAACACAAGCGAACAAGTGTATTAGCCAGTCGTGTACGGTTTTATTATGATGTGGCTAAACGTACATATGATAAAATAAATACGGCTGATGGGAATTTTATTGAACGTTATGTCAAAGAACGTGATAATATATCAAATGATTTCCCATATCACAAGTTATTTTATTTTGAATACAACAGACAATTATACGCTTCAAATGAAATTGTGATAAACGCTGCAGTTAATCGCACTAAACAAGAATTTGAAGATTGGTACTTTGAAGACTATTTATTAAATAAATCGAAATATGAACGAACATATTAAATCATTATACCCTTGGGCTAGAAATTACGATAAAGGCGGTTCTAAAAGAGATAAGTTTTATAACACACAGTTGACACCTCAACAAGAACAACAGTACCAGCAGTGGGTTCAGACGTTGCCGTTGAATTTGCGTAGTGATTACGACTACGATTTGCGTGGTGCGTGGTTGAATGGTGATTTACCGGACCAAAATTATCATATGATAGACAAGTGGAAGAAACCGTGGCATCCTACATTCAGTAATGAAAGTGTTTATAGTACACCAGAAGCAATTGGAGGTAGTTGGGAAAATAATACATTTGTGCCCTCTGCAATTAATAAAGTTGCCAATGGTTTCAAGTATGGACAATGGGGAGCTAACAGTTTTAATTTATATGATACTGGTGGCGATAAAGGAAGTCCTTGGCATCCTCCTATGAGCACATACCGCATCAACAGGGCACAGCCTGCAGGCACAACGATGTCAAACCCGTACGCAGTACGACAATCGCAGCCTGTGGCATTGTCCGGGCTGATGAAACAGCTAAACACATCGTTGGCGGCTAGCACAGGTGCTTATGTTCCCGTGATAGATACTGGCGTACCTTCTTATTTTCGTTACATAAACAACACAAACAACATGACAAAAAGCAGTGATCCCGTAGCGTATCAGCGCAACAGGCTTCATTTTGTTGAAAATAATGCGAATGTGGGCTACGATCCTGTCACACAGAGATATGTAGCCTACGATTCTGTGGAAGGCGGAGAGCAGACCATCGGAGATGGTTTGAAGCTTTATCCAAACGAGGCGTGGACGAAGCTGTACAACAGACAGGGTTACCTTACAAAACAACAGCACGATGATTTCATAAATGCAAGAATACGTAAAGATATTGAAGCAACAAGAAGATTTTATGACACTACAAATAATGATGTTGGCGCTTTCGATAGATTGTCCCCGGAAATGCAGGCATGGCTTATAGATTATAATTATAACCCTGGTATTACACAATTTCCTAAACTTGTAAAGGCTATATATGTCGACGATAAAGATTCTATAAGAAAAGAAAGTGCAAGAACGGTGGGAGGAAAGCCTCTCGGTAGAAACAAGATAATGTTAAATGACTTGGATTTGATAGAATCTGGACAATATACAGGTAGTTATGCAAAAGGAGGTTCAATTCACATTAAACCAGAAAATCGCGGCAAATTCACAGCAGCTGCCAATCGTGCTGGTAAATCCGTACAAGCGTATGCAAGTCAAATACTTGCAAACAAAGATCATTATTCAACTACACTTGTGAAGAGGGCTAATTTCGCTAAAAATGCAAAAAAATTTCATCATTAATTACTTTTTTTGTAATTTGTATTGATTTTTTTTGTATCTTTGCACATTATTAATATAAACAATTAAATATGGAATTGAATAATGAACAAATACGCCGCATTTTGAATAGCGACGAAACAAATAGACAAAAATATTTCAGAATATACGGTGAAGACGTGTCAAAAGACACAGCAAGACACCGTTTGGAAAGATTAAAAGAAAAATTGAATTCCAATACTGTTGTTGAAGTATGTGCAAATAATTTCAAAGATACCGTTACCATCACAAGTAATGGTCAACAATGTTCTGAAAAACTGTTGGAATGCTCTCAAGAAGAGTTGAAAGACCCGAATTTTCTTTTAAAGATTCACGGTTACGATATAAATGAATTCCAATTAGTGAGTGCAACAGCATCAATTTGGCAAAATTCTACAAAAGACAACAAGGTATTGTATTCTTCAAGGATAACTGTCAAACCTTTATCTAAAGAGCAAAATATAAGAAAACTTATAGAAGAAACTGTAGATACATTGTTTGATGATAAAGATAGTAGTTACTCACACAAGAGAATTACAGACATTCAAAAACGTTGCAAAAAGTCAAAACGTGACGAAAAATATTTGGAAATATGTTTGCCGGATTTGCATTTCGGACTTACAGTAAACGAAGATGTGCAGTCTTTTTCAGATTTTGAGTATCTGTTTGAGGAAAAAGTGTATGCTATAGGAGAAATTGTAAAAAACACAGATCCCTCAAATATAGATCTTGTTTTTCTTGGAGATATACTGCATTATGACAATGCACAGAAAACCACAACAAAAGGTACTCCACAATGTTCAAATGTGAGTTTTGAAACGATGTTTACTTCTGCATCTGAAAATATAATCATGTTGATAGATTATATTAAGGAGGTCACAAATAACCCTAAAATACGTGTAATCTATGTTCCAGGAAACCACGATACAGTTTTAGGATATACTTTGATGACAGTAGTGGGTGCTTATTTTCATAATGATGAAAATATTGAATTTGATTTGAGACAAACTGATCGTAAATACACAATGTATGGCACAAATCTTGTTGGGTTTATACACGGTGATATGAATGCTAAAAGGTTAAATCAATGGTTATACAACGATGCAAGAGAATATATCAGCAATGCAAAACAAATTGAAATACATTGCGGACACTTGCATTCTGAACAAGTTATTGAAGACAATGGTGTGATTACACGTCATTTGCCTACTATATGTGGTTCTTCTCCTTTTGAAAAAAGACAGGGCTACCATTCTGTAAAACGTCTCAGTGCCTTTCTTTGGGATGGTTATAAAGGTTTACAGAACATATTTTATATTTAATTGTTTTTGGACACTCCTTGTAACATGCGAGGAGTGTCTTTTTTACCTAAATTAAACAACATGACAAAAAAAGAGTATAACGATATCCCAGTTTTCTTTTGTGAAGATTGTCTTTCATTAACAATATTGAAAATGGACGATTATAATTATTGCAAAGATTGTGGTAGTACTAATGTCAAATTGACAATGATTGACGATTGGGAAAAACGATATAAGCAAAAATATGGAAAAAAATTATTGCAAAAGTAACAACGTATTAATTTTTTTTGTATCTTTGCAGGCTGAAATTTTTTAACTTAAATTTTTAAATATGGAGAATAAAAACGAAAAGAAGATGTCTTACGAAGAACTTGAAAGATATTGTGGTTATCTCGGTTCTCAAGTAAACGAAATGACAGAAAGACTTAAGCAAACACAATTTTCAGAAATGATTGCCAGATTGAATTTTGAGTTTAAGGTTCTTGAATTGGCAAAGTATTTCCCGAAGGATTACGTTGGCAAGTGTTCTGAAGACATCCAGCGTGTGTTGGTAATGGAAAATCCTAATGACGAAACTGAAACAGAAGTACAAACCGATGTCCAAGATGCTTAAGAATACAACCGTAGTGTCTGTACCTACTAACTTGAATTTGCAGTTTTTCAAGTATTGGGTTGAATTCTTACGTCCGTTGCACAAAATAAATCCACGTGATATTGAACTTATGGCAATGTTACTTTATAAGAGATATCAGTTGTCCAAAGTGATTCAAGATGAAAAAGTATTGAACACAACACTAATGAGTGGTAAAATACGCAAGGAAATACGTAATGAACTTAATGTAACTTCGAACTATTTTCAAGTTATGTTGAAACATCTTCGGGACAAGAAAGCTATTGTTGGAGATACTATAAACCCAAAATTGATACCGAGGTTGGATGACACTTGTGAAGATTATAAACTAATAGTCCAATTTAGTTTCAATGGACGTAACTGAAATTGATTTTCAAAAGATAGCTGACAAGTACGGTATGTCCAAAGGCGATATACGGAACATATACTACGACACATTTGAATTTATTTATAAAACGATATCGTCTTTGGAATATACCGAAATGTCAGATGAAGAATTAGATGCGATGAAAACATCGTTTAACATTCCCGGATTGGGAAAATTGTATTTGGATAGAAAAACTATTAAAAAATTCGCTGAAATATGGAAGAAACAATAAATATCAAAAAGATAAAACCTATGTTCACCAAACTGTTGGTGACAAAAAATATGTATGATGACATAACTTATATTCCAGGAACACAGATTATCGATTCGACAAAGATCAAGCAAGGTGTAAAGGAATACCAGACAGTTATTGCCGTTGGTGATTCTGTTCGTGATGTCAAGGTAGGAGATTTGGTTTGTATCGATCCTACAAATTATGCTGTGAAGAAATACAAGAAAGGTGATATGCACGATAATATGGAGGAATATTCAAATCAAGTAATAGGATATGCTTTTCCGGAAATAGAGCTTGATGGAAAGCCGTATTTGTATTTGGATATTCGTGATATTGATTTTGTTATTGAAGAATGGGAACCGATTAAATCATAATACAACACATGAAATTATTTAAGTTTGAAGGATTTAAATTAAATATCTCTGAGGAGGCCTTGGCAATCAAGGCCTTTCGTGATATATGGAACAGGGATAAAAGCGACACTAAAGAAAAAGCCATACAGGAGTTAGGTTTTATTTATTTCTTTTGTGATCCAAGAAGTGATTATATGTTTCTTATAGATGAAGAAACACGTATGGAAAAGATATTGGAACAAGAAGGATTTCCTAAAAAATGGAAACCTGATAAAACAATAGAAAAAGCCATGGAAGTGTATAAATATTTAACAACCTCACCAAGTTCATTATTGCTTCAGGATACACGGGAACTTATTAATAAATTACGTGTACAATTAAAGGAAATAGACCTTAAAGCTGTTGATGACAAAGGCAAACCCATTTATACATTAAATACAATAACAGCTACAATAAAGCAGATTCCAGGCCTTATTGAGGATTTGAATAAAGCGGAGAAAGCTATTGTATCAGATATTGAAGAAAACGCAAAAATGCGTGGTAACGGTGTAAAAAAGTTATTGGAAGATGGACTCGATCAACTTGCTGTTTAATGATAAACAGACTGCCATTTTGGCAGACCAATTAAAAATGTACCCCAAAGAAGTACAGGATGAATTTATTGATGTAATAAACAATGTTCCTTTTATTGAATCAATGGTAAGTTCAAAAAGACTTCGTGCAAAAGATTTACCAAGAGATGAAAAGGGTAGGATTATTGTTGATTTGATTCATCCTCATATACTTGAGGATATGGATTATTTCAGACCAGCTGCATTACATTATAAAAAATACGGTTGTTATACTACATTGAGACCCAATGCAAACCCCAATAGTGAGTTTGCAAAGTGGTTACGTACTGAAATTGATCGTATCTGGAACGGCATGGTAAGACCTTCAGACGGTGAATGGATACCGGGAGATTTGTATTTTTATTGGAATTACAGTCCTATCTTACAAACCAAAGTTGAAAAAGGCAAAAAAAAGGGTAACCGTGTTATTGATTTTCCTGAAATATGGGATTCGACATATTTATGGGGACATTATATACATCAAGCTGTTTACGGTGGTAAATACAATAATTTTCAAGGTGGTGAACATTTTGGAGTTATCGCTAGACGAGGTTGCGGCAAGTCATTATTTATTGCCGCTATGATGGCTAAACAGTTTATATGTGGTGAAAATCAAGAAGTTAACAAATCTGTTAAAAACGTTGTTGTTGCCGCTGATAAACAATTCTTGATCAACGATGGTACTTTGAACAAGTTTGTGGATTGTATAGACTTTTGTGCAGACAATACACAATTCCCGTCAAAACGTCTTAAAAGCAGTCTTGGTGATATGCACTGGCGTATGGGTTATTTTGATTCAGAAGACCAACAGATTGAACGTGGTACCAAGAATGAAGTTATGGGTTTGTCTATTAAAGACAAGCCTGGTAAGATTCGTGGTAAACGTGCTGTTCGTACTTACTTTGAAGAGTTTGGTATGTTCCCTAATTTCTTGGAAACATACAATACGGCTCTTTATAATGCCGAAGAAGGCGGTTATGCGTTTGGTACATTGGGAGTTATTGGTACAGGTGGTACAAAAGGAAATGACTTCTCAGGTGCATTGGAGATGATTTACCATCCGGAAGGTTATCATATGTATCCATTGCCTAATGTTTTTGATAAAAGCACACAGGGTAAGGGTACTTGTTTGTTCTTTATAGGAGCATATATGAACCGTAAGGGATTTTACGATGAAGACGGTAATTCTGATGTTACTGGATCTTTACTTGAAGTTTTGATGGAACGTTACAAGACAAAAACAACTACAAGTGATCCGTTGTCTGTTACACAGAAGAAAGCAGAGTTACCTTTGACAATACAAGATTGTATAATGAAAGTAGGTGGTAATATATACCCAGTTGCAGATATACAATCGCGTATTGCAGAATTAAACTTAAATCCACATGCTTTTGATGATGTTTATGTTGGCAAATTGAATATAGTTGGAGGAAAAGTTGAATTTCAACCAACAACAGATACACCGATAAGACATTTTCCACACAAAGACAATAAGCTTGAAGGTGCTATAGAAATATTCAAAATGCCCGAAATAAACAAAACTACAAACGAAGTGTTCCGCAATCGTTATATTGCAGGAGCGGATGTGTATGATAATGATGTATCTGGCACATTGTCTTTAGGTTCGATATTTGTACTCGATGTATTTACAGACAATATTGTTGCAGAGTTTACAGGAAGACCAAAATTCGCAGAGGATTTTTATGAAATATGCAGACGTTTGTGTTTGTTTTATGATGCAAGACTTTGTTATGAAAATAACTGGAAGGGTTTATATTCATATTTTAGCAGAACACATTGCACATATCTTTTGACACCTACGTTTTCTTATTTGAAAGACAGAGATTTGGTCAAAGGTGAGTTGTTTGGAAACACTTCTTATGGTGTAAGAGCTACAGTGCCGATACAAAATTTTGCACGAGGATTACTTCGGGATTGGTTATTGAAACCTAAAAGTAAAATTGAAAAAGTCGACGATATCGAAATAGAAACCACATATCCGCAATTGATGGATGTACGTAATATTGCTTTGTTACAGGAATTGGCTCTTTACAATTTGGATGGTAACTTTGACAGACACGACGCGATGCTAATGTTGATGTTATATCGGGAAGATGTTTATAGATTGAATTCCGGGGAACCATCCAAACGTCCAGAATACAAAAATGAATTTCTAACTGATTCATTTTTTGATACTTATAATAAAATGAAAAACCGTTTCAAGAAATCGGAAACAAATATAAATGTAGACGGAATCTTTATAAATGGTTAATTTGAAATTAATATGTATATTAATGTGTTATTTTTTTTATTATTTTTGCACGTTTATATAATAATTTAACATGAGTAGAATAAAAACATTTCCACCGCAACAAATTCCATTCAAGAAAAAGAACGACGAATGGCGTAAAAAGCATTTGGATTGGGCCGATAACAACGTATCTTCACGTTATAATGAGAAGGTGCGTTCTTCTATTATGAATAAAAAGATTAACTATGATTTGGTTAATGGTAAAATTCATATGGATGACTTAATGTTGGTTATGAATCCTACTGGTTTGAATTCTGCGTTTATTCCGGATACAATTCAACATTATCCTGTAATGAACGCCAAGTTACGTGTGCTTTGCGGTGAAGAGATAGGAAGACGTTTTGAATATCGTGTAGTATGTACAAATCCAAATGCAATAAGCGAGATTGAACGCAAGAAACAAGAAGAATTGTTTCAAGCTGTACAAAATGCTATACAGTCAGAATCCAAATCTGAAGAAGAGTTCAAACAGAAATTACAAAATATAGAGAAAGAATTTAAGTATCATTGGCAAGACATACGTGAAATCAGAGCAAATGCTTTGTTAAATCATTATACTAAAGAAAATAATGTACAAAGTTTGTTTGCTGATGGATTTATGGATGCACTTACCGTTGGTGAAGAGATATATTGGTGTCATATGGCTGGTGGAGAACCCGTTATAGAACGAATGAATCCTATGAAACTTCATAGTTGGCGTAGTGGTTATTCTTCTAGAGTTGAAGATGCAGACGTTATTATTTATGAAGACTATTGGTCTCTTGGTAAAATATATGACACTTTTGCAGATATTCTTACAGAAAAAGATCGTAAATATCTTGAAGATTTACCTCATCTTGATGATCCTGATGAAATGTGGAATCGTGATGAAACCAAAGGTTTTATTAATTCTAACGATCTGTTTAATTTTCCGGGAGGCACTATAGTTGGTGATTATGTTTTATTTACAGATGGCGGACAAAATGAAGTGTACGATTCGGATGGTAACATTCGTGTATTGCATATGTTCTGGAAATCAAGACGTCAAATAAAGAAGGTAAAATCTTACAATCCCGAAACAGGTGATACTGAGTATCATTTTTATAGCGAAGATTATCAAATAGATGAAAGTCTCGGTGAAGAAGAAGAAATTTATTGGATTAATGAAGCTTGGGAAGGTTACAAAATCGGTAAGGAAGTTTATTTGCAAATACGTCCTTGCGAGATACAATTCAATACAATGGAAAATCCATCCAAATGTCATTTCGGATTTATCGGCAGTTATTATAATGTCAATGAAGATGAGGTATTTTCATTAGTGGATACATTGAAACCGTTTGCTTATTTATATGACGTTGTACACGAACGTTTAAATGAAGCAATGGAAGCAAATTTTGGACAATTATTTGAACTTGATATTGCCAGTATTCCTGATAAATGGACACCTGAACAATGGCTGTTTTATGCAAAAAAGAACCATTTGGCAATCAAAGATTCATTTAAAGAAGGTAACATAGGTGCTGCTACTGGAAAGTTAGCAGGCAATTTTGCGTCAAATTCACGTGGTCTTATAGGTACTAACACCGGAGATTATATACAACAGCATTGGCAAATGCTTGAATATATCAAGAATGAAATGAGCGATGCTTGTGGTATTTCCAAACAACGTGAAGGTCAAATTGCAAATAGAGAGACTGTTGGTGGTATCGAACGTTCAACATTGCAGTCTTCATATATCACAGAGTGGTTGTTCAATACACATTCTGATGTAAAGAAACGTGTGTTGGAATGTTATTTGGAAGTACTTAAATTTGCCATGAAAGGTAAAAATAAGAAATTTCAATACGTTTTATCCGATAGTTCTTTGGCAACATTAGATGTAGATGGTGATGAATTCAGTGAGAATGATTATGGTTTGGTTGTTGATAACTCACCGTATGCGCAGAATCTGACAAGTAAACTTGAAATGTTAGGTCAAGCTGCATTACAAAATCAAATGATAAGTTTCTCTTCGTTAATGAAAATTTATACATCGAATTCTTTGGCAGAAACAATGCGTATGATTGAGGCAGAGGAAGACGAAATGCGTCAACAGCAATCAGAACAAATGCGTCAACAAGCTGAACTGCAAAAGCAAGAACAAGAAATGCGTATGCAACTTGAACAACAAAAGCTTGAGCTACAAGATATGATGAATCAACGTGACAATGAAACACGTTTGCAGATTGCACAAATTCAGACTCAAGGCCATATTGAAGCTGAACAAATCTACGGTGACAGTCTTATTGACGAAGAAGTGGAGATGGCTAAAATAAAAGAAGATGCTCGTCAGTTTGATGCACAATTGGCACACGATAAAGAAGAACAAGCTGCGCAACGAAGACTTGAACAACGTAAACAGAATTTGGAAGAACAACAACATAAAGAAGACAAATCGTTCAAAGAACGTGAATTAAAATTAAAAGCTGAAGAGGTTAAAATAAAACGAAAACAAGCTAATAAAAAACCTTCTCAGTCATGACAATAGAAATTATAATTGCAATTGCAGGAACATTGGGAATTTCAGAAATTTTACATTTGATTGTGTCAAAATTATTTTCCAAGAAACAGGATACAATTATGACACAAAAAGACGAATTTGAAGCTATACGTGAACGATTGACGTATAACGAAAAAGAAACAAACCGTTTAAACAGGGCTCAAATTATGGCTAATCGCAAGATAAGCAGATTATATTCTTATCTAGTAGATGTTACTACAAAAACATGTGCAAAAACAAATTGTGCTTTACGTGAAATAATAGCTATTGATTTTGATAACTTTGATGAAGATGACACTGAACAAACAGAAGAAACTTTAAATAATAATGATAACAAGCAAGAATAAATCTTTTAAGTGGATAGTATTGATATACACAATATTTATTGTAACTATATGTTTGTTGTCAAGTATTTTGTTTGTAAAATGTAACGATAAAGAAAAAACAACAATAAAAATAAAACATGTCACAGATACTATTGTGGATAGGAAAACAGATTCAGTCTTTGTGGATCACTATTATCAATTACCAGGACATATTGACACAGTATTTGTATTTAACAATACCGATTCTGTTTTAGTAAGTGGTGACACAAAAGATACAATAGTGATTGATAATCTTGAAATACGTGTTATAACGCACGATACAATAATAAAAGACACAATTACTATTACGAAAACTGTTGACAAACAAATAAAACATTTTGGATTTGGAGTATATGCAGGATTTTCTGCTATATACGGATTGAATAGTAAAAAGTTTGACTTTGGCCCATCGGTTGGGGTTGGAGTTATTTATAAATTTTAAATATAAAAATATGGAAGATTTAGATTTTAACAACATTGATGATTCGTTGAGTTTTAATTTTTTTGGCAACGAGGATGATGAACAAAAAGATGATGTTTCTGTAGAAGAAACAGATAATAATAATGATAATGATAACACCGAGAATATCGTTGACATTGACCCGGAAAGTCTGTTTGACGATGATTCAGAGAGCGTAGGTGATGAAGATAAACAAGATACGAAGAACCCTGAAGTTCAAGAAGAACCTGGTAATTCTTCAGCCGACTTTTATTCTTCCATAGCCAGTGCTCTTAAGAATGACGGGGTTCTCGAATATCTTGATGATGATAGTGTGGCAAGCATTACAGATGCTGACACATTTAAATCTGCAATTGAAACTGAAATAAAAAGCCGTTTCGATTCAAAACAACAAGAATTGCTTGATGCAATGGGATATGGTGCTGATGTACAAGAATTAAACTACATTCAAAACACTATAGACTATTTGAACAAGATTGATCCTGAATCTTTGAAAGACGATTCAAATGAACAAATTACACAACTACGCAAGGATCTTATTGCTTCTTATTACCAAAACCTTGGTATGAATGAAGATCAAGTAAACAGAGAAGTGAAAAAGTCTTTTGATGCTGGAACAGATATCGAAGATGCACAAAACGCTTTGGTAACTCAAAAACAATTTTATCAACAGTTGTATGACAACAAGATAAATACTGCAAAGCTAGAAGAGGAAAAAAGACAAGCAGAAATGCAACTTCATCAGAAAAAGGTTATAGATACAATTATGGAAACGGAAGAACCTTTTTCAGGTATAAAACTTGATAAACGAGTAAGAGGTAAAATTGTAAGCAATGTATACGATCCTTCTGTTTTAGGTAAAGACGGGCATTATTACAGTAAATTGCAAATGTATCAAATGGAAAATCCCGAAGATTTTTTACAAAAAGTTGGTACGATATTCACAATTACAGATGGGTTTAAAAATTTTGATAAACTTGTTGGTAAGGTTGTAAATACAAAAAATAATGAAAATATACGGGATTTGGAAAATAAATTGAAAAACCAAAAGAATTATGGTACTAGTTTCAGATACGTCAGTAAAGGACGTGGCGAACAACAAAAACCTAATTCACGTTATACTTTAAATATTTAATCTAATTAAAAAAATTATTTATGGCACGTTTAGGAAAATTCCAAACTATTACTTTTTCCAGTTGGAAGGGCTTGACTAAAGAGAACCACTTGAGTGCTATCTTTCAAAATGAGCCTCAAAAAGCCACGAATGTAATGATTCAATTACTCGCAACGAGACGTGGCAAAACTCTGGAAACTTATCTTAGTCAGTTCCCCACGAAAGTTTTTGATACTGACGATGAGTACACATGGGATGTTATTTCTTCTTCTCGTAGAAATATCCCGTTGGTAGAAGCAAGAGATATTACTGGTACGGTGGTTACTGCACAGTCTGGTAATATTGGTATTGCCGGTGAACCTTTCTATCTTGTTTTTGCAGAAGATTGGTTTGCTGATGGCAATGTAATTGTCGGTAATTTGAATGAAGTGTATCCTTTGAGAGTTCTTGGTGAACCTCGTATGGAGGGAACAAATGCTGTTTACAAAGTTGAAACCATGGGTGGTCTTACTGCTGGTGTTCCTGCTGAAAGATTGCTTTGCGGTGAGAAATTCAGTATTGAATATTCTCCTGTTGAGAAAGAACTGTCCAGAGGTGTTGGTGATATTCACTTTATGGCACCTGTGAAAATGCGTAACGAGTGGTCTCGTCTGCGTATTCGTCATAAAGTTCCCGGTTCTATGATCAATAAGAAACTGGGTGTCGGTATTCCGTTTATTGACAACAAGACTGGCAAGACTGTAGTCCAAAATATGTGGATGCACTATGTGGATTATGAACTTGAGGAACAATTCCAAGATGAGAAGAACAACCTGCTCATGTATGGTCGTTCTAACAGAAATGCAAATGGTGAATATTTGAACTATGGTAAGTCTGGTAACGTCATTCAAATGGGTTCCGGTATTCGTGAACAAACCGAGATGGCTAATGTGACTTATTACACCAAGTTCTCCTTGAAGCTGTTAGAGGATGCTTTGTATGCTATTTCTGCTAACAAATTGGCTCTTAATGATCGTACGTTTATTCTTCGTACTGGTGAGCGTGGTGCTGCAATGTTCCACAAAGCTGTTTTGAATGATGTTTCCGGTTGGACTCGTACATTCCAGGTGAATGCAGATAATCTCGGTATGATTAAGAAGACTTCTTCTCCGTTACATGATACCGCTCTGTCTGCTGGATTCCAGTTTACTGAATACCATTCTGCAAATGGTGTGGTTATCAAACTGGAAATAGATCCTATGTACGATGACACCGTACGTAATAAGATTATGCATCCGGATGGTGGTGTTGCTGAATCTTACAGATTCGACATTACTTACCTTGGTTCCATGGATCAACCCAACATTCAACTTGCCAAAATCAAAGGTCTTGATGAGGTAAGAGGTATGATTCCTGGTTTGCGTAATCCGTTTACTGGGGAAACCAATATCAACTACATGACCACCGATGAAGACTCCACGGAGATTCACAAGATGTGGTGGGGTGGTGTATTTGTTTTGGATCCTACAAGATCTATTTCTTTGATTCCTGCAATTCTGCAAGGCGAATAATAACTAAATATATGGAAAATGGCTGAAGAAAATAAACAAACGAAAGATAAAACAAACGAATTAGTAAATTGTTTGACAAACAAGAAAGTTATTGTTAGATATATTGTAAAACAATCAAATCTCATAAGAGATCCCAAACACGTGCTTGCAGGTGGTCTTGCAGAAGGATCTCATGTTAAATATGTAGCACCCGTTTATGAATCAAACGGCTCATATTACAACGTGTTGACTAATGCCGAAAAAGATTATTTGGAATACGTTATGGGAATGGAAAAAAATGCTTTATCTATTTATAATAGAGAGCATAACTTTTGGGATAATTTTGAAGTTACTTTAGGTAAAGATGATACCGTTTTGGATTTATCTGTACCTATGGATTATATCAAATATAAAGTTTTACTTGCTAACAAAAACTTTATTGCTGATTCTTTGCAAACTCTTGAAAACAAGCCTCGTGAGACTTATCGTTTTGTAATGATTATGGACGATGAGGAAGATAAAACCAACATGCGTAAACTCAACACATCGATGGAAGCTTATATGTTGCTTGGTCAATATATGGACAAAAGAGATGTTTTGGCTACAATATTGGAAATGTTAGATGGTCGTCCTATAAGTGATAAAGTCAAACAAGAAACTATTCTTTCGAGGTTACAAGATCACATTACAAACAATTCAAAGATGTTTGTAAAATTTGCAAACGATCCTTTGTTACATACAAAAGTATTGATTCGTAAGTGTGTTGCTGAAAAGTTGATATTGAAGCGTGGTGATTATTATTATCTTGCTTCAGATAATTCACCTCTGTGTGATTCTGGTTCTGAACCAACTATCAATGTAGCGGCAGCTTATCTTTCAAATCCTAAAAGATCTGAATTAAAATATACATTAGAAGGTAAATTAAATGCATAACAATGACGTTAAAAGAGATTGACTCCGAGTTTGATATTTTATATAACAACATCAGTAGTGGTGCTGCTCCGAATCTGAATGAGTACGAAAAAAGTTTGTTTTTGACAAAAGCTCAAAATGAACTTGTCCGTATGTATTACAGTGGTAAAAATTCAAATTATAATTCGTTTGAATCGGACGAAGAAGTACGGCGTTATCTTGATACGTTAATTGATGAGTATGAAGAAAACCTTTCTGATTATCAACAATACGGTTCTTTCAAAGATTATATTGTGGGTAAACCGGACAATTTAATGTATGTTGTTCGAGAAACCGCTCAGAACGCTTCAGAAGGCTGTTTAAACGGGTCAATTATGCAAGTTACACCAACTACACATGAAGACATAAATCGCGTCTTAAATGACCCGTTTAAACGTCCTAATGAGCGTAAAGCAATACGGTATGATAAAAGTCATTTGGGTAATGTTGAATTTCACATATTAAGTCAAAATGAATTATCTCGTTATAACGTGACTTATTTAAGAAACCCGAAACCGATAATTCTTGTAGATTTAAAGGTTTTTGGCGTTGACGAAAACAACAATTCTGAATACACAATCGATAATATGTCTGATCCGACAGAACCCGAAATACCCGATGTGCTGCAACACAAAGTAATTGCAAGAGCTGTTGAGTTGGCAAAAGCTGCTTATGTTGGAGATTTGAATACTACATTTGCAGTGGATACAAGAGATTTATAAATCAAATAAAATAATTTAAAACTATAATATTATGGTATTTAGTACAAATCAAGTTAGACAACTTTATGTTGTTACCGGCACTATGACTGACGCAAACATTAAAGCACATGCTGCTGGTACGACTTTACAAGATCCCGGTAAGACCTTGTTAAAAGAGTTTGACGATTGGGGTCAACACGAAGATCCTAAAACGTATGAGTTCTTCTATGTAAATGCACTTGGTGAACTCGGTCACAGCGATATTATTCATCGTGAAAATATTCGTAAAATTACGAAAACTCCCGCTTCCAGGCTTCGTATGTATCTTCCGTCCTGGTTGATTACCAATACGTTAAATGCTAATGATTATGCAACGGGTGACGTGTTTTATATGAATTTCAGCTTCCCTGGTTTCCTGAATGCAACTGATGAGGAAATTGAAACCAAGACTGTAGCTATGCGTTATAACTACAACGAAAAAGGTCAGCCGATGAATAGCAACGATACTAATTATGGTGATTGGGGTGCACAAATGGCAGAAGCCATCAAGCTTGCGTTCAATGCCAAGAAAAATCTTGATAACGACCTTTTGTCTGTTACTGGTAGTAATACCACTGTGACTATAAAAGGAAAAGCTGGTGCCCCTTGGTATGTTGGTGTTGCTGACAATAAACCTACTCAAATTGTTATTGATAACCTTACTTGGGAAAATTGGCACGATCCGAATTTGACTTCACTTCCGTTGGAGAATAACAGCCGTGTTGGTGTTTATGGTACCGCCCAAGACACTACAGGTACTGGCAGCACTGCAGGTGTTGATTATATCGGTAACGGTAAACGCACTGCAGATCTTGAGTATTTCTGCATGGGTGAGCGTGGTGATCAATATCGTAATGTCGGTTGGCCGAACGTTATTCATACTGCTTATATGATTAACAACCCTGGTGATACCGACGAGTATGATTATCTCGATATTCATTATTATTTCCAAGGAGAAGGTGTTCGTTCAGACAAATCTGAGAAAGTGTTGACGCTGGTTGCTACTGCTGCTGGTGGAAATAATGTGAACTCCGTTCTTGAAGGATTTTATAATACGATTTGTGGATCTTCTGAAAATACACAAAGTCAAGACAATACTGAAACTGAAGGTGGTAATTAACAGTTGAACATAAATTTCAAATAAATATTAAAAGCACGACTTTCACCGTTGAACAAGACGGTGAAAGCCTTGCTATATTTACATACAAATTAAATAACGGTTAGTAAAATTAATAGATTGTGGTAACGAATCCTATAACAACAAAGACAATATTCAGTAACGGCACTTTCCAGCTTGATGTTGCGATTGATGAGACCTACACTGAGGCGGAGGCCCATATCAGTGTGCAGGATATCAGGTTATATGAATACGCGCCTGATTATGACAACGCAACAGATCCATATGAGCTTGTTGAAAGCGATCCGGAATATTACGATCATGGTAATGTATATAACGACGATGGAATAATCACCGGTATATTTGTACGCTACCATTTTGCCCCGAAAAAAGACAGACTGGTGAAATGGGTGCTGGTGATACCACCTTATTTGTATGATGAAAGCAATAACCCTATAGGCAATATTAACATATGTTGCGCCGACGTGGACTCTGACGGCAATTTTGTCGTGGAGGGATATGCTGCTGACCTCACGCAATATGAGCGTGATCTCCTTGAATCTGTAAAGTTAAAGTGCAATGACTGCGAAATACCAAGAGATTTGCTCAATAAACTACTTAAACTTTTCACATTAAGGGCTGCTGTTGAATCTAAGAGTCCTTATCTTGAAATGATATTCTCCAAGCTGTCCTGTGGAAAGCGATACTATCACGTTCTGAACTCACCTTCACGAAACTGTAACTGTAATGGATAGTATAGCGAAGACAACTGGACACGCATTTGTCGGTTATTTCAACACACTGCGTAAGATGGGCGGTGCCTCTCTGTCAGAGAGAAAGAAACTGCTCTTGCTGTGGTTTTTCGATTACTTGAGGAATAACAGCGACTTTGTGTACTATTATGAAACCGAAAGTGATGTTGACGAATGGAAGGTTGATAACAAGCTTGTTGCTGAAATCGAGCGGGTGTTCATGCAGAATATATCGTGTCTCACGGATAACACCTGCAATATACGTCTTCTTGAAGGCGACTGTACACCTGTAGTGGAAGCCATCGGTTTTATTCAGTCACAGCCAGAGGAAAGAAAATACCTGATAGCTTTGAATGAAACAGAACCCATTGGAAGTATAGACATTGAAGATATGCCATTACAACAAGCATTAGACAATGAGATTTGGTTGACCAACAGTGGTTTGATAATCGACAATGACGTAAAAGAAGACGAAGATAATATTTATTTTGAATATAACGTAAAACCTGTAATATAATGAGTAACGGTTGCAAATTAAGTGTAAAAAGATTTAAGGAATTTCTGTTGAAAAATTCAGCAGATAATGGTTCTCCACAAACGTTTCCCAGCAATATTGACAACAATTATAATCACGATCAAGATGGAGACGTAAACAAAGTGTTTCTTGTTGGTTATCAATATAATTCCAATACAGATTGTCCTGAAGTAAAACTTCGGCTGGAAGATATAATGAACGGGGATATCTGCAACATCAGATACAATGAAAAGAATGACACGATAGAATATAAAGACGCAAACGATGATTGGCACGAAATTGAGATTTCCACAACTGTTGATCATTTGACTGATATTGGTGATGTTAGTGAAAATCCACTGAATGTACAACCAGGCTATGTTCTTACTTGGACTGGTAATGGTTGGGAGGCTGCTCAAAATGTTGGAGACCAATTACAAAGTAATTGGGACGAAACAAACACTTTATCTCCTGCATTTATATTAAACAAACCTTCGATTCCAACAACGTTAAATAAATTAACAGATGTTGACACAGATGGTGTAGAAAATGAAAATATTTTAGTCTATAGTGCGATAACTCAAACTTGGAAACCTGCTCCAAAACCACAAAGCGGTGGTGCAACAACACTTTCGGAACTGACAGATACCAATATTCCTAGTACTATAACAAACGGTTATGTGTTGACTTGGGATAACAGCACTCACAAATGGGTGCCACAAGCTGTCACTGGTACACCGGGACAAGACGGACATGATGGTCAGGACGGTCAAGATGGTAGAAGTGTTGAAGATATTCAAGTAGACGGAGGCGGATTGCCGTCGACTGTAAGCGGGGCTACAAATATTTATAATTGCATAGATCAAAATGGTCAGGTAATAGGTAGTTTTGATGTGACTAACGGCGTTCAGGGAGCTCCTGGAACAAATGGTTTAACTCCGCAAGTTAGAATAAACTCTGCTACACATCAACTTCAAGTATCTTATGATGGGACAACCTGGGAAGATAAAGGTCTTGTTAACATTCAAGAAGGCGGTACCACTAATAACTTTGCAATAAATATAAAACCAAGTTCTACAGATTGTGTAAGTCTTGGTGACGCTTACATCGATAGTGAAGGAAATTTAATGGTATTGATGGATGTGGTTCAAGGAACATTTGATAATGCTGGTAATATACGTGGTCCACAAGGTTTACAAGGTCCACAAGGACCACAGGGTGCAACTGGCGCTACTGGTGCAGCTGGTGCTGATGGTCATAGTCCTGTAATAACACTTGTAGTTGATCCGCAAGGAAATGGAGAAACTCAACTGACATTTAAAGCTGATGGACAAGCACTAAGTCAACCAATAATTATTCACGATGGTCAAGATGGTGCACAAGGTGCAACGGGTCCTGCTGGGCAAAATGGTCAAGATGGTCAAGATGGAGCCGATGGTACTACATTTGAACTTTATCGTATAACAATTGCATCCACCCCAGCTGCCTTGTCTCAAGACCAAAGCTATTACAATCTTAACGGCACACAAACCTGGCAGAAATGGGACCCACAGACAAGCGCTTATCAATCTGCCCAACAACCTTCGATTGATGAGCATAACGTGTTGGAAGTATGCCCCGCTGATGACACTCCGTCAAATATTGCCAAGAACCTATTGTATGGGACTTTTGGTGTCTACTACAACAACCGATTGATGTTTTGCAGCGTGAAAGACCCGGCAGCTGCCGGTAAGTTGGTTTACACTCTTAAACTTTACAGCAATATCCAGTAGTCATGCCTTCAATAAATGTAAATATGTATATACCGCAAGTTCAAGAGCCAGTCCCTATGTTTATACTTGGGGACTCGGCTTTCGCTTCGGACAGCACTGTGTTACCGGCGGGCGTGCAACCGTTGCCAACATCTCCAAGTAATGGTACAATTTCAAATAATAACTTACAAGATCCATATTATTTTAATAGTGATGGCACCTTGATTACAGGTCAATACAATTATATATTTGTACCAATAAACTATCAGATAGATTTACAACAAGGACATATTTATGTATATAATGAAAGTGCAAGTTCTTGGAGTCCATTTCAATTAACAAGTCAATGGTTTCATGTAGAAAGTGCTCAACCTCTTGATGCTGATATGAACCAATACAGAGTATATCGTTTTTATTCTTACGATACAGACGAAGATGAATACAAGAGTGTCCGTTATAAATTAAGCTTTAACATAATATAACTAAGTTATGAATATAGCAAACAGAAGGTATGATGGAGCTTTTAACCAAACATCCAATATAACACAATTATTAGATGCGCCGTGGGACGATCGTGCTGTAATCAGAACTCAAAATGATTTGTTTTCATCTGATACTTGGATAATACAAGAACAAAATACAGTATATCAAGGAATTATTTGTACTGTTGTTTCTGATAGCGATTCGTCAAAAAATGGAGTTTATTGGTTGCCGGTACGAAGAAGTGGTGGTGTAAATTATTGGGAAAAACAATCGTGGGATAACACTGCAGCAAATTATCATGTAAACGGTTGGCGAAAGATTTACGACAATACAACAGATATTAGCGGTGGTGGTTCACAAACATATTTAGATATTTCAGATCAAAATGAAGATACACATCCCGGACAATTTGGTGGGTCAGGAACACAAATTGACCCATATTATATTAAAATGATAAACGGCGGTACAATAATACCCTAAGTAACACAAAATTGAGAAAAAATGGCAGAATATTCAAAAATAAGATTCAAACGTACAAGAAATTCAGAGGATCCGATTGATCATACTCTAATGAACAACGATTATCCACTTATATCTGATATGAATAACCATATCACAAACTTAAACACGATTGTTTGTGAGCCTTGGGTTCAAACGTATCATCGTCAATTGTGGATTGATAACGTTTGTATAAATCCTCATCTGTATACTAACACGCTACCTTCTGGTAGTCAATCTTTATTTGAATTGGATAACGTATTTGTCAATGGTGAAATGGTCTCTAATCTAACTTTTAGATATGATACTTTGCTTTTATCTTTGGCTTCAGATACAAATCCGTTTAAACTTTTGTATGAGTCTTCAGTATATCCAATTTACAATCCATTTACTACGACTGGAAATGCACTCGTATTAGGTAACCATATGGTTTTTAATAACGAATCGTCTCTAATTAATTCTGAATACATTAACAATATTAACATTGTATCTGGGTCGAATTTATTAAGTGACAACATTAACGTTTTTGAAAATTATAATTCCAACGATATATTATCAAACCATGTTTATTTATGGGTTAACAGTACTTTAAATAAAAATCATTTATGTGATATTACTGGTACACTAAGACCAAACTACGGTACAACCTTAACTTTGGATTCTGCTACCGACACTTTGAATTTAAGTCAAGTAACAGTAAACATCTCATCGGCAACCCCGTCAGCGTTAGTTCACGAAGGTACATTTAATGCCATAACATCGTTATCTGTAGATAATTACGGTAGAGTTATTGGTTATACGAATACTACATATACTCTTCCAGAGGGTAGTGATGGCGGTGGAACTGCTGTAAATCAAACATTAACTGCTACATTAGGTTCGCAAATTGTTGGAACAGATCCTGCAGAATCTCATTTTGCAGTGTTGAGATTGTCTGGTGATAATACTCCAATTATGTTAAAAGGAATTGCATCAGATGGGAACGATAATGGAACAGATATTAGAATGTCGGTTACCAATTCAAATTCAGAAGATACGGTTATAATTAAAATACATTGCATAGACGGGGGATTAATTCAATAACAAACAATTATGGACGATACATTAATAAAATTTCCAAGAGCGAGATCTTTATATAATCAAACGGCAGAAGATGTTTTAACAGCTAATTCCGTAGTATTGCCATATGGTTCCCCATATACATTTGCAAGTACATTATATTACCAAGAATCACACAACAAACGAAATCATTTATTTATTGTTGGTGATAACACAGTTTCTTTACTGACCCCATTGTTATATCATGTGGGTCCTTATTGGTCTGGAGAGGGTGTGATAGTAAATAACGATCAATCTTCGCAAAATCTTGGAAAAATATCTTTAAATCTTACTGCTGGATCAAATATTACCATCACAAATGGAAATAACAACGATAAGGTTATTTCAGCTGTGTCAAACAACGATGTATTAATTTGTACTGCTGAATACAATTCATCTACTGGTAAATATACTGTAACTGGTTTAACAGCACAAGAAATTGTAACAGCCTACACCAACAACAAAATTGTTATTTGTAAAAACGTATTTCCTGGTCAATACTTCTATTTATCTTTAGCCGGCGATCTGGACACAATAATGTTTTCATCATTACGTCACACAAATTCACAAGAATGTGATCTTAAATATGATGGTACAAATAGTAATACTTGGACTTTAGTGAATGAAGACAATTATGATGAATGGAGCGTTGTCAACATAGATAATGGAACGACTGTGCACAACATATACATCCGAGATAAACGCCAATGTATAATCATCGACAACTCATCAAATGAACAGACAGTTGCATTGACGTTTTCAGCTAGTGCGAACTCAAGCCTTATTTCCGTGACAAACGTATACGCAGCGAATGATACATTAAAATCCGTTGCGGCGGGCATGACGGTTATGGTAAAAACGAAAGTTGTTTCAAGCAATTCCGTGTATTACGAAATAACACAAATAACAAAGAACCCTCACTAAAACACAATACTATGGCTGATATAAAATTTAGGAAGTTTGAGGATTTTGATTTGAAAACCGATGATGGTTACGAATATAGTACACCGGAAAATAATTATAACCACGACCCCGAAGGTAATCCCGAGGAGTTTTTAGTGGGTTATCGTACAGGAGTTGACAATGCACTTTTTGGTCGCAGGGAATTCAAAGTCAGGATGGATAAAGCTCGTGGTATATATTACAATACCACAGAATATTGGGCAGCAAATCCATGTATACCAAAAGAAGGTGATATTTATATTTATACAGATGCTAAAGTCATTGGCGCAGATGGTCTTGAAATTACGACACCACAGATGAAAATAGGTACTGGCAACGCATGGCTGGCAAACCTCAGGTTTGTGAACCAGCATATAGCCGAGAGCCTTCAACAGCATATCGAGGACGACAACCGCCACCTGAATCCGGGCGAAAGAGAGTTCTGGAACAACAAGCTCAACGTGGATCCCGATTACCCAGTGGACGAGGAAGGTACTTTATTATTGAACAGAAACTAACAACAAAATAATAATATGGCAGATATTAGTAAAATATTGATTCCCGCCCTTGACGGTTCTCCGGGCGGTATTTATAACATAAAAGACACTGTCGCTCGTGAGATGCTTGCGGGTGGTATCAACTATTTCATAGCGTGGAACGGCAAGAGCGTCCCCAATGTGGCGAACATCCCCAACACAGTGTCCGTGCGCTACAACGACACTGTGTATACGGGAACGCTGGCTCCCGCAGACGCAATGCCGATGACGTTATATCTTGTATACAACGGAGATAACGGTGCCAACAACTTCATCGAGTATGCCGCAGCCACAGACGACCAGAATGTCAAGTTCTGGGAAGCTCTTGGTGAGACGGGTGCCGAGATGAGCAACCTCGGCGCTTTGGCGTATATGGATTCTGTGGATCTTGACAAAGGACAGGGTGTCAATGTCATCGGTGAGAACGCCACTCTGCAGGCGTCTTCTAGCAACGTGACTTTCGGGACGCATACCACAGCCAACGTCCTTGGCACGAACACGACGTTTGATGTCACCGACGCGACATACACGCTGACACCGACAAAGGGCAATGTCACGCTGACACGCAGCACCGACGTGGCCATCACGCCATCCACGACAAGCGTCTTGAGTGCTCTGGACACCACAAATTCCGCCAAGGAAACGGTACTCAAGAGCTCCACGACGTTCACGAAGAAGAAGATTGCCACCGCCACTGTCAGGGGCGTGCAGGACACCAACGAGTCAGTGGCTGTTGATTTCACAGGCTCCACAAAGAGGAAGCTTATTACAGACACTGTCGTTCCCGCCAAAAGCAAAACAATATCCGGAAGCGACCTTGTGTCTGCAGTGACCAGCAAACTGGAAACGACACAAATTCATACCGTAAATTATAATGGCGTCACGGCTGTCACCAGTATAGAAGGCACGTATGGAACATTGGACACAGGAACTATCAACAAGGTGGAGGCTATCACGACAAACAATGCCCAGAACAACGAATGGAAGGACACTGTCGCCAACCTCGACATCCATATGTACTCTTCCGTAACGGACGGCTCTTCAGGCGTCTTTGCAAATGCAGACAACGAGACTCTTGTGATAAGTTTCAAGACTTTACCTTCGTTGAAGATAGCCTCTGCAAATGAAACGTATGCGAAAGGAAATTTCACCGGCAATTCCGGAGCGGCGACAGTTCTTGCAGATATAAGTACAACCACAAACAAAAACATAGCTGAACGATCCGGGTCCAGCACAACAGTGGCAACTGGATCATTAAGTGGCAGCGACAAAGTTGGCGCAATTATTCTCACCGGTATTGATTCGCAGTCTGTCACTGTCGCTGAAGTGGACACTGCCAAGCGTTTCGCCACCGGCGACATCGCCTCCACGAACACGGAGAACAACAACGAGCAATACGGCGACGAGGTTTACACCGCCATTTCAGGTAGTGTCAGCGTTCCGAAGAAGGCTACAAACGCAACGGATGTACTTGTACCCACTTTGCAGAACGCTACAAGCTCTTCAAGCGATGTCAACGTCATCACCAACGTCTCCACGGAGACTGAAAGCGTATATAAGACCGTCGCTTTCGAACAGTCCACTGTGCTTAACGGTGTCGGCACTATCACACAGCCTGTGTTCACGGCCTCTGTCACTGCCGACAACAACGGTTCCGTGCTTACAGGTGCTTCCATCAGCAAGTCTGCCGCAGGCAGCGTGACTGTCGCAAGCGGCAACATTCCTGTGACCGCTATCACGGCTCTTGGTACTGCCACAGCTGCGGCTCAAAACATAAGTTTCTCCAACAAGGATTTGAAGAAAGTGCCGCTGTATGACGATTTGCAGATTAACACGGCAATAGCTCCGTTCAGACGGTATTTGAACTTTATCATACCCGAAGGAGGCAATATTATACTTTATAAAAACAACGCGTTAAGCAATCCTGATTTTGAATACTCGTTGGACGGTGTAAACTGGACTACGTGGAATGCAAATTCAGGAGGAGACAGATTTTTACAAATTGCGAGTAATGAACGTGTTTATTTGCGTAATAAGAGTGAGACACCGACCGGACTTTGTTATAGCGCAAGTAACGGTTTTTATTTTACTTTGCCCGCAGGAGTTATAGTAAATGGTTGTGTGGAATCATTGTTATGTAAATTCCCGGAGAAAGTTATAACGCTTTCTGATGAAGGACGTCTTATGAATTTATTCAAAAACAATGAAATAAAAGGTCGACCGATTATAAATCACAAAACAACACGCGATTATAGTATTTATGGAATATTTTCTGGCTGTAGTACATTGGATGAAGTAGAAGTACACATTGAAAACTATAATACAAATGCATTTACCAACTGGTTGTTGAATGTTGCTCCACAAGGAGCAATTTATTGTCCGGCAGTTCTTGACTTACCGACAAACAGCGCAAACGGTGTACCCGCAGGATGGACACGTGTTGACATTTAACATTAAATTTTGAAGATATGACTATTACAGAGAAAGACAAGCATGTGGTTATAACTGCCGACAACGGCAATTTCCTTCGCAAAAAAGACGGCTCTGTGTATGGAGAGTCCATAAGTCTCGGCACGTTGAGCAGACCTGAGGATTTTGAAGAGCTGTCTATGAGCGAATGGCCGCAGACAGAAGAGGAACCCATTGACAACGAAACCGAATAATCATGGCAAAAGCTAACAAGTTGATACCCGTCGTGGATGGCACGGCGGGTACTCCTATTGAGTTGACAGACAGCAGGATTGAAATCACCAATCCTGCTGCTAACGATTTGTTGCAGTATGATTCCACGCAACAGCAGTTTGTGAACACTCCTGCAAGCAGTGTTGTGCCGTCGCACCGCACTGTCAACCACGAGCAGATAACGGACTCTTCATTGGGTGACGCCAACTTGCATGATGGTTTCTATTTTCCGAACGCAGTGCAGGACTACGACGGCAACTGGTACGGTGCTGTCGTGATTGGCGACCAAGTGTGGCTTGGCGAGCATTTGAGAACGACTCATTATGCGGATGGTACGGCGATACCGAACGGCGGTTCTTCAACAAGTACATCAACAGCATATTATTACGACTATTCAACATCTTCAATACCGTTGGAGAAACGTGGTTATTTGTATAATTGGCCTGCTGTTATGAATGGAGCGGGAACAAGTGGTTTGGCTCCAAGCGGTGTACAAGGAATAGCTCCAAACGGATGGCATGTACCGAGTTATGTTGAAATAAACAATTATTTAGTAAATTACGTTCAAAAACAATCTCGCTTTATATATTCTAACAGTCCAACTAAAATATCAAAATCACTTGCTTCAACATCGTATTGGAATTCGAATACAGCAGTAGCAGGAAATACAGGTAACGACCAATCAACAAACAATGCGACTGGATTAAATATATATCCAACAGGACATAGATGGTCTAATGGTGCATTTGAGTATACTACGATTTCATCTGAAATATATACAACAACATTAAGCAGCGGTAGTGAAAATGTGTTAGTTTTAAATTTGAATTATGCTACGGCCGTTATAGCATATGCTGCACGCACTAAATCTGTTGCTTGTTCCGTCCGTTGCGTTTCCAACCTCACCCCTTTACAGTTCCGCGACTGGTACGTCAAGACCTACGGTACGCTGCAGCATAAGCTGGACGAATTGCCTTCGATGAGCGGAAACTCAGGCAAGGTGTTGGCGGTCAACAGCGGCGAGACAGGTGTTGAATGGGTGACGCAAAGCGGCGGTGGTGGTACAGAAGAAGTGCTTGTGTGTAATTACGACATAACTAATCATACGATGGATAAAACCATCACAGATATTTATAATGCATATACAGCAGGGAAAATAATTGTTTGCAAATCTAACACGACTGTATATTATCTTGAAACTTGCGTCGATGTGTCGTGCCGTTTTCATGCTGTGCAAAACACAGGACAACTTTTGTCTTTCAAATACATAAAGTATCTGAACGGCACATGGTCTGAAGGACAGGACGATTGGAACTCCAAACAAGATAAACTTATAGGTACGCAAACGACTGGGCAGAACATCAAGACTATTAACGGCAACTCTCTGCTCGGCAGCGGTGATTTGACAATCGGAGGCGTTACCATCTACAGCGGTTCAACAGCACCGTCGTCATCCACTGGCAGCGACGGCGACATTTACATTCAAACAGTATCGTAATGAGTACATCAACAATAGTAACAAACGAGTTGTCGCAACACCCAACTGGCTTTTCAGGTGTTTCCTCCTACTCAAACAGTGATGTGGAAAATGGTTACACAGATAGCACAAGTGCAACTTATGCCAGAATATATTTGACAAGAGGGCAAAACGCTGTTACAAATGTGTTTTATAATTTTCCAATTCTGAATATTCCTTCGGATGCCACAATCAACTCTATATCGTGTTCAGTCAAATGCTCAATTAGCAATACTACAGCAAGCAGAGTGCAAACAAGGATAGCACAAATACTTTGTGGGAATGAAGTAATAGGAAATGCACATACGGTCGATTCCAGCACAACCGCTTTCAATATGGATATCGGCACATTGACAGCTTCGGATATATCAGGCAAAAGTTTCAGAATACAGCTTTATGCAATACGAGGTTCAAGCAGTACAAATACAAGTTACTATTTCCAGTTTTATGGTGCTACGCTTAATATCAATTATACCTATAACCAAATAGTATACGAGATAACATCTGTCAGCAATGTACCGGGTGTATCGATGTCACCTGCAAGTGCAAACATATATGCTGGAGACGGACGATCTTTTGAAATTGTCGGCGACCTTACAAATGTCGAGGTTACCGACAATTACATAGATGTCACATCAGACCTTGTACCGCAAACAGGAGGTTCTGTCAGCGCCATTTACACATTGTCGAATGTAAACGACGATCATGTGATTGTTTTCAATATTTCCGGGAACAAAGTTTACGTTAAGCGTAACGGAGTTTGGAAAAAAGCACGAAACGTAAAAGTCAAAGTGAACGGCGTGTGGGAAAACATTGAATATGTACATAAGAAAGTAAACGGTTACTGGCAATCGATGGCTGACCGATCCGTCATGTTTGACCAGAACGCTCTTTATATTGACGGGAACTCGATACCTTGTTATGGGCCATCATCGTTCATAGCGGACAATGTTCCATGGTGTATGGAAGAAATGTCATTGTCAACAGTTGCGTCTTATGTAGAAGCATTGCAAACATCGACATATTCCAATGCAAAACCGACGATATATACCAAAACCGGGTCAATGACATTCAACAATGAACAATATTTTACATATTCGCCGGCCGATTTTAATGGAACTGTCCTATTAGGTGATTATTATGTTGTATTGGTTCCTGCCAATTATTCTTTTATACGATCAAACACCGTGTCGAATTGTGGAGAAAATCTTGCAATAACGGAAATACCTTATTATCTTCTGACAGTAGACAGCATGCAAGTATATAGTTCTTCTGAACAAAAAACGAGAAATCTTATAGATTATACGCCATAATGAAGAATGCTAAAGAAGTCGCTGTTTTTGTCGTGGGTTCGAATGCTTTCTTTGACGGGATGGATGGTTTTTGCAGCAAAGACAAAGATTATGTACACTTGTTTGACGATTGGTTCCCACAACCGCAGGCGCTGATGTTGCGCAAAGACAGCTCCGACAGGTTTCTGTACCCAAACAAAGGCCTTGAATTAATAGATGATTGTATACGACAAAACGATCCATTGACAGCTGGAAAATTCCTTGTTCCGGAGTTCTGTGAATATATAGGGGCTACGTTGAACGATATCAAAAAACTTGAAAATCTTTTCTTTGCGCTTGACGACAAACATAAATACGAAACATACATATACGAATGCTATATCAAGAACAGCGGACTTTGGCTCACTGAAAAACAGCGGATAAAAGCGTTTGAAATTTACAGACAGTATAGAACATAAATACTAATAAAATAATTATATTAATATGGCAGATATCAATAAACTAATACCACTGATTTTAAAATGGGAAGGTGGTTATGCTAACGATAAAGACGATCGTGGTGGTTGTACAATGAAAGGTATTACCATAGCAACTTTTCGTAAATATTACGGTAAATTCAAAACTTGTAATGATTTGCGTAATATTACAAATGAACAATGGAAACATATTTTAAAAGTTGGTTATTGGGATAAAATGAAAGCCGATTTAATAGAAAATCAATCTATTGCTAATTTGTGTGTGCAAATGTGTTGGGGTAGTGGTCCAATAACAGCAATCAAGAAAATCCAATCTTGTTTGGGTACTACAGCTGATGGTATAGTGGGTCCTAAAACATTAGCTTTATTAAACGATAAAAACTACAAACGTACTTTTGACAAATTATGGACAATGCGTAAAATTTGGTTGACTAATATTGCACAAGTTGGTAATAATAAGAAATTCTTGAAAGGTTGGTTAAATAGATTAAATGATTATAAATTTTATCAATAATGCGTTTTGTATTGAAATTTTTTGTATCTTTGCAGTCTAATTAAAAATTAAGAATATGGATGAACAACAGATGATTCAAATATTAAACCAAATTCCATTGGATGTGCTACAAAATTATGTTGCACAACGAACACAACAAGAACAGAGTGTTATGCAACAAGCACCACAAATGACACAACAAATGCCTCAAGAACAAGTACCAGAAGAGGCAATGTATCAACAAACTCCTATGAGTTATGGTGGTAAATTAAACGGTTGGTCACCTTATATCGATATATATGCTTGTGGTGGTAGTACAAGAACCGCAGCAACTCGTGGTCGATTGGGTGCAAGAAAAGGACATCGTAAATGATATTAGGAAGTATCCGAAAAACTATACGTTTTTTGCAAATATGTCCGGTGGTAATAACCATAGCAACATTAATTGATATAATACTGGATTTGCTTGGCATTGTTGTTACATCGTTTATTTGTACATTTTTCGGAACTTCCTTATTTTTAACAGTTGGTCTTTATACAATTAGCAGGTCGCTATACGTCTCAACATGGTCTAAAGTTTTATATATTACGTTGATAGTCGCATTGCTTTTTGATTTTTTAGACCAACTGTTTGTTTTTTCTATAACTGCAATTATTTTTAACGAAATACTACTACTTATATTAATTACTGGGAGTATTTCTTCATTTATGACTTATATCTATGACAAATTCAAATACAGATTTTAGGGTATTTCTATTAAATCTTTTTGATTATTTATTCTTTGGTATGAAACTATACCGCAGTGGTGTCTGTGACAAACGTATCGATGGTGCGTATAAATTAATAGAAAACTGCGAAATTCGTGGTTATACCAAGACAGAAGCGGCAAATTTGTTAAACTTATCAGTTAGACAATTTGATCGTCGAGTAAAGAAAGGATTTTTGCCAAAAGGTCGTAAATATCAAGGATTTAAGTCATTATATTGGGATAAAGAATACATAGACAACATGTCGCACAAAGTCAAAAAGTAATTTGTTGTTTTTCATATACTTTGGTTTTAGCCTGTCCAAGTTTTGGGCAGGCTTTTTTGTTTTTGTACTTTTGCATTGTTAGCTAACATAAAACAATTTATTTACTTTAAATTATTAACAATGACAGAAGAAACTAAAACTTATGTATTTAATCCCGATGGTAATACTGGTCTTGGTAGCGGTATTGTTCCCGGTATGTTAGGTGGTGTATTGGCATCCGGTATGGGTGGTGGTTTTGGCGGTTTTGGTGGCTTTGGTAACACGATTGGTGAGTTAATAGGACTTGCTATCGTTGCATCCATTTTCGGCTGGAATAACGGCGGATTTGGCGGTTTTGGTGGTAATGGTGGTAACGGTGCTGCTGGTTTCCTTAGCAACCAAATTAATAACGATGCTGGTCGTGAACTGATTATGCAAGCTATCACATCCAATGGTGAACAAAGCAGACAAGCTATCTCTACGTTAAGCACTATGCTTGGCCAAGATTTCAACCTTGTGAATACTTCTATTCAAGGTATTCAAAGTGTTTTGAACAACATGGCTATCCAAAACGCAACCACTCCTTTGCAAATTATCAACGCTATTCAAAATGGTGATGCTTCCTTATCAGCACAGTTCCAAAATTGTTGCTGCGAGAACAGACTTGCAATTTGTCAGCAAACCAACGCTATTCAAAACAGCATTAACAGTGTAAACAATAACATATCTGCTACACGTGCTGCACAGCAATTGGCTGATTGTCAGCAAACTTATGCTCTTACCGACACGATGAACCGTAATTATATCAATCTTGACAACAAGCTTGATGCTATGGAATCATCTCGTAAAGATCGTGAGATTACCGCTTTGACAGCTCAAGTTGCAAAATTGGAGTCTCAAAACTTTACTGCAGGTATCGTACAGCAAGCTGTTACTCCTATTAATGTGGCTCTTAACAGTCTTGCTCGCGAAGTTGATGATATTAAGTGCAAGATGCCTGAAACTGTTAGTGTGCAGTATCCTAATTTGCAAGTGTATTCTACTACTCCCAATTTTGGTTGGAATAACAGTTTTAACGGTTGGGGTTATGGATTTAACGGTGGTTCCTATTGGGGTTAATATAATTTAATTAACAGACGATATGGCTACTTTTCCAAGACAATATGTAAATATTAACGGAATTCCCACCGTTAAGTCACAAAACGTTATAGTTAGCGATACATCTGTAGATTTTAAATTTAATCCGGATTGGGACAGACGTCCTTTCCGTGGATTGTTGTTGGTGTACCTTTCTGAAGCAATTCCGGAAGGTACTACCACAACACTTCCAATTAGATTTTCAATGGCAGGTATAACAAGTAACGTAACTATGGCGGGTGGTGATAATCTCACTGTTGCCGATCTTCCTGGAGTTGGTGTATACCTTGTATATTACGATCGTTTCACCGACATTCTTCAAATTTTAAATATTTTATAATTTCACATTAAATAGTCAATTATGTTTAATTCATTAAGACCTGAAAATGTTTTCTATGTTCTTAAAAAGAACCGTATTCCTGTATTATCGATAGGACGAGTTGTAAAAGTAAGTAACCCTGTTCCAAAATATAATACATCGTTTCAAACGTCTATTAATGGTTTTGAAACTGTTGTTGATGTATTGGTCAATGTTGATGGAGTTGAAACCGAATTTAAGCAATTACCAGCCAACAAATCAATATTTGATTATGAAGGAGGTACTGTAATTGTCAGTGATGACAAAAACGCTATAAATTCAGAAGTTGAGTCTTTACTAAATTATAGTCAGAATATTATCGACAATGTGGAATATCATCAAAAAGTTATTCAAAGTTGCTCTTCAATTCTTACGGATTTGAATCCCCAGATTGCAAAAGAAAAAAAGCAAGAGGAAAAAATAAACAATCTTGAATCAAAAATGCTTGGTATAGAAAACACATTAACTGATGTGAAAAACATTCTTACTCAATTAACTAATAAATAAGAATTATGAAAATTACAGAAATAACAGAGAAACACGTTTCTAAAATGGCTGATTTAACTGAAGAAATCTTGAGTGCCAGTGGTAAGCTGATGCTCTGCCTTGATAAATTATCTCACGAAATGTATGGTGAACGTATGTCTCGCAGAGAGCCTATGGATGAAGAAATGATGCACGAAAGACGTATGAATATGCGCTATCGTGATTACGACGACGATGTGTGGAATGAAAAACGTTACGGTAATCGTTATCGCTAATGGAACGTTTCAGACAACCTTTGGACTCTTGGGATATAATTCCCGATGATATGCGATCTTATCTAAGGAACTATGGCAGACATTTTAATAAGAAAGCATACGAATTTGCAGTTTCAAAGATGTATAAAATCAATAAAAACACAAACAGAAAAGAAAACATTACGCCTTTGACAAAAGAACGATTTGACAGTATTTTATCTCGTTATAACATAAAACTCGAAAATGATGTTTTATATGATGGTATGTATGTAATGTCAATGGCTACAGCAGATTTTTATGGATCTTCCATACCAAATGAACAATATCTTGCGATGTTTGTGAAAGATTATATTGATGATCCAGATCAAGTAGATGGATTTGTGTTTAACAGATTTTATTCAGATTGTGTATTAAACGGCACTGCTATAGAATGGGAAGATTTATTATGATTGAAAGATTTTTTCATATTAAAAAATACGATTGGAACATCACAATTTATTATAATGCTACTTGTGATGACGCTGAAGAAATTTTAAACATTTTAAACTTTTTTGAAATTAACAAGTCTCTAAAAAAAGAGGTAGGGGATATATTATATAGATGTTTACCGAATGTAGGATTTACGTATACAAATACATTTCTAAAAGAAACCGTTATAGTAATAGGACAAGCTTCTTCTTTTGATGAATTTTTGAATACATTAACTCATGAAAACATGCATTCTGTAATGCATATAACGGAATCTTACAATATATCACCTTATAGTGAAGAACCTTGCTATCTTTTAGGAGAACTGATTCAACACGAAGCGGGCATTATAAAGAAAATTGTATGTAACAATTAATTTTATTTTCACATTTATTTAAAATCTTGCGAGGATATTCATTTTTTGTGTATCTTTGCAAGATTTATTGTTTATATAGGATATATAATATTATGAGTACATTTAGAGAAATTGTATATATGGTTTTAGACCATAGTAAATTAAGTAACGATGATTCTTATATTGAACCGGAACACGTTTTATATATAGTTTCAAAGTTACGTGCGTATCTGTTAAGCAACAAGTATCAGAAAACTGCAGCGCAAATTTCAAATTCAAATTTTCAAACAATAGATTTAACATTAGAACCGTCTGAAAATGTATGTGGATGCAATAATGATGGCATGTGGGTTATGCGAAGTGTTGAAGAAATACCAAACGTATTACTATTAAACAACTATGAAGGATTAACTGTTATTAATCCATCAGTATCGTTTGGTTGTTCTTCAAATTTTAACTTTGTAAATACAACAAGATTTAATGCTGTTGGATATAACAAGTGGTTAAAAAACCAACAATATGCCACAATAGGTCCAGATAATCACTTATATGTCAAATCAGCTGATTCTGATATAATGGATTTGGAAACATTACAAATATCCGCTGTATTTGAAGATGCAGAAAAAGCTGCAAAAATAATTGCTAACAACAATCAACCGGATGGATGTTCAAATGAAGATGTGGTATGTGATGTAATGGATACAAAGTTTCCTTTGGAAGAAGGTTTAATAACATTACTCATAGACAACGCAAGTCAATTTATTTACCAAATGTCTATGAAATCAAAAGATATCAAGAATTCTTCAAACGATGAACTTGGTAACATAATTAATTATTTGAACACGTTACTTAAAGAAAAATATAAGAATAATTCTCAAAAAGTCCAAGATGACTGATTTTTTCAAACAAGTACAAAAGCTTAATGGTAAACGTAACTTTAAGATAAACAATTCTTACGGTTGTAGATATTATTACCAACATCATATACATAAAAGAAAAAAGAAATTCCCGGAATATTTGTTTCGACAAATTCTTATGGATATAATGGAACAATTAATTGAGGATTATTTGCTTAAGTACCTACGTGTAAAGTTTCCATATAGAATGGGAGAAATATTCATCAAACAATATGACGCTAAAGTAAAACAGTTACCTAATGGTAAATATGTAAAAAACGTACCTGTAAATTGGAAAAAAACTTTAGAATTTTGGCAAGATGATAAAGAAGCTTACGACAATCGTATTCTTGTGTATAACGATATTCCAAGTTATCATCGTGTAATATATGAAACAAAACGTGGTTGTTTTCACAATCATTATTTGTTTAAACTCCATATTTGCAGAAGTCTGAATCGTAAAATATATAATAAGTTAACACTTAATAAGAACTTTAAATTATGGCAGAACAATATACCTCTTTAAAAGTTATATATGATAGTCTTACACGGCAAAGACTATTGGCTAATCTCTCCTTTGAGGCTGTAATAGACTATACTGTAGAATTTATGCAAATACTTGGAGTACCTGGTTTGTTTATAAATAAAGTAGCAACTCTTTCTACAGATAACTATAAAATAAAATTACCGTGTGATTATTTGAAATTAGTTCAAATGAAAGGTCGTTATGGTACATATAGAAAAGGAACCTCGACGTTTCATATGAAACCCAAACATCACCATCACCACGATTTTTGTGGAAACGGTTGTGTGGTTTCCAGATGTGATACTCCCAGAATAGAGGGTGAATCTTGCACTCATTGTGAATTTCAAAACACATGTGCGGAATATCATTTCGATTACAATAAAACAGAATGTATATGTATGTTACGTACACACGTTATGCCAAGCAGACCAAAAAAAGGTAATTATTACGTTATACAAAACAGCTATATATATTTATCAAATCGAGAAGATACTGTAGATATATCGTATTATGCTTTCCTTACAGATGATGAAGGCTACCCATTAATACCAGATAATGCAGCTTTTCGCAGAGCTTTAAAAGCGTATATTAAAAGTGAATTTTTTACTGAAAAGTTTGACAATGGTGAAATAGACATTCGTATTTTACAACAAGCTCAACAAGCATATGCTTGGGCAGTAGGTGCTTGTGAAAGTGAAATGCAAATGTCAAATCTCGGGGATCTTGAAGCTTTTTCGGATGTAGCGCACGGTATAATAAATAAAAACAATGAATGGGACAATCATTTTGCATCCAATGCAGATCCTTTAATATTTAAAACACATTAATTATGGCATTTACTACAGATACATATGTTATAAAGGGAATGAGACAAGACGATTCTGATTTATTATTTAACGGTAGTAAAGAAGGATTGTCTTTTGCTTTTGAAAACTTGAATATGCGTTTCAGTGTAGATACTGAAACCACGTCTTTAGTTGCTACACAAGAAAAAGGAAATAGTAAATGTAAATTGTTTGTTACAAATTCATTTTTTGTTGACAACACAAACGATATAAATTTTGTTGAAATAACATCTTTACCATTTGCTGTTATGGGATATTGTGTTTTGGACAAGTATTTGACATTATTTGGTAAATGTACTACAAACACTACAATCGGACAAGACGAAACACAAATTGTATTTAACGAAGGAAATGATGTTATAATTCGTTTTGAATTAAAAGGAAATGATTTATATGGTTGGTTGATATACAACGACAACGGATTGAATTTTAATTTGCAATACCCATTGGAAACCATGGGTAATGTTGAAACAAATTTAGTAAAAAAGGTTTATTTTGTCGATGGTATCAATGTTCCAAGATGTGTAAATCTTGTAAGTGCTACTGCAGGTATGTTATCTAATATAAATCTTGGTTTTGCACTTGAACTTAATGATGTTTTAAGTGTATCCAAAGAATATAACAGCCTTCCTGGAAATTTCCCGATGGGCAAGATAAGATTCTTCTACACATATTTTAATGATTTACAATCCGAGTCCAATATCATTGACTGGTCTCCATTTTTTGATTGTAATTATACTAATCAGGGTGGTAGTGAAGCTAGTACATATAAAACACAGTTTGCGTTCAGAGTGAATATTGAAAATGTAGATCATCAGTTTGATTTCATAAGAATATATTTTCAGCACTTCACAAAAAACAACGCAAGTGAATATAGTTTAAAATATGTAGAACGCCCTTTGGATCAAAATTTGAATTCTTTTTCAACTGTAATAACGTTTGATGGGACAGATGTAAAAGATTCTACAACTACATATATTGACCATAAATTAAGTAATTACACATTCATACCATACACTCTTGCTGAAAAGAACAACAGGATGTTTTATGGTAATATAAAACGCAGCATTCCATCAATCAAAGATATTGATTTTTCAGGAAAAGCTGACATAACGTTTTACGATAAACTCATAGGATATGAAGATTTAACAAGAAACGCTGTGTATCAATATACATCAGATACAACAACATTCTTCGGTTCAAATTTTGATTACATGGGTTTTAGGAAACACAACTGGTATCGTTTCGGTATTATTGCGCAATATTATACTGGCGAATGGAGTGATGTAATATTTATTTGTGACAAACAATGCGATCGTTCAAGTCGTACTGAAATAGAATATAGTAAATTATCTTTATCAATACAAACTACACCAATTGATAATACTACTAGTACAATAACAAAACCAAAACCAAATCGGCCAATCAGAAGTAATTACTATATACCATCTGCAAAATTAATTACAACTCCCGAATTTAAAACAGAACTACAAAAACTTGCACAATTAGGTTTTCGAAGAATAAAACCGGTATGTGTAGTTCCAACATATGAGTGTCGTGATGTATTAACGCAAGGTATTAGTTGTTCAACTGTTTATGTTGGCGGTAAAAGACGTACTTTAAAAACCACAGCTAACGGTTTGTTTGCAATGCCATCTTGGTTTTTCAGACCATTACCGTTATTTCAAATAGATAAAACTATTAACAAACCGAGTTATCCATATACAATACGTGATATTACTGATCAATTTGATCATTATAATGTAAAAACCGTCGATGGTTGGATATTAAATCCTACATTTGATAACGATAATTATATTCGTTATAATTCAATGTACCGTGAATTTAGACACGGTTACTCATTACCTCCAAAAGATAGAATAAACGCTGAATTACAAAGCAGCGATTTTTCAATTCATGATTATTTTTATCTTGAAAATGGTGGTGTAAGTTTATTGTTTTCCAGTGAAGATCCATTAGATCTTTTTGACTTTGCAAGTAACAAAGAATACTATAAAACAAGATGTTACTTGAAACCACACGGTGATGTGAATTCTATAGACATAACAGCAGATGATTGGTATGAACAACTCGCTGAAGTATATGGTGTAGTGCCACATCATTCTTTATATACAACTGGTTATGACAACACTGTATTTGTCGATGAAAGTTTTTGTACTCTTAATTCTCCTGATATTGATTATAATTTCAGAGAACAGGTTGAACCGTGGTTTAAAGATCAAAATATAGCTGTCGTAGGATATGCTCAAATAACAAATTCTATGTCTAGTATGGATATAGATAGTGTAAAATTTGAACAAGATAACGAAGAATCCGATATGTTGGATAAAGATTCGTTATATACTGTTACTGGAGAATGTATGTTTAACTTAACACGTAAAGAAAACAACCAGTTAGATAATGCTACGGAGCAATATATTAAAAATCTTGCTGCAAGACCTCGTTTACAAAATAATCCCATGTCGGTATTTTCAGGACCATGGTGGTTGGATACAATGTTAGTTAACTGTTTTAAACACAGACAATATCCTTATAACGATAATAATAGGTTTATTATGTCTGCCAATTATAGTGAACCTCAAAGTTTAGCACCAGATTCTGCTTCGTGGAATATAACAAATGACGATTTATATAATTTATCAGCATCTGATGTAACATTTGATGCCACGAAATATGGCAGATTTTTTAGCCGTGGAATAAATTTAAACAATAAAATATTTCATTGGACGACTAGTTTTTACGGAGAGACTAATAAATTAATCAATAAGGATTTTGTATCAAACGAAAGTAATTCGCCGTATCCGTATGTAAAAGATAAAAAGTTTCCAGCTATATTCAGTGATTTTTTAGATGATTCCACATTTCCAATATTAAATCCAACAAATAACGATCCGGAAGATCTTGATGCAAAATTATACAATTGGGCAAAATATTCCTTAACTTGGAATACTGTAAAATCAACAGCAGATCAGACTAATGATATATATTGGAGTGAATTCTTTAATAACAGACAAAAACTGTCTTCTGCAAATCCTCCTATAAATGTTGGTACCCAAATATTGCCAATTGAGGGAATTCCTAATTTAATTAATTCGATAGGAGATGTTGTCAACTCCATATATAATGGTGATTTTAGAAATACATACAGCTATTATTTCTTCCCATATTATGCAACGAATGTTCCGTTTACATTTTATACTAAAAATGTTGGTGATAATACACACCGTACAAACAAAATACATGTGGTACATCCGTGGTTATTACCGCAAAACAGGGATTTTTCCACACGGCATCGTCATTCGACTCAGTGGGTGTTTGAATCCACGGCGTTAATGTTAAATAGTTTGTCAAAATATAGTGACTTTGAAAACTATGATAATTTAATATATTATTATAATTTAGGATCTGAATATGGTTGTCATTACTATGCTCCATTTTCAACAAACTTTGAAGGATCTTATTTTGAACCTTATTACGCACATGTAGTATATCCGTTTATGTCTACCGGAAATGTCCCATTTTGTGGTTCAAGTCGAGCTTATCGTTGTACAGAAACAAACAATCGCCCTGAATATAACACCACACATTCTTGCTTATATTCCAACTGTACAAATTATTTCAATACAGATGAAGATTTTACATTTAATACATACAGTGCGTATTATCATAGTCCAAAGTTAACTCAAGAAATATATGTCGAACCTGATTTGACAAGCATACCGTTTGTTGAAGCAGAACATGGTACAATATCACACCTTTATAGTTATTTGTGTAACAATAATTCTGCGGATAATGATGTTTTGTTAAGACATCATACACAAACTTTAACTGCCGCAATGAAATGGTATCGTGGTTTCCGTAATTTGAAAAGTCAGGGAGACGAAACACAACTGATAGATACTGGTGTATATTTGAATAAATCAAATATTGCAGGAAACTTATTGTTCAGTGGATATTTACCTCAATTTTGTACTAAATCAGGTTTATTACAAGCAAACGATACGAGAGATAATTTAAATTACAGAACTGTAATGGAAGATCCCGAACGCATTGAAGATTATAAAAATTTCTTTGATCAAGGAGGACCACAAGTTGTAGAGTTATCTTTCTTATCTACCCCACACGTTGTATATTACAACCAAGCTAATGACAGAATGATGTTGTTGGATAAATTTTATGCAGGACAACCTACTATAAATATATTGAATACTGACTATGATACGTTTACTCCACAATTCTACTATAAAGAATTTATAAACGAACCTATTCCGTATCAAACAACAACAGGACCAAACGCTTTATTACCCTATCATGTTAAAAATGCCGGTAATTGGTATTATTCAACATATCCTCATACTGGACATTTTGAACAATTTGATTTTAATGATTTGCATAGATCTTCACAACCATATTGGAATAATGCGTCTTCCGTTTTTTCACAATATCCTACGAAAATTATCGAAAAACAACATTTGATAAACATATCAGATGAAAGTAAAATAATCGTACGTGATTCCAACAGTGTGCAAAGAAGTGAATCAAATTACTGGTTGTTACCAATAAGTAATATGTATAACACAAATCTTATTGCAAGCTATACAACAACTGAAGATAAAAATCCATATACTTATCAAGACGTTTCTGTTGAACAATGGAATTGGAAAATGTGTGGTGAAACTATAAACTTGGACAATTGGTTAAATTCAACAAGTATAAACAAACAACAGCAAGTTAAATATTTAGAGGGAGATACATATTTCCAAAGATACAATTGTTTCAAAACTGTCAGTAAAGACACTACTTTTTCAACATTGTGGGAACAACAAACTTCAGATACGGTTACACAATTTGGTGAAAATGATGTTACAGAAACAGCATCTGTAATGATTGAATCTTATTATAATATAGATGGTATTTATTGGGATCACAATATTCTCACAGATACAAATCAATCTCCATTAATACAACCTTATTATAACAATCAACATCAAATAAATCCAGTTTATAGTATTCAAAACGATATTTGTGATGTATTCAAACAAATTGATACCAATTATCAATCATCGCAATTAGACCATTATCCTACAATGATCATGTGGTCTGCACAAAAACAAGATGGTGAAACTATAGATAGTTGGGGTATTGTTCCAGTAACAAACAAGATGCTTACTAGTGGTGAAATGGGTGCAATCAATAAACTGATTTCATATAAAGACAATATTTATTGTTTACAAGAACACGGCTTGTCAGTTTTGAATTACAATAGCAAAGTAATAGAGCCAACAGATACTAATTCCACATTGTCTTTGTATTTAAGTGATGCCACAAGATTACAAGATGTGACTTATTTAAGCAGAAATATCGGAACATTAAACAAGTGGTCTGTTGCTTTGGGACAATATGGTTTTTATTGGATTGATGAAACACTTCAAAACTTTTATAAATGTGGTGAATCTGAAAACGGTTTCGGCATAGAGAACATGTCTAATAAATATGGCTTTAAATCGTGGTCTAAAGCCCATATTTCAAGCGATAATTGTTTATGGGATATAAATACCTTTACAAGCAATTTGAAGGCGTTTAAAGCCAATTATGACCTTAAAAACAATGATGTCTATTGGGCAAATAATGAGTTTTGTATATGTTTCAATGAAACGTTGGATTGCTTCACATCTTTCTATAATTACGAAAATATACCATACAAGTTCAATTATCTGGATAAATGCTATTCAATATATCCTGAATCAGAAAATACATCTGCAATTTGGGAAGATTATTCTAAGTATTCACATTCATTGTATGGTACTGGTATTGATTCTTATATTGAATTGTTAGTAAATCCAAGTGGGCAATATGATAAAGTATTTAATTTTATAGAATATCATACTGAAGTATACGATCCGTCAAATGGATATGATGTTGCTTATGCATCTATTAATCCTTATAATTATATACGGGTGAACAATACTTATCAAATTGGAGATTCGATGCTTAATTCTATAAATACACAGCACAAGTTTAAACTGTGGCGTACTTCAATTCCTCGTGAAATAAAGAACGGTAAACAAACAATGAATCGTATCAGAAGTCCGTGGTGTAAAATAAAATTACAACATAAAGCTGGTAAACCAATGATAATTGGTGTATTACCGTCCAGAGAATATCGAGATAAACTACATTATATCAATGTAAACTATACAATTCCAGAGCAACCAATAAAGACAAATATTCGTAATTAAAACAGAATTTTATAACACACTAAAATATTTTTAACTTTTTGCAAAAAAAGAATACGCAAATTGATAAACGTATTCTTTTTTTTTGTATCTTTGCAAATTAAATGATTTTAACGTTAAAACAATATAATATGGCTTATGAAATACCTCCATTCAACAGTAAAACCAGACGTAGAATGGGTACAAGAACAATCAATTATGAAAATTGGTATAACAATGTAAACAATCCGTATGCTTATTTATATGGAATTGGCGATTCACCTCTTATGCAATTTGAGACATTTCAAGGTGAGCCGGTAGAACGTATAAAAATTGATACTCAACCAAATCAATTTCAAATTGATTTTACAGATGCAGATCAAATGATAGATGAAAATCTGTATAATCCAGCAAGTGAACCTCCTGAATATTCTGCATCAGATCAACAATCAAATTCTAAACTTAATTGGAAAGGTATTGGTGATTTAGCAACTACAGCTGCTGGACATATTGCAGATATTGTAAATAGTACAAAATCTACAATAACAATTCCCAAATATACAAATTATCACGCTGATAGTATTAACGACCTGTCAGATCTTGGTAATATGCACAAAACGTATTTGAATAAAGATACGTTATTACAAAAACCAACAGCAAAAACTTTCTTTGGAGACTTCTTTAAAAAATCTACAGAGGGTGCTATTGCTGGTTCAAGTCTCGGTCCATGGGGTATTTTGGGAGGTGCTATTGGAGGTGGTCTCGCATCAATAGGAAATATTGCGGCTAAAAGATCAACTTATAATAAAGATTTAAATGCTATATCCAGATTTAATCGACTTGAAAACATTGCGTTTAATAATGCTTATAATACTGGACTTAATAATATTATTGACAATAAGAATCATTCAATGTATAAACAAAGATTAATTGGTAATTATAATGCTGCCGGTGGACCACTTGGTTCTGAAGAGCAAATGGGTGTAACAACATTTAATACCGGTGGCACACATGAAATGAATCAAAACGGTGGTATTCCACAAGGTGTTGGAGACAATGGAAATACCAATTTGGTTGAAGAAGGCGAAGTAAAATGGAACGATTTTATTTTTTCAAATCGTATTCAACCAAATGCAGATATTTTGTCGAAATACAATACGTTGTTCAATAAAAAATTTAATTCTTATGCAGATGCTGCTAATTTTATATTGGATTTACACAAAGAACGTGAGAATAATCCTTTTGATAAAAGTACATTAAATGTACAAATGCAACGATTAGCTGATGCGCAAGAATATCAAAAATTATCTGATGAAGCTGCACAGTATGGATTAACTCCAGAAGAATATGTAGTAGCACAACAACAATTAATACAATCTCAAAATGAATATGCCTCCGGAGGTCCTTTAGGTAAAAGTTGGTTTAATAATGCGTTTCAAGCCAGAAAAAATGCTGCTTCTGCTTATGATTCACAGGGAAACTTAGTAAAACCGTTAACTACAGATGTATATCGTGGAACTGAAAATAAAACTAGTGATAAATATCGTAAACAAATTCCATCAGAAGTTTGGGATGCGGTTTTAAAGTTTATAGAATCATATTATGGTTTATATAACTATACATGGGAATATAACGAAGAAGGAAGACTATCTAAAAACGAACAAGATAGATATGATACAGTAACAAAAAGAATAAACGATTCTGCTAAAGTTTTGTCAAAATATGCTTCTTTTTGTGAAGCATATGATAGAGTGAATGGCACTAAAACAGCGGATCAGTTCAAAAAAGCGTTTTTCGATAAAGGTCATTTTTACGGTCGTGGTGCTTTTCATGGTAACAATATCTATAGAATGTTAGTAAACGAAGAAACAATTAAATCAGCATTACCGGCTTTAAATAGTGCTAGATCTGATCGTTATAAATTAGCAAAAGACGTTTTTGGGCAAACGAAAGATCTTACTTTAGTAACCCCTTATAAACCAACAATGGTTATGACATCAAATGTAATGATAGATCCATTACAAACAGCAACTCAAAAAAATATAAATACTTCAACACAAACATACCCGGTTTCACAAACAAACCCTACTTCGTATGGAACAACAAGTGTTATATCCCAACCTTCTAATAGTTTAAGTGGGATTTCATATTATAATGCAGATTCTCAACGATACATTCCTAGTACAGAATATAATGCAGATCCATCTAAATATCCTAATGTATATACAATTACAAATAGAAAAGGCTTAAATGGAAATATAAATTACGATAATAATCCGAATTATAAATCAAAAGTTGATAATTTAACCGATGACGATTGGGAACAAATTAAAAATAGATTACAAGAACGTAATCCAAGTTTTTATGGTAAACACGATGATTTGCAATATTATAAAGATAAAGCTGTAGATGGCAATTTTGGACCCATTCATCGTGAAATTATTGCATATAATCCAACAACAGATAACGCTGATTTGGTAAATAATTCAACCCCAGAAAGTATTTTAGACGAAGTATTAAACGAAGATGTTATCGCTCCTGATATAAATACAAATCAAAGTAATAACGTAGAAACAAATCCAAATCCAAATTCAGAATTTCAGGGATCTGTTGAAAAACATCCTTGGTACTTTTCTGCTTTACGTATGTCCCCTATATTTGATAATTTACGTTCTATATTAACACAAGATAATCCAGATTATACGTATGCAAATCAGATAGCATCAACTTATCGTCCGGTTAGCAGCTATCCAATTGGTCAATACCAACGTTTTCAACCTGTAGACCAACATTATTTGGATACACAAGCGAATCAACGTGCAAATACACAATACGGTTTCTATAAAAATAATGTACAGTCATCATCTGCAGCAAACGCATATGCTACTCTTGCTGCTGCAAATCAAAGTGCTGCTGTTAATGATGCTTATATAAGAGCGTTACAAACAAACAATCAAAACCGCAATGCGGCATTACAATACAATAATCAATTAGATCGTGCGAATGAAGAAGCTCGTAGAGCAACACAAGCTGCTAATTATTCAAATTACGCAAATATAATGGGTAACTCGTATGCTGCTGCAGAACAGGAAAGATTAGCTGTTGAAAATGCACGTGAAACTAATATGCAAAATCTTGCAATGAATCTTGGAAACTTGGGACGTGAGTTATACGACAGATGGAGAATTGCAAAAGATCCTACTAATGCATATGATGCAGATTTTAATTATCAAGGTAGAATTCCATACTTTTGGAATCCTACAACAAAACAATTTGAACCCGCAGAAAGGGGATAATTAAACATTTAAATAATTAACATTATGGCTAGAAGATTTATAAATACAGCAAAATTTAATCCATATAGTTACCAAGAATTAGCTGCTCCAGTTCAAAGAGCTACTGCTATATTGGCACAACAGGCACAAGGGTTGAATGAGTTAGAAATGCAAAATGCAGCTTTGGAAAAATATTTAGATCCCGAATTGGATAAAGAAGCTTATCAAACATATCAACAAAATAGATCCTTACTTGAAAATGCAGTAAACGATCTGTCAACAAATGGTTTGACTGCAAACACATATAATAATTTAAGAAATTTAAATGTTACTTATGCGCAAACTATCAAACCATTACAATTAGCAGTAAATAATCGCATAAAACACGTATCTGAAATGTCAAACTTTTTAACAAGTCATCCAGAAGTTGCATTAAAGGGTTCGTTAACAAGACCAATTAACGAATACATTAATGGTATTCCACAAATGGAATTGGTAAGCGGAGAATCTATTAAAAAGGATGTTGCTGAAGTATCTAAATTATTAGCAGCTGCGCATCGTGTGGATATGACCAAAGAAAAGTGGTCACAATATAAAGACTTAGTAAGAACTCAATATGGTTATACTTTACCGGAGTTTGAACAAGCTAAACAACCAGGTACATATGAAAACAGTATTGTGAGCCAAATACTACAAAAACATGGAGTAATTGATCAAAATGGTCAAAATTTAATGAATAATCTTGATGATTTTAATAGAATGTTATTCTATGCGTCTGAGGGTATGATGAACTTACTCGGTAAGCAAGAAGCAGACATTAAAGACAACGATTTGAAAGATATCCAAAGCAATTATTACCAATCCGAACATTTGAAATTAGCACAAAGAGCTGCAGATAGAGCTGATGCTGAATTAATAGCCAAAGCTATGCAACAAGAAGCAGAAAATCCAATTCAATTATATGATCGTCAAATTACAACACCATTTGGTATTGGCACAGCATTTACAAACCACGAGCCTGTACTTGTTTTATCTGGCAAAGATGGTAATAATTGGGGTCAAATTATTACAGGTATTATTAGTGCAAGTGGACAATACAATAATATATTAACTGAAAACGGCAAATTTGCTAAAAATATTGAACTTAAAGATAAAAACATTGCTATTTCAATTGGCTATCCAAACGGATTAGATCCAGAAAATCGAAAATTATATATTAAGTTAGAGGCTTCCAATAAAGATGGTAGTAAACCAACAATATATTATTTAGAACCAGAACATTTAATGTTACCAAAAGATCATTTTGATGCATATCGTAATTCAATAGAAGCTCGTCAAGCAGTTACAGCACCTACTACAATGAATACTACACAAAGAGAGAAATTTACACAAATGACACAATCTGAATTACAAAATATTAAAGTTGCACTTAGTGGTACAATCGCACCAATAACAATAAAAAAGTAAATATATGCCAACACAATTAGAACAAACAGAGCGTGCCCGTGGTATGATGGGTAATATGTCGGACGAAGAAAGATTAGCACAATATTATGCTGGATTAGAACAAGCTCAAAGTGTAATCGATTCAAGTACTTTATGGCGTCGTGATCGTAAACTATATGACAAATTATACGGTAATTATGGTTATAAATGGGTTGATAGTAATCATGTTGCACCAGACTTCGGTAGTTCTAAATTTGATAAAAATGCTACACTTGGAAGTCAAGCTGCCGATCCTACTGATTTACGTGCTTCGGAACAATCGTGGTATGGTAAGTTAGGTAATGACTTAATTAAAGCTGGTGGATTAACTGTGAGTACAGCAATCAATTTAGCCAGTGCTATATTTCAAATACCAACGGTTGCTTTTAATACAGAAAATTATGATGGTAATTTTTTTCAAAGATGGGGTAAAGCAATAGTAAATAGTCAAGTAACCAAAGATATGATTGAATTAGAAGAGCTGATGGAACAAACATTTCCAAACTATAGATCATATCTTGAACAAGATCGTTTTTGGTTAAAAAATGCTCTTCCTTTCAGTGGTGGTGCTGCAAATTTTTGGTTTGACGATATACTTAAAAATTTTGGTTTTTCATACGGTTCAATGGCTGCTGCTAAATTAGCCACAAAAGGAGTACGTGGGGTAACACAACTAGTGGGTGCTGCAGGAAAAAAATCTACATTTAAACTATATGAATCTATTGGACAAAAAGCTATCCGTGATGAAATGAAAGGTATTATTGCAAATAATGCTTTATCTGTCAGTCAAAAAGAAGAAGCTATCAAAACGCTGGTAGCGCGTCAAACTCGTAGAAATTTAGCAGATGAAATTGTTGGTTCAACATTGGGTGCTATTGGTGAAGCTCAATACGAAGGAGCTAGGCAAATGTATGATTTTGTTGAAAAAAATACACAACTTTTTGATGAATTTTTAGAAGAAAATCCTGATTACATTCAAAGAATGTATCAAAAAAACAAACCTAAAAATGCAGATGGGACTCCTATGTCATATGACGATTATTATACTATAGTATATAATGAGGCTATTGATCAAATATATGATAGTGCGTTAGCAGCTGGTCAAGGTGTTTTTGCAGCGGAAGTACCGTTGTTGTCCATTGAAAACTTTTTGGTTTTTCGTAAGTTTTTTTCAAATGGATTTTCAACTATTGGTAAGAAGTTTAATAACAATTTTATTGAAAAGTTATTTCCAAAAGTCAATATACAACACAGTGCTGTTGACAAAACCATTCAAAAAGTGACACAAAGTAATTGGAGTAAGTTTCAAAACAGCAGAACTTATAACATTGGTAAAGCGATGATTGGTGAAGGTGTTGTTGAAGAAATGGGTCAAAGTTTCATAAACGCTTATAATGAATATATGAAAGGCTCTGAGTTAAATGCTGTTCTTTCACAAACCTACAATGCCACACTAAATAGTGAATACAACGATCAACTTCAAACAAAAATGAAAGGATTTAATTATGCTTGGAAACAAAGCTATGGTAATCCAGACGATTGGGTTGAAGGTTTTGCTGGTGGTATTATGGGTTTAGGTATGCCTACAATCAGACGTCGTAGAAATGTTATTAAAACTACCGATAAAGATGGTAACCGTTTAAGCAAGTGGCAAATGATTAAACAAAATATACCATTTACTATCGAATGGGCTGGTGGTATTGCTGATTGGAAAGAAGCACAAGACAGGCAAAAATTACTTGAACAAAGTATTGAAACTGTTAACCAATATTATACAGATCCTGAATATCGAGCTAAATATCAAAACGTATTAAAGCTGCTGGCGTATGATAATTTAAAACAGAAAGCTGTTTTAAATGGAGATCGTATGTCATATAAAGATAATGATTTTTTAGAGTTAATTAGTTTAGCTGAAGCGTTTAATAATCTTGGTATTTTAAAAGACTATCAAGAAATAATTGATACATTGGATTTAAATATTGACGAGGATCAATTTACTCAATTAAAAGAAAGCGGCCGAGTTGAAGAAGATATGACATTTAAAGAATTTCAACAACGTGCCCCAAAAGTTAAAGAAGCGATTCAAAAAGCATTCAAGGATTATGACAACGTTCGTCGTGAAGTAACGAGTTTGGCCGGTAACCGTACAAGTCAAAAGTCAATAGATTTATTGACAAGTATGTTGTTATTTGCTAGAAACAAAAGTGAACGTGTTGATCAGATGTATTCTGAATTAATGAAAATGTTAGATAATAATGATCGTCCACAACATCAGGCAGTAAATGAAATACAGCAAGCAGAACAGTTAATGGCTTTTATTGATTATGATAAGTTACTAGAAAAAATTAACGACAAACGTCAAAACGGAATAATATCTAAGGAACAACGTCAACAAATCACAAAAAATTTTATTGACGATATTGCAGTGAAAGGTCGTTTTAAATTAACAGATGTTGAAAAAACAAAAGACTTTGCTGAAAAAGCTATCGATACAATTCAGAATGCGTTTGATGTAATGAAGTTAATGGATGATTTTTCTTTTTATATTCAAAATCCACAATTGTTAGATAAAATCGAAGCTGCTGTACAAAAAATGGTTAATAATGTTAATCAACCACAACAGCAACAAAGTGAAAACAATACATCAGTTCCAACACCAGAACAATATGAACAAATACAAACTGACGCATATATCGATGCTTTAGATAAACTGGAGAAAGATATTAAAAATGATAATACAATTGAAACTACTTTAAAGAATCAATTGTTATCTATTTTAAACACAGTACAATCAAAAGATGATATAGATGCGGCAATTCAAGAAATACAAGCCACTTTTCAGGATATTTTATCGAGTTATGATCCACAAAGCGAAATGTATCAAACTATAAAACGTTTTGCACACAATCTTGAACAAGCCGTTATTCCTGTATTTCACAAACCCACTATTGTTACGACGGAAGTATATAATAATTTAGTTGAGGCTGTTAAAAATTTTACTAAATTAATGGCAGAACAGCCAACTAGTGGTATGACAAAGAATGATTTGCAAATGACAGATTTTGGTTATGAAACTGTCACAAAATTTGGTGATGACGTCGAAGTTCACATTGGAGTAGATTTTATTGCACATACTTCGTTTATTAGAATTATGGATAGTAAACAACATGAAGTTTATATTCCAGTCAGTGATGATATTTTTACAAACACTGACAATCCAAAAGTTATACAATTAGGTATTTATGAATCTCGTGTTGAAATGCCAGGTGTACAATATATCTTATTTAAAGATCCATTAATTGCACAAATACGAAATGTTTTATTAGAACAGGGAGCGTCGACAGAAGAAACTAATCATATTATCAACACCATTAAACACCAATTTGAAACAGAAGATGTTGAAGGTAAACTTTTTGTACAATATTTTAGACCAAAAGTAATTCAAATTTGGCAAAATGTAATTGATAATCCCGATAGAGAAAGTGAACACGAACTGTTTCAAAAACGAATTGATGTATTTAATCAATTAATGCAAGCAATTAACGAATTCGAATCTGGATTTACAACACGTTCAAATAAATCTACCACAACAGAATCACAGCAAGAAACAGAAACACCAGTTAAAAATTTACAATCTTCTGAAAATCCTATAGTACCAGAAACACCCGACAATGTGGAAAACCCAGTGATTAGTGAAGAAGCCGCAACAGAACCAGAAACCAATCCATCTGAAAATCCAGTGATTAATCCGATAGATAACGAAGATCTTGCAATACAAACGGAACAACAGCCAGAAGTTCAACAAGAACAAACAGAACAAAATAACAATACAGATGAAAATGTAATTCAAGATCAATCTGACATAAATGTTCCTATAACTGATGCTTTGACAGATGAAGAGGAAGGCGAATTGGCTAAAACATTAGATGACACTGTAAATAGTGGTAAAGCAGCTATTCCAATTACAGAATACGATTTGTTTAATAATAGCAACACAAACAGTAAATCTGTACCCAAAACTCAGAATTTTCTACAAAAACTTTTAAACGGCTTGCGTAGTGTTGATCCAGAAAAAAGAAAACGTGTAGCTTTGTTAAATCACATACACAAACTTTGTAAGGATGATGGTATTTATAATTTATATAATTATCGTTTATTAAAAACGGGTGCGGAATTACAATTTGCTCCAATTGAATTACAAGTTACAGCTGATTATACAGAAACAGTAATTGGTGTTTATAGTAAATTAACAGACACAAGTGAACCCACATTATGTGGTTATGTTTTACCTGGTACACAACAATATGAAGATATCAGTAATTCCGGGATGGATGGTAACTTCTTTAAACTAAAAGGTGTGTTTGAAGCTGCACCTATGCGTGGAGCTGTACACAAAGTAACCGACAACAATCGTACTGTTTTCGATGACGGTGTTGATATGAATGATATTCAAAATCAATTTGATAATAACCAAAGTTATTTTATTTGTTTTCGTACAGAAAATAACGTTTATATTTATGATGGTGATAAATATGTTAACTTAAGTAAACCTGCCTTATCACAAATGATATTAAATAATAAACAAGATATTGCTGCTGGTGTTGTATATGTATTTACACACAGAGAAGGTAAAATACCATCAAATGCACAATCTATCGAGTTATCAGATTTTTCTTATATTAAATGTGATTTAAGACCATTTAAAAAAGACGACGGTGTACTTACAGACGTTGTAAATTTAATTTCCAAAATGTATAATAATCCAGAAATTAAAAATTTTGCTGGATTAAATGCTATTTTGAGAAATTCCATCGCGTTTCAATTACCAAAAAAGAAACGTGTAAATACTACTGAAGATTTGGGTGGCAATAAAAAGGTTTATTGGGAAGTAGACAACCAAGCTGAAAAAGATACTTGCACATTACAAATTGTCAATGTAAATGCAGGAAAGAAAAATCTTTCACCAGATTGGAAAATACGAATTACTACAAAAGGAATTGATGGTTTACAATATCCAGTTGACGGTTATACTTATAATATTCCATTTGAAAGTGTTGATCAATTTACAGATTATTTGGTAAATGATTTGCATGTTGTGCCGTCTATTACCAAAATTTCTATTATGGATACAATGACTGCAGCAGATGAAAATATCAAATTTGCTTTGGAATTTGCTAAAGAACGTTTGGATATACGTCGATTGGTAAAAGATGGTTTATTGGGTTTATATCAAGAATTGGTACCATTCAATGTGAATTACACGTTTGTTTTGGGTGAAAAACGTGAGAAACAAACAACACGAGGAGTCTTTCGTAGACGTGCAACACAAAAACAACAAGTACAAACTGAAACTCCACAAGCTACAACGGAAGCTCCGATTGAAGAAACAAAACAAACTGATAATGAGCAAAACGAACAAGCGGTAGAATCTGATTTGGTTGCAGCACAAACACAAGAAAATTATACTTCTTTAGATGCTGTATTTAATACATTTAAAGAAGAAATTGAACAAATAGATAATGAAATGAACAATATAGACTTTAAAACCGCTTGTATTGAATTGAACCAGGATTTTTTAAGTCAATGTAGTGATAAGTTAAAACAAGCTATTAAAGAAGCTTCAAAAGAAGATTCCACAACTGGTTGTTAATTAAAGTAATGATTATAAAACAAAAAAACATATGAGTAATTTTTGTCCTGTATTAAGTAATCCAAAAGTTAAAAATGAATTTGACGATTTATGTCAAATGTATGGTAGTGTGACAGCATATACCGTATGGGCATTAAATGATGGTCATCATATAAAGTATAATTTTGACGGTACTGAAAACGTTTACTATACTAATGGTGAAGAAAAAATAAAAAATGCCGCAACCGAAGAAGAAAAACAACAACTTCGCAAAGAATTATATACTACACGTATGTTACAAATCAAACGTGGGGATGATAAGTTGAAAACACCAAAAAAGTTTTTAAACGCTTCGTTTATTGACAACTATATAATTCCAGCATTAAAATTACGTGGTGGAGATAATGTGCAATTTCTTTCTAATAAAGAAATGTTACAAAAAGTTAAAGAAACACAGTCTTCTGGCAATGCTATTTATACATTTTCGCCTGATCGTAAAAAGAAGAAAAAAATTATTTCTATATCACATAATGGGGTTGTATATATCAATACAAGTATCAACACTGGGCGTCAGAAAACCTATCTGTATGAATATACACACTTATGGGTACAAAATTTAAAATCACAACCTGATTCCAACGAACGTGTTGGTTGGAAAAATATATCAAGTTCATTAAAAGAACTGGTTAATAATGTATTGAAAAAAGATTCATCCGAATATACTTTGGAAGACAAACAAATTCATGACTTTTTTCAGACTGCAATATCAACATTTCATTATAATCCACAAAATCTTACCGATCCACAATGGGATACTATACTTGGTGAAATGATTGCACTATATTCTACAAGAGAAAATTTTGATATATTATTATATGCCAAACGTACAATTGTATCAAAAATGCTTACTTCTCTAAAAAATATATGTACTGCTTTTTGGGAAGACGTTAAAACTTTATTTTCTAAAAATGAGAAAGAAAAACCAACGAATTTTAAATCTTTATCAAATTTAATATTAGAAGATTTAACATACGATATTGCAACGATTCGTGAAAAACGTAAACAAGCTCAATCGTTAAGTGAAGAAGAAATTGAACGTATAGAAGTTGAGACAGCAAATAACCGTAATACTATTTTAAATCGGTTTCGTAGAAAAAACTCAAACGGTTTTCAATTAGGTACTTTACAAACTAGCAATCCTGTTTTATACAACAAATTAAAATTGCGTGAGGAATTTGACAATCGTTCTACACTGTCTTTCAGCGAAAAATTATCGATTATAAAAATCTTTGAAGATACATTATTTAATTTTTTATATTCGGTTATAACAGACCCAGAATCAACCTTTGCTTTATATGATGATGGTACAAAACCAATTGTTAGTGATGAAATTATACAACAAATAATTCGAATTACTAAGAAAAATAAATTCAATCCGTTTGTTAAAATCATTAAAACTATTGGAACTGATAATTTTCAAAAATTAATCTCTGATCGCGTTAAACAGATTTTACATAGTTTAATATCAGATGAAACGCGTAAATTAGAAGTTATTGGAGAAATTGACAAATTCACACCCATTTGGTTTTCAAAATTAAATAATTTCACCAGACGTACTTTGGATTTTAAATTCAAATATGATTATCAAACTACAGACGACAACGACGCAACAGATTTAGAAACTACTACAGAGCAAGAAAATAGTGAACTTGACCCTGAAGATTTAGAAAATGAAGTTGCAAGAGATTTTTTACAAATTTCACAAACACAAGTCAATTTATACAAGGCGGTTGATAAAAACGTAATGTTTTGGTTAAGTGGAATCACAAGTAAAAACCGTGATGTTTTTGGACGTCGTGTTACATTCAGAGCAAAAGACATCTTAGATACATTAGTGATGTTGTTTCACGATGTTGATGATTGGGAAGAATTAAAAGATAGATTAGAAACATCAAAACTAGAATTTTCAAGTATATTACTTAACCGTTTTAAAAACAACCACCAATTACGAGACAAATTGGTGTCGTCAATACAAAAAGCATATAATATATATCGTCAATATAGTACAACGGGTGAATCGAAAGTAAAGGATATAAACAAACCAGAACAAACAACTCGCCACGCTGCAAATACAGCTTTTAATGGACAAATTAGTGATACTGTACAAAATGATGTAAATGGAACATTGTTTTATGTTACCGAAGAAACTGGATCACAACTGTTTATTAACGAAACAAAATTATCTCAAATTAAACAAAATATTAAAGAAGCTATTGATGAATTTAAAAATTCACTACAACATTTACCACAAAGCAGAAGTGGTATTTATGCTAACGAGACTGCACAAATTATTGATTTTGATCGTGCTGCTATTGTTTTAGCTTCTAAACTGCTAGATATTTTTAGGGAAATGGGTTTTGACGATCTGTCCTTGTCGACAATCAGAAACTATTTACAAGGTCGTTATATCCAAAATAAAAACACACGTAATCAAAAAATATATGCAAGACATACACATAATTTGAATCAATTAAGTTTGACAACTTTGTGCGATAAATTACTGGCTACAGTAAATAATTCAACAAGCAGCATTGCTGAAAAGACAAAAGATATACGTCAACTATACATTAAAGCATTTTCGATAATTCATAAAGGTGAACCAAAGATTACCAAATCTTCAGTACGTGCAGGTAATAAATCGTATAGTACATTCTCACCGTTAAATTTTTTGCAAAAATTCGTTAACGCATTAAGGAATCCATCTGGTAAAGCTTATGCAAAATTAAAAGAAGCGTTTTCAAAATCTATATTTCACCAGCGCGCTTTACAATCTGATGAAGGAGATTCGTATACATCATGGTTAGATTTGATTTTTAATCAGAATCGTGATGTAACGTTGACCACGACTACTACATACGATGACATTCCGTATAAAGAATTTAATTCTTTATATTATTTATTATATTCTATGGTAAGTTTTGAAAATGGATACTATATCGTTCCTACAACATCTGATAAAAGTACTCATGGTAGCATTCGTGTTGCTGATCCAGATCAAATTACAGGTAATACCTTACCTGTTGATATGCAAAAACGATATGAAACATTGTTTGATCAAGAACTGGAGCGCATGTGTCACGTCTATGATATGCAACAAGACAGTACCAAAACAACTGTTAAAAATATGCATACAAAAACCAGTTCTGATGTTATTCCAGTTGGGAATGGTGCATTTAGATTTACATTTTTACCAATTTTCAATGATGATTTAAGATTAATAAATGATCCTAAAAAACGTAGACATAATATAATTGCACAAGGTATTTACGATATTATTAAAGATCGTGAATTAACTAATCCTGAACCGTTTTATAACGCAGTTAATAAAAAAATTAATAACTATTTACTTAATGAAGCAAATAAATATCGTCAACAGTTATTAAACACTATATCCTTTTTAGAAGATTGTGAAGTAAACGATACTACAGCTATCCAACAATTAACTGCTTATGTAAACAACAAAGAATTTTTTAATACTTGGTATGCTAATTATCATTATGCCAATACTCAAATGCAACAAATGTGGACAGGTGATTTAATTTATTATCCATCTGTTACTGATACTCAAAAACGTAACGCTGAATTTGTTTCTCCAGGAACAAAGCAAAATGCAGTTTCCTCAAGTCGATATCAAAGTCGTAAAGATCGGAATATCAGTTTCGTAATGTTTTCTGATACCAAAGTCGATGCTGATAATTTACAAGTTAAATTAGATGATGGTTCTAAAACTACGCAAACAAGTTTAAAATCAATATTGGAACGTATTTATCACAATGCAAGACTTTGGAGGACAAGCAAAATTACTGATAAAACGAAGAAAAAAGAAGTTGATGAAAAACTTAAAGCTGCATATGAAACAAAATTGTCTAAATATAACGGCATTGATACTACCGATGGACAGGGTTTGATTTCAATTGATTATGTTGGACGTTTACTTGAATCATTAGGTCGTGATACTGATTTTTATCCATTATACAAACAGTTGGTTGCAATTATTGATAAATACGATCCTACTAAAACTGGAGCTGAAAAAGAAAAACAACGCAAAGAGTTATTGAAAGAAGCTCGTAAGGTATTAAATAATACAGATTTTGTTATGGAAACGATTAAACCGTTTTTATATACATTAAATCTGGAAAATGAACAAGATGGTATGGGAGAATTAACTCCAATACAAGTTAAAAATGCACAATTTCCCGGCTTGGATTTAGTTGCTTTATTAGAATCTAAAGACGATACGATGTTACAACTTGTCAAATGGATGCGAGTAAATAAAATAGATGCTATTTATTTTGCATCAAATGTTAAAGTGGGTGCGAAGGGAACAATTGCTGATAAAAAAATATGTGACTACACAGACAGTAATGAACTTATTGCTGATATGAACGCTCATCTTGCACAATCGAATGGTGACGCTAAATATATTACATCTGTCGATATTGGTGAAAATAAATTACAGCAAGAAACTCCAAGTCACTATTTGGATCACAATATACGTGTGGGTAACCAAATCATTAAATTGATTTGCAATTGTTTACTTGACTATGAGAATACTGTGATTCCAGAAACGGGAATGACTGGTAAACAATTACGTGTAAAATTCTTTGGCTTACTTGGTAGAAAAGTACAATTAGAAGTTAATCGTACAATTAAAAATCATTTTGGTATCAATGACATTAAAGAGTTTGAAAGAATCTTTAATGATATTGATAATCCAGATAATATTCAATATAAAGAAAAACTTAGTAATTGGTTAGCGAATCAAATAAAAAGCGACGACGATGCTAATTTGGATTTGTTAAATGCAGTTGCATTAAACTTAAATACTGGAGATTTTAATCTTAACTTGAATAATCCAGTTATTGCTGGGTTTGTAGAAAAAATTATTACATCGGTTATTAAAAATACAATTTGTGAATTGAGAATGCCTGGTGGACAATTAGTTCAAGTTACTGATAATATTCGTACGAAAAAATCAATTGAAACAGATGATTCTTTAAAAATAGTATTTAATACTGATAAATTTGGTAATCCTAAATCTATTAAATATATCGAATGTGAATTACCGTTATTTTCAAAAAAACTTTTTAATAAATACATTATTGCTGAAGGAGAACATGCTGGCGAAATAGATATGAAACGTATTGAAAAAGAAGATCCTAAATTACTAGAATTAGTTGCCTATCGTATTCCAACTGAAGGATATTGTTCCATGTTGCCACTGAAAGTTGTACGATTCAGCAGTAATATTACGGGTGGTATTATTAAATTACCTTCTGAAGCTCCAGCATTAATGGGTATCGACTTTGATATTGATAAATTATTTACTATCTTTCCAGAATTACAACAAGATGGTCATACAGTAGAGGCAAATGAAATCTCATTAGCTGGAACTAATAATTCTATTTTACAATTAATGCGTACTATTTTAACTTCCGAAGCTGCTTTATTACATCAAATGACTCCATCTGGTTACGTTGATATTACACGATGGTCGGAAAGAATGGTTGTGTTTGATCAAGAAATACGTTCTCAAATGACTCAAATTGGTCCAGATGAAACACTAGATGATATGGATGTATTTACTGAAAGTGCTTTTACAACGGTTGAACAATATTCAGATGATGACTTGGAAACTAAATTCAAGGCTGTAGAATTAGATACTGATGTTAATGATGTTCACACACAAGAAACAATTCACAATCGTAATTTTTCTGGTAAAAAATTGTTAGGTATTATCGCTGCAATTCTTACACAACATAGTATGAATCGACTTTGGAACACACGTATTTCTGGAGTAAAACCCTTTGAACTAAATGGTGTCAAAGTTGAAAGCAAACCGATACTTGATAAAGTATATTCATCTGATGATGTAACAACAGTTATTGATACTCTTTCAGAATTTCTTGCTGCAGCTCCAGATACTGCAAAAGATCCTACCTTTTATAATTTAAATATCGGTATTGGTACTATCAACATGGTTATTACTATGTTAAGATTGGGTTTTGATTTAGAGACTGTTGTACTATTCTTGCAACAACCCATAATTAAACGTATGAATACACTTGACAATTATACTGAAAATTTGACAAATCAAGCAATATTCAAGGCAATGGAGTCGTTCTTTTCAAAGATTGGTGTTGAATTAACTGATTATGAAGGCGATAATATAAGTAGAGATGATTTGATTACCAACATGGCACTGCACGATTTTACAAAAGAAGATGCAGATTTCGTAAATCAACAGTATCATATCTTTTTAATTGCAAAACAACTTTTATCCATCTCTTCAAAATCATTTGATATCGGTAAAATAGTTAATTTAAACAATGCTTCCTCGTTACAATTAAACGGTGATTTATTCAGAATGGTTTTATCACAAAAACAAATTACCAATTTACTGGATAAATTAGAAAATCCAGAAGCTGATAATTTGAATTTTAGCAGAAATTTAGCTACGGTATTAAGAAAACCTACTGAAAATTTAAATAGCAGCAATTATAATGCGTTTTTAGCATCTGTATTTAATAACAGACAATTATTATTGGATGCATTAACATCTGCTTTAGCACCAGTAATGCACTATTTTTCTCAATTACCACAAAACAATACACTTCGTTCAGCTAATTCATTGCGATTAGTCTATAATGATTGGTTAACATATGTATTATTTAACTTACCAACGGAAGATGGTGATGTGTTGTTAAGTCACGATAACAACGTGCGTGAATATTATAAAAGCATCTTTCCGTTACAAATAGCAAGAAAACGTACAGAATTGTTACAGCTACCAGAATATCGTAATAATCCGTTTTTACAAAGATTAAATTGTGGTAACGAATATGAATCGTCAGTATCAATCTCATCTTATGGTTTGAATGCAACAGATGTATTATATCTTACTGAAGGATGGGAACAGTTGCTGACTGATAAAGATCAGAAAATACGTGATTTGTTTACAGAATTATTTATTTATGAACTTTATCACAGTGGTTTATCGTTTAATAGTTCAACATTAACTCGATTAGCTCCAGTAAGATTAATACAACAAATTCCAGCGTATAATCAATTTTTTATACAACTTGCAAATATGGCTAAAGCAGAACATCCTGAATTATTAAGAGTTTCAAACGAATTTTTTGCTCTTAAGGAACAATACGACAATACTGTATATAGTAAAACAACAAATTCAGATCGTTATCATAATTGGTATTCCGAAAATCTGCAAGTTGCTGTAGAAGATGAACCATTAGAATTATCTGAAGATCTTGATTCAGAAACAGTTGTATTTGATCCTACACAATTTTTCATTAGTGGATTAAATTTCAGTAATGAAGAACGTGAAAAATTAATAAATGAGTCTAAAAAGAAAAGTATAAAAATTTGCTAAATTGTAATAATATAAACAAAGAATATGAGTACACATTGTAAATTAATACCCGATGCAGATAATGGTAAACCCAGTATCTTATATCAAAAATTAAGAACATGGATAACTGATCATAATGTGTTAAAACAAATTTATTGTGCTTTAACATCCAATACTTTCATAAACAAATATAAAAACCAATTAGTATTTGATTCAAATAACGAACCTACAATAGATTCAGTTATGTCATTTTTAAATAGTGGTGATATACTAAATACTGATGTACAACGTCAACAAATTGAACAAGAATTGGTATCTAATACAAATACAAGTGTTTTATCGAAAATAGATCAAGCTATTAAATATAATGCAAAGAATACACATTTTGTTGCATTGGTTGAAGACATAGATGGTAAACCGACAATTCGTGTATATGAACGAAATGAAAAAACAAATGCACAATCTGAACATTTACAACAAGCAATGAATATTTATAATACCATTAACACTTTATTACAAGCACATAGTATTAATATTAATATACTTGAAGCTGGATTATTGCATGGTGAAGATGGTTTAATGGTTCCAGAAGCACTTAATAATACAATTGATGGTTTTATAGGAGTGATAAATATTGCCAACAATATTGCTGGTTTTAATGCACTAACTGAGGAATTTGCGCATTTTGTTATTGAGAATATAAAAGATAATCCAATTATACAACGTGCAGAACAATTACTACAAAATAATGACGATTTAGTAAGAGAAATTCTTGGTGATGACTATGATTCTGTTGTAGATTATTATACCAAATCTAACAGGAGTCACTTAATTCAACGTGAAGCATTAGGTCGATTAGTAGCACAGATGATTAACGACAATATTGTTGAAAGTACAATTAATCAATCAATATTACAACGTGCTAAAAATGCCGTTTTAAACTTTATACAGCGTGTTTTTTCAACATTTACACACGAAGAAATACAATCTGTTAACAATTTAAAAAATATGCTTTCTGGTATTGTAAATAATACTATAAGCGATAATATCATTAATCAACAAACCCTTGAACATTTTCGTCAATATGGTGAAACATTGGCTCATACTACTACAACAAATGATTTATTACAAACAAAAATCAATCGTACAAGAGATGTTGTGTTGGCAAATTTAGCGAAATATCTTAATGTATATGCTCCTGAATATGAAAACGCTTTGGAAACAACAAAACGTATGGACACACAATATAATCAGGCAGTGGAACAGTTACAAGGTACAACTATGCTTGCTGGTATTAATTCGTTTATAAACGAAACATTAGATATTTTAAGAACAAATCAGATTGGTTTACAAAATTTAAGTACACAATATGTAGGATTTGGTAAACTGTGCAAAAATGCCAATGCTGTCACACAAGTTAAGAATGTAATTATGTGTTATTCAGAACCAATTGATCAAATTGCAGTGTTGTGTCGTGATTTAATGAATGAGCATAAAGATA